TTAGATGATCTTGGAAAGATTAAACCTACATAGCCTTCGGGAATTTCAATTGCTAAACCAGTACCATATGTTATGTTACCATTTGCATCTTTTTCACGAGATATTGCCGTAAGATCCATCCCAGCATCCCCAGCTTTTGCATAACTAGGGATAACTGCATCTGGATGTAATCTTTTTATGTTTACATTGCGATATACTAACATCGTTTCGATTTTCTTAGTTTTGTAATTGAACTAACCAATAAGTTGAATCAAAATCCGAACCAGTAAAATCAATACGAGCCAATCCTTCTGTTGATACTTGTAAATGTCCAGCATCCCCACGATTTGCTACCAATATTTCTTTCAATTTGTCTGCTGAAAAACAAGTTGGCTCGATATCAACATTACCACCATCCATTTCAAATGAAATATTATCTGCATTTACTGTGGTATAATTGATAATAAATTTAATTTTACCTCCTTGAACTTGAATTGCAAAGTTTTTAGCATCAGGCAACGCATTTTTTGCTTTGATGAACTTGCTAATGAATTCTTCATTGATTGGAATTGTTACTCCATAATCTGGTTCTGCGTTAATGCTTGGTACTGCAGGAATAACCGTTGTGTCAGCTAACATGAATGTTGCTTGCGTGTTATTTTCTGAAATTTTCATTGCATAATTCTTACCAGCCGCGTCTTTTACTTCGATGTTGATATTTTCACCCAACGCTCCAAGCATTTTTGTCAATGCTCCGGTATGATTAATTCCCAATGAACCTTTCATGAACGGAGTTGTTTTCCATTGAATCTTTCCTACTACGGTTTGATCCATATCGATTAATTCACAACCGATACCTGTTTCATTTTCCTTAAGGATAACAGCCTCGCAATTACCTGCTAAATAGTATCGGCTGATGAATGATGTTAGTTTTGATTTTTCCATGTTTATTTATCTATTAAAATTTAAAGAATTTATTGAAGTTTTCTGCATCTGTGGTTGAAATACTGCTACCACCGAATTTTTTATACGTATTGATGTATTTTTCGTAGGTTTGGAATGCTGCATCTGGATCTGCAAACATTTCATGCAAAGAAAGAATTACATCATACAAATCTTTTGGCACTACTGTTTCTAACAACTCTACGTGACTATCAACTAGTTGATTGATGTCTTTTGCTGCTTCAACATATAGATGCGTATTATGAACTACCATTCTTGGCATAGCTTCTTGACTGTAACGATCCAATCCTTTTGGTGTTTTACCACCAAGCAAATCATATGTAAAGTCTTTACAAGCCGGACAATTGATGCTACAAGCAACATGTTGATTCAAATCAACTTCGCTTTGAACTGTCTTACCTTGTTTGATATGATTCTTTCTGCGATACTCAGCATTCTTTGGAAAATACAATTCCGAGAATGTTTGCGTTTTGAAATTGGTAGAATGTAAATATGTTCCAAATACTGGATATTGTCCTGGAGACGATGAATCCGTAGTTACATAAATACGATTTCCATAATTCTTATTGATTAGTTTTTGCAACGTAGACAATATGAAGAAATCTGATATTTTGCTAATTCCTAACAAGTGAATAAATTCATTGCGTGGATTTTCAAATTCGCGAGAGTTAAGAAGCAATGCAACCGCATACATAAAGTCTACTAATCGTTGCGGACCTCCAATCGCCCAACCATTAAAGTTAAAGTGTTTGAATTTGTTATACCACCAGGAATACTCAGCCGAGTTGGATCCTTGCAACATGTTCAAGAATTTTGTCTTACCACTTTGATGCTTTTCAAACCAAGCAAAGTTATCAAAACTAATATCCGCACATTCTGCGAATTTATTGCGATACTTGGTTTTAGGCGGAATATCTAAATTTGCTGCGACATCACTATTCGCTTCCAACCAATGAAAAATCTTTTCACGCAATTCATTGCTATAAGGCAATGCTCCTGTTGCTATCTGATAACCACCAGAGTCGCCAAATACTAGCACATCTTTTTCTAGTCCCAATTGTTCGCGGAAATCCATTTTCTTGTAATGATGTCCTGCGGTAATTAGGAAATACGGATGTCGCCATTCTTCCGGATATCGTGAATCATAAAATTTGACAGGCGTACCATCTTCAAACTTTTGATCCTTTTTGAATGCCGAAACCATACTTCCTGCCGATAAAGAAGGAAAGTATATAAATCTTTTTTGTTCTTCGTTCATTATTTATATTCCTTAAGTTTATTAATTAAGTTCCTTGCTGAAAAGAAATTGTGATGCAATGTTGCAACTAATTCTGCAATTTCTTGAGTTAAATCTCGTTGTTCATATTCTAAAATAGCTTGAATGGCTTCATCTACTGAATTGGCACGTTTCCACATATCACCATACATTTCTTTGTATGATAAACGATTTGGAACTATCGGTGCCGTACCGGCACAAGCCGCTTCATACATAGAAATTCCTAATGTCTCTTGTTCTGCAAAAGATACAGCAAATCTGGAACGACGAAGCAATTCGTGATATTCTGTTTTAGATACGCCCATGTTCATTGGCACTACAAAAGTATAATCACTCAATTCAGGCCTTTGCGATAATTCTTCAAATAAATCTAAACGTTTCTCCGGAGCAATGCGATGCGGGAAGATTATCATGTTATCTTTGGAAGTAAACTTCGTGGGATGAATTAAATCTTTTGTATACTCCATTGGCCAACCCGTTTGATAATATAAACCAGGATGCGTTTGTGTGATTAATTCATAATGTGCGTCAGATGCCAACCAATTGAAATCCAATGCGGATACAAACGACTTCTCAGCATGGCGTATCCAGGTTTTATCTTGCACGAGACGCCCCAAAAAGTCATTTGGATCATATGAACCCGCGTGCCATAGTCCGTGCATTACAACGGGAATATTTAGAAGTACACTCATATATTTTACATTGATGATACCTGGATGCCAAGCGTCTGTAAAAATTATATGGTCTCCTGCTTTAATTTCGCCTTGGGTAAACATGTACGACAAAGAATGAACTTGTTTTGCCTTGTACATATTAGTACCACCGAAATTCAAAAATGCACCGGGAGTTGTTGCTGATGGGATATCTAAATCTCCTTCTACTACAACTACATCAAATCCGTTTTCTCGTAACAATTTCGGGATGTGCGTTTTCCACTCACAAGTATAACGAGTTGGAACTGATTCTAAATCTACTAAAAATATTCTCATCGTTCTATTATTGCACCGTTTTCAAAATCTTCAAATACTTCTACTTTGTATAAACTAGGAAAACTTTCCAATAACCATTCTCCAATCATCTCGCAAGACATGGATCCAAATTCCAATACATTTGTTTCAGAACCAGTAAATCCAATTCGAAGCCCCTTTTGTATTTTGCGATTCAACAAAATAAATTCTTCGTCACGATCCGTATGGGTTACCGTTGCATAACAACGAAATCCAAACATGTGTCTATGTCTATCTGATAAGAATGCTACTTCAGGAAAAATGTCTTTAGCATCAGGCCAATTATGAAAGCCTTCAATACTAAATGTAACTACTACACTATATTTCATAACTTATTATAATGAATTTATCTATTTATTCCAACCGTTGTAACAGTAAAAAAGTGCTAATATTTCTACTAGCACCTTTAAATTTTTTATCGAAATTAAATTAAATCGTCAGAATCTGGTTGATATTCCGTAACATATTCATCTTCATCTTCATCGCAATATGCATCTACGATTCCACCCAAATGTGAACGCATTTCTTGCCATGCATTTTTACTTCTAGCTTGCATTTTATCTAATAATGCCGGCGCTTCTTGTACTAATGCATATACTGAATATGGTGCTGGTTTTTTTCTATCAGTCCATCGTTTCATTTGTTGAATAGCATGTTGTACAATTCGAAGATCTTCCATTTTTGGACGAATTAATTCGTCCGCTAAATCTTCAGCTGCACTCATTATATCGTCCGAGTTATTATATGATGCCTTTTTAGCAAATTGTAAATAACTTGGATCTGGTGATTCATTTAGATTTTTAGTTCCAAATCTGCGCATATTTTCTTTTAATAATTTTTTCAATTTAATATTTGTCATTTTAGTATCCTTTTTTGTATAAATATCAAGCAAAAAAAAAATCGTATCCTTTTTTGTATAAATATCAAGCAAAAAAAAAAAATCATTTTCCAAATGAAAAGAATCGTGCCGCATTATTATTTTCTGGAAACTTACCCCAATTCAATGCAGCATAAAAGTCATCCAATTTGTTTTGCAATTCTCGTTGAAATATTTTGTTTCTGTCAATGAATTGTTCTACAAATTCTTGAGTTGGTTGTGGGTCTTGATATCCACGAAGCGCCATTGTATCGAATCCATATGGATTATCTGATAGGTATGCCCATTTAACTTTTTCACCGTCTTGTATTGGATCGATATCAGTTACTTTGTTAGCAACTAACAAATCGTTGTAATTCATTGCGGCTTTAACATGTGCTGGAGTTCCTGATTTATATCCACCGAACGGTTTACGTCCTTTAACATACTTGGATATTTCTTTTACTCCGGAATTTTTCATTACGTTCAATACCGGTGAATTTTTCAATCCAGATTTGAATTTATGAATCATATCCGATGTAGATGTTTTATCTCGTTGTTTCAATATGTACCACAATGTTTCTTTCATGATAGTTTTGAAATCTTCTGGGAAACTAGATCTTACAACGTCCAATCCTTTAATGTCTAACTTATCCGTAGGTTTACCTTCTTTGAAAATTACCCATTGTGCATATCGTTTTTTGGCAATCCATAAACCAGATTTTGCAACATATTCCTGTTTAATTTTGAATCGATGCGTTTCTGTATTGTGGAATTTCAATGAATATGGAGTATACATTTTGTTTACTAATGCTTGTACCTCAGATGCAATTGCATTGGTTTGGTCAATCATAAATTGTTCATCCGTTTCATCGTAATCTGGATATCGTTTCGCAATCAATGGCAAACTAGAAACAAACGTGGAATCTGTATCTGTATAAAATGCAAATTCTGCAGTTCCACCCGTTGCATTGATAAAATGTTCTTTGCCAATTTCTTGTGTGTAATGATTGTTAATCACTTTTGCTGAAAACTTAATTACTGCTTGACCCGTTGACGTAATTGCACCTGCATTATCCAAGTCATGGAATCGGAACGTTTTAAGACCTAATACTCCATAAAATGAATTAAGCAATACTTTTTGTGTTAACTGCAACGCATCATAAAATTTATAATCTTCGGATCCTACTTCATATTCATCGCGTTTATCTTTGTATTCGACACGTTCATCAAACCATTTTTCCAGGATAGTTGGTAAGAATCCACGAACATCGGTTCTATATACTGCTCCGTTACTTGCAACTGTATAAGCATTGTCTTGCAACCAAGTTTTAACATCTTGTGCAAATGTTCCATCAATGAATTGAACTTGCTGTGGTTCCGTTTTCAATAATAAGTCTTGATTCCAATTGTTTATTACCGTAACTTTGGTTTCCGGCGAAATGTTCAATGTCATGATGATGCTTGGATATAGTGACGTTAAATCTAAGTCATATATCCATTTGTATAATCCTGGAACTGGTGCCATTACATATGCACCTGCTAAATCATCAATTGATTCTTCTTCTACAAATCTAAATTGTTTGTTAGGTGCTACTAATCCGTTGCGTTTCAAATCCACAACTGCCGCTCCATCCAAGTATTTAGATGCGTAATAAACATCTTCATATGGAACGTGTCCTTTATGACATATTGTACGTGCAAGATTCAACAATTGAAGTTTTTCATCTAAATCATAAACCAAATCAACGTCAGTCATGTTGTATTCGACAAACTTGTCAATATCCGTTGCAAATAGATGATTCAAATCTCCTTCATATTCAACTTTACCACGATTCAATTCTTTTTTAGCAACCGTGTCTAATCGGTAATTTGCAAGTTCTGTATATGTAAATTTCTTATACAATGTCAAATAGTCTAAACTAGATACTCCAAATATTTTGTAGCGTCCTCTATGTTTATTCCATTCAACAATTCCTGCAGGAGATAATTTCTTTATGGCTTGTGCGCCTAATACATTTTTAATGCGATTAATCAAGTATGGAATATCGTAATTGTCTGTATTCCATCCGGAAATAACGGTAGGTTGTACTTCTGCGAATATATTAATGAATCGCATCAACATGTTAGCTTCTGTATCAAATACTTCTACATTTTCTACGGATACTTTTTGTGTTAATCGTTTTTCCGCATCTAATAGCAATACACCTTTTCTTTTACCTGCTTTGTCGTGGTATGCTATTGATGTAATTCGTATACGTGCTTCTTCTGGTGTTGAATAGCCGTTTTCATCTCGTTCTGATTCAATATCAAAAAAGAAATCTCTATGTCCGCGAGATGGGGCATCTGATTCGTAATATAAATCAATAAGCGTTCTAACTTCTTCATTTAAGTCAGATTCGTATGCTTTTGGGTTGTCCTTGTGATTGCCAGCAACTTTGCTTAATATTGCCCCATCCAATGAACGGCAATCTCCGTTTGCATCAGGCAAATATGCGTATGGTTTGAACAAGAACTTTTGATGTCCTACTTCATCATCCCACACGTGCATCGTGCTAGTTTTTTTATCGTATGCTATATTTTGATACATTTATTTTTTCTAGTTAATTTTGTAAATATCCATCAAGTTACGCTTCAATTTGTTGTCATCTAATCCGTAACCAACAACCCACTCATCTCCAATTTCAAATGCGTAATAATCTGGTTGCATGGCAGATCCATAACGTTTCAACAACGTAACTACTTTTACTGACTTTGGCATTCTGCTATTTACCATGTGCAATGCTTCTATTATAGTAGCACCAGTATCTAAAATATCATCCACAATGTATACGCATTTACCTTTTAAATCAGCTTCTAATCCCTTAAGAATTTGTACACCGCCTGAATTGTCTTGTCCTTCATATGATTTTAATCGAATAAAATCCATTTCGCAATCAATTGACATCATGCTGGTTAAATCAGCAAAGAATTGATACGCTCCGTTAAGAACGCATATCATTACCGGCGGTAACTCCGAATCGTGGTCCGTTGAAATTTGTTGTGCTACATGTGCTACCCGTGCAACAATGTCTTTTTTATCGATGAGTTTTTCCATAACCTGTATATTCCGTATAAGTTTATAACAATTATTACGCCACTCAATGCCAAGTGACTGTAATTCTGAATGTATACGTCATACGTAATCCATCCAATATCTCCGACAATCCATGTTAGCATTGCCCACTTTGTGTAGCCTTTAGCGTTGGTAATGTAACCTGCCAATACCAACGCCGTGCTTATCCATCCAATAGCTTGAATCATTCTGCTAAATTTATCAATCCAACTTCAGATTCGCGAAGAAGAACGTATTCCATATCTTCCAATTTAATTCTTTTTTGGTCACCTAAATGTGCCGAATAAATCATTACTGTCATACCTGGTTTGGTTGTCATTGGTATACGATCGCCAGTTTGAGTAAACAATCCATCACCCGTTGCAACTACTTCACAAGTTACATATTCATCCATTCTGGACATTACGATGATTCCACTTTTTGTTTTTGTTTCTTTTTTAATCTCTTTTACGAGAATTTGATCGCCCATTGGTTTCCAATTCATAACTTATTCCTTTTATATGTTTAACATTTGTTTTACTGAACTAACGGTAATCATAGATCCAGTTTTTCTATCTATAATTTCGCCATTTCCTACTAATACTACAGTAGGCACGTTGCGAATCATGTAATGTTTTGCCATGTCTGGGCTTTGATCTACATCAACATAACGTATAGGCAATCCTGCTGCTTGTAATTGTGGTTTAATTGTTTTACACGGACCGCACCACTCCGCTCCGAAATATATTAATTCTTTCACCATGTTATTATGTATTTAATTTGATAATCTCCAAATGTAGTTGTCGTCGTCCACATCATACTCCCCTTTTTGTGTCCCAGGCCACGATATGGTCTCTACCTGTCATGTTGTATCCATGTTCGGCACACATTTCAAATACCAACGGATACATTTTAATCAATTCTTCTCGCGTATCGCCAGCTGGCATAATGTATGTCTTATCTCGTGGAATTTCTAAGAATAAGCGTGCCTCTTCAATTTCTTGTAAATTTTCTTCTGTACCATCCCATACCGGTTTATAATGGTAGTCTGTATGATATTCAATCATAGCACTCATTGCTGAGTAGTTCAAGCGATGTTTGTTATGTTGCGTAACCATCTTTTCATCCGTAATTGTCCCTTGCGGCGTAGCAACACCCACCCTGGGAACGCTATTACTAAACTTAGGGCTAAGGGAAATAAGCCCAATAGGATAATCAGTCGCAATAAAATGCGACCCTTCAGTCTCAATAGTGATAAGAATATCTCTTTCATGTGCAAAGTGTGTTAATTCGTTTACTAATGTCGGGTGCATCGTTGGACTACCACCCGTTAACATCATTTCTTTAATATGTGGATTCTTATCATAAATATTGATGATATCATTAAATGTAAACGTACCTTTCTCCGGATGAATACTTGTGTACCAACTATCACACCAACCTCCTTCGCCAAACCAACAACGATGTGTACATCCTGTAGTTCTAACTGCTATGGTAGGTCTGCCGAATCTTGAGCCTTCGCTTTGCACACATCGATACAATTCTACGATAGGCAATGTTTTATTGTAATCTTCTATTCTTTTCATATCAAAATGGTAAATCGTCATCTTCCTCTACTGTCTGTGGAGTTTCTGAAGTTTCTGTTTTATTAAAATATTCATCTAAGAATCCGCGTTCATACAACATGATTTTTCCTTTGTATGAAGTTGTATCAACTTCAGCTACATCTGTTTTAGCTCCAACTGATTTTGCGTAATCATATATTTTAGCACCTACACCTGTTGCGGGAGTCCGTTTACCTAAATATTCAAATACAGAAATCATTTCCGTTGAACGGTCGTATGTTGTAACGTTTGCGATATCCGTTACGATTTCGCCATCAATCGGTGTTGCTGTCAATGTATACAACATTCCATTTTCTTGCCAACTGGCTACTGTTCTATTCTTCATATATACTTGAATTGTTATCGTTTTCAAAACATTCTACTTTGATGCATTTGCAACGTCCGGCATCCGTTTTCTCTAAAACTTCATTGAATTTATCATAAACCAATTTAGCACAAGATTCTGCACCCATTTTATCCATTACACGTAATGAACATAAACCTTCCATTGCCGCAGATTCAAAGAAATCTAAATATGGGTCATCTTTCTCAATTAACAAGGTATGATCCCACATATAATCCATCCAATCTTTCAAACCATTGCCTTTTGGTGGTGTTTTGAAACCACCATAATCAACTATCCAATTCATATCATCTAGTTGATTTTCTTCTAATGGTTCGTTCGATGCAAACCATACTTTAAATTTTAATGCGTATCCATGTAAAAGCTCACAGTGTGAGTGAGATGCTCTCCATTGTCTTAAAGCAACGGAATAGTTTTCAAATAGTTTTGTTGAAATGTATCTTGCCATTTTTTAATTTATTTTATCGTAAGTTAATTCAAAGATGTCAGGTTTGCATGGATAGAATTCTCCTTTAATACCTTTTATAACGTAATCGTTCCAAGAGATTTCCATATCTCCTTCTAGAGTTTTTATGTAGTGGTATAATCCTTCTCCATCCTCTGTAGGAACAACCAATAAGTTATCCCCCAACATATCATACACCTCTTGAATGTTTTGAGATATAAACTGTACTGCTTCGATCTCTACTGGTTTTTTTCTATATCTTCCCATAATTTTATTTCGATGTTATTGTGTCGTGTTGATAATCTTCTGGTTTGGACGTTTGCATAGAACATTTAACTACATTGTAAGTAGTAAATGGACGTGTAACTATTTTTACGATGTCATGTTTTTTCAACATTTCTAATTCCGGACAATCCAATGATAACATAATGCGACAACGATTAAATATTGTAGGTGGAATCGTTTTCATTAATTCTGGAGTAGTTTCAAGCGTAACAATTTGTTTATTTTCTAAACACAATTCAATCACAGTCCACATTGTACTTGTTACCTTTTCTAAATAACTTATACAAAAATAAACGTGTGGATAAAACTCAGCTTCATCGGGGACTGTGGTCCGAACAAAACAAGTTTCTACATCTGCTAATGGTCCTTCAGTTTCTTTACCGAAAAAGTATGGCTTTCCAAACATATTTTTTATTTTAATATAATGAATTTTCTTTGATATTCCAATCACCATCTCAGATAACTTCGAACAAATGGTTCGTCTCCTGTTCGTTCAACACTTTCTGCAAAAGCACGTTCAAAGTCTGAAGCGTGATATTCATGCGTCCATACCCAATCTAAATCAAATATCGAATTAGATAACGATGCCGCACGTTCCATGCACATTTTAAAGTTTGTAGTTCTCGGAGACGGAAATATGAACATGTAATTGTTCCATAATTCTTTGAAGAAATTAGTTTGAATGTCAGCATCGAATGATGCAGCTAAACATATAACGGCACCGGTATCAGCAATTTGCATTATGTCATCATACACAGATGCCTTGCCGGTTAATTCTACAATGTTTTTAAACTTGATGCCTAATTCTTTTATTTGATGCATTGTTACTTGTTTAGCACCTAATGCGTTCCATTGCGTTGCGTTATGCGTACCAATTACATAAATTTCAAGCATCGGATTCATCAATCGCATATATTGTGCTGCAATGTTAGAAACAAAGCCAGATCCTATAAACAATATGCGATTACCATGTGCATGTTCATACATTTGATGTCCGATGTTAACAGAACAAGCAACTGGTTCAATAATATTTTTTGGAGTCACTGAATCTACATGAACTGTATTGATTTCCGTTGCATAAAACCATTGTGAATATGCTGGGTCGCAACGCGATGCTACTAAATCACCTACTACGAAATCACGTATCTTATCACCAACACGTGCAACTCGACCCAATGATTCATGTCCAAAATGTCCAAACGGTATTCCAATTTTACCTAAATACTGGTCTATATCGCTACGACAAATTCCTGTATAAATGGATTCAATCAACATTTCATTTGGTTGCATTTCGCCCAAATCATATTCATATTCGCGAATTTCACGATTTCCGTAGCTGTGTAGTATTTTAGTTTTCATTGATTAACGTTTTTATTAAAGTTGTGCAATCTTCCGTTTTCATGCTTCGTATTGTATCTTGTATCATTTCATCACAATACACGTTGTATTCATATGAAGCCGAATCCATTTCCATGTTCATGTATTCTACTAACATGTATTCATATGCCGATTCCGGACATAATCCAGTTTCAAATTTAATGCGAGAACCATCATTGAATTTCAAATTCCACGAAATGTAATCTTTTGGAACATCCATCTTCCAAGTTGCTGCACAACGTATTTGACAATTTCCATGACGCGTTTCATAATAACATTGATCTTCAACATCATAAGTTCCGTTAGGATCGTAATTGCCCCATGTAGTTGCTGCTAAATCTGACAATTCATAATGCTGATAACGATATGCCTTTTCATCAGCCGTTGTGCTAATGTAAGAAGTATTTAAAATACCACAAACCACACTTAACAAATGTGGTAACAAATCTAAATGAACTCCACCCATTGCTTTGGAACGTGTGGTAAACCAACTACCAGGTCCTGGTACTCTGTCTCGATTCACCCACAATAAATCTATTCCAACAAGTTTATGTCTAAATGATTGAAATGACATCGTCTCATCGCGGAACATGTTGTTCTTTACCATGAAGATTGCATGTTTCGGATAATTGGTTCGAAACTGTCTCCAATCCATTAAACTAGCAAATCCGGGTTTTTCTACAACAATTCTTTTAGTATGTATCGTTAACGCTTTAGCAATGGATTCATGCGTATAATTAGGTGTGCAAATAATTGCCATATCATACCTAATTGCTAACGGTATATCCGTTACATCAGCATAATCTGCGTTACATGAAGGATTTGGATCGACTGTCGTAACGTGCCAACCCAAATCTTCGCAAACGCCTTGATATAGGCGACCCATACCTAAACCTACAACAAGAACTTGTTTAGACTTTGCCATATCCTTTTATAAATTCATAAAATTCAAATCGAGTACTAGATTCATCCATAAATGCTCCGGACAATTTCGCAGTTTTCATTGAAGCACCACCATGCTTAACTCCACGACATTGTACACAGTTATGCGTAGCTTCAATCATTACAGCAACACCTTTGTTATCTTCAATCAACTCACTGATTGCGTGATGAATTGCTACTGTTAATTGTTCTTGAATTGCACCACGTCTGCCAAATGTTTCTACAACACGATTCAATTTACTCAATCCAATCACATTGCCATTTTCTGCTGGAATATACGCAACATGGACGAGTCCTAAAATGGTCTGATGATGATGACTACACATGGAAGTTAATGGAATACCTCCTTCAAATACAATACCATCATATCCATCACTTGGAAATGCCGTTATTCCTGACATCGGGTTGTATCTACCAGCCCATAAATCATTTACATATGCTTTTGCAACTCTACGTGGAGTATCTGCTGAGTTAGGATCTTGTTCCCAAGCTACACCTAATGCACGTAAAAATTCACCATAATGGTGTGCTGCATTATCAATAATTTCTTGCTTTTCTTCTTGCGTTAATTCGGCATCTGGTCCGAATATTGTTTGTTTAACTGCTAATTGCGTTGAAATACCATTAGCAAAACCAGATTGAACTAGTTCTAAGTTTTTTCTTTGTTTATCTGTCATAACTTATTTATTACTTTAAATATAATGAAATTTATTGTATTTTCAAAGTTTTTGTACCTTTTTCATGACGCGGTTCATACGGACAATGACGGCATCCGTTACCACAGCACGAACCTCTTCTTGCGTGATATGATTCGGTCATTACCCGATATCCATTTTCATAATAGAAATCGTCCGGAAGGAGCTTGTTTCCAAACTCCCTCACGAACAATTGTTGTATCCAATCTTTCGAAGCCGATACTTGTGCCATTATTTTACCTCAGTTTTCATTGTTATTAATTTACATATGTATAAAAAATAATCCTGATCAAATTTATTTTTCATTATATTTACATCTTTATGTACCCATTGTACATTTCCTATACAATATCCATGCTTACTATCAATACGATCTAACGATGCTATTTGTCGATATCCATCATATGCAGTTTCATCTTTTAATTTCATTTCAATATCTAATCCAGTCAATGCACATTTTTTATTTTGTTGTACGTATAACTCCCAAAGATATTTCATATCAAAATCGCAAGGATCGTATCCTAATTGTTTATTACGATTATTTAATTTTCGAATCCAATTACCGTATAATCCTTCATAACCTTTAAAATATCCATTTGCCGTACCACATTGTTTATTACCGCATTCGTTACATTTCCGGCCAGACGTAGCTGCATACCATAAATCTAATAAACGTTCATTTCCACATTCGCATTGTACGAGAGCTTTACCGTTAGAAATTAATTTAACTAAATAATGTCCAATTTTTGTACCTTCAATATGATTGTATTTACTTTGTCCTTTTCGCCCCATATTTGCCTTTTAATATAAATATGGGGCTTAAGACATTTTTCACCGCCATACGGAAACTATTTTACTTCGCATGCACCTCCGCTGCATGCTAACTCCCCAGATAAATCGGTATTGTCATCTAATTCGATAACCTGCGATAAATCTATATTCGATAAACTCTTAAATAATCGTTCGTACTCTTCTTTAGTACAATCTTCGAATGGGCTTTGCATATACGTATGATCCGAATATGGTAAAACCGATAAACCGTTGTAATGTTTACGATTTTCCCACATCCATTCTCCTGCCAAGTCCCATTCATCTGCTTTAAGTGAAACTGTTGCCGATACATTGTGAGTGTTATTACCTGAACGATGTCCTGGTTTAACCCATTCTAAATGTACCTTTTTGATACGATCCAATAATTGGAATGGAGATTCTGTTCTCATGATTGCACCGTCCGGAGCTTTTTGTGGAATAGAAATTACTGCAGTATCATGTGGACGGAAATATTCATCTTCAATTAGTTCTGGGTGATTAATTGACAAGTATGAATAAATTGCTTCATTCTTACCTACACGGATTCTACGAATATAGAAATCATTGTGCCATGCGTGAATACCTGATGATGTTCCTAATGCCAATGATGTTGTACCTGCCGGTTTAACTGTGGTAGTACGTGCTGATTTGTTGATGCCAATCAATTCTGCAACTCTTGCATTTTCCTCTTTTACTACCGTTGCAGCTGCTTTCATGTCATAACCCAAAACCGTACCAGATCCAATACCTGTCATCGATACTCCAATCAACGCATCTTTCTCAGTTGTACGTTGCCAAATTGGACGAAGGTAATGGAAATTAGTATATCCTGCTTGAAGCGTACCAATAAATGCCGCTGCACGTACTCGTGCTTCTAAATCTTCTTGCGATTCAATATCCGAAGCATTAACTTCGCATAAATTACAGAATTGGAATGGACGTAGTGCAATTTCACAACACGGATTAGTTCCCCAATCTTTATCATTAGTCAAATAAATTCCCGGTTCTCCTGCTCCCGACAATTCAACTCGTTTCCACAAATCCATGAAAAAGTCTTTTGTCAATTTGTGACGCATCAATGTTGCTGAGTTATTAGCACGTCCTCGTTGTGGGTTGTTTTCCCACCAATTCCCTGATTTACATGCAATCATTTCTTCATCATCTGCCGAAAACAATGAAATAAGTGCTGCTCTACGGATACCACCTGCCAATACTGCATCTGCAACGTGACAAACCATGTCATGAACTTCAATTGGAGATAGTTTATCGCCATCTTCTTTAGCATCTAAAATACCTTGAAGCTTAATCAAACATTCTTTAAGTGGTTGCGGGCCTGGTGCTTTACCACCTGATGTAACTAATCTTGCACCTTTTTGGCGAATGTCTGAAAAATCAAATGCAAATGATGAACCTGCAGTAAAATAAGATTTAACAAGTACTTTAACCGCATCGGCCCATCCTTCAATTGAATCTGCAATTAAATAACGACGCGTTCTTTTTGCGTTTGGTTTACGAATTTCTGGTAATTTTTCTACATGATGTTTTTGTACTGAATATCCAACGCCAGTACCACCTAACAACAAGAACATTGCTTCACCAAATGCACGATAGTCGTCAATTGGCAAATATGCACAGTTATAAATTCGGTTTGGGGAGATTTCAATTGGTTTACCACCAAATTGTAAACTACGCATTGAAGGTAATATTTTTTTATCATAAACAAAACGATATGCCGATTCTATTTCTCCTGCTAATGCTGGATACTTCTTCAAGTGCATTTCCTTGTTTCTTGTAACTAATTCCTCCCAAGTCTCGCGTCGATTGAGCTCAGGGATGTACTTGGCATATTTCATATACACCGTAATTTCCGATAAGATTTGATTTGAAATCTCCATTTTCTGTAATCCTTGTTGTTAATAATATAAATGTTTTTAGATAAAAAAAGGTCGGATATTTCTACCCGAACCTATTTAATATAAATATAGTTTAGCCCAAAGTACTGCCCATATCTTTGAACTTTTGTGCCAGATTTTTCTTCAAAATGTTCTCGCCAGTTTTCATAGTTTGCGTAGTTTGTTTACCTTGCGTTGTTTGTGGTTCGAAGAATTGAAATTGACCGTTATTAGTATTGATTTTACTTGGCAAAGTAATACCATCCGGACCAAATCTATTTTTAATTACGTGTCCACGTCCTGTTCCTGACATCTTATCTTCTACTTTTCTGGAAAGCGACATTAAGAAATCAGCAACCATTACTTTTCCGTATGACGACGCAATTTTGTCAGCTTCGATAACATCTTCTTCCAATGCTGACCTACCTGCTTGCGAAGCTGTCCAAACGGGAATATCATACTCTCCTGCCATACCCCGTAATTCTTCATATAGTTCTTCAAGAGCTTCATGTTTGTCTTTTTTAGCGTTAATTTTTAACAAGTCACCGTAATCTACAATTACTAGATGTGGCTTTTGTCCTAACATGATGGTTTTTTCTAAATGTGCTTTGAGTCCCATTACCCCAACTGATTTAGTTGGAAAATATTTCACAATCAAATCACCCATCAATGTTTTCATGCGTTCTTCTACGGTATCCTGATGATGTTTTAATGTCTGTGCATTAATACCAGTTAACACGGAGTCATAACGTTGTCCTACATAGTTCTCATTGAGTTCTAATGTATAATGCACTACCGTTTTGCCTGCCTTAACTGCATTTGCACCAATATTAATAAGCATCCAAGACTTACCAATACCTGCAGGCGCCATCACTACACCCAATTCTCCTGGGGCTAAGCCGCCATCCATCAAATCATCTATAACGTCCCATCCCGTTGTAATCGTGTGGCGAGACGCTTCCGCATAGCGTGCTTGAATATTAGTTTTATATTCTAATCCAATGTTAGTATCAGCACCAGCTTTCATAGCCGAATCAATTTTGCTTTTAATTTCATCGTAGTTACCCATTTTCAAAAGGCTAACCGAATCCATAATTGCATGTTTTATTTCTTGATTCTTGCAAAACTTAAGAATCTCATCTTTAACAAATGATAAATCATCCGATTCCATGTAGCGGAACACTTCTTTAAGCTGTTCCAAAATTGCTGCCTTCAATATTGACTCCGGACCATCGTCGCTTAATTCAGTCAATTTAACTTTTAATACGTCTTTAGATGGTGGCGTCTTGTATTCGCCGAAATGTTGTAATATAACCTCCATTAACCAACTATTCGCTTCTGATTCGAAATAATCAGCACGAATAATATCTGCAATTTGTTGTAAAAATATTCTATCCGTAAACATTGCGGCAACAACTTTAACTTGAAAGCCCCAACCATACTCACTTAATTTATCTGTCATGTAACGATTATATTAAAAATAACTTGTATTTCCAATTATTTTTTGTGCGTTTGCATTGCGAATGCGTTTAGAGATAACCATGTATTGCTTAACCACTCTGGCAAATTCCTCATAGTAGACCACATCTTATCTTCCATGAAGATTCGTTGAAACTCCATTTTGTTTAGAGTTGGTATTGGTTCATTTAAAATACCTCGTATTACCGTTGAACATTGTGCTGGAATATCTAACAATTTGATGTTCATTAACCGATAATTCTTATCAATGGTATCGAAATTAGCCAATATCTTATCGTAATTGCGAGTTTCATTCAATAGAATCTTGCTTTTACATTTATCTTGCATCATTTCCAAAGTAAATTCTTCAGCTGATGCTAATTCTGGCAATGCTTTAAGAATTGTTTTTGGACCAAATCCATCAATGCCGGGAATGTTGTCTGACTTATCACCAGTAAATGTTCGGTATACTACATAATTTGCAGGATGAACTCCAAATTCTTCCAATATGGTTTCCGTGGAATACATTTTCTTCTTAATAGGAGACCATACTTGTATAGTGTCATCAATAAGTTGATAAAAGTCACGATCCGTAGAAACAATGGTTATTTTTTTGCTAATATCCTGATACATTTGTGCAATATAAGCAATCGTATCATCTGCTTCTATACCATCAATTGAAATGAATGTTACTGGCAAATTATCTAAATAAGAAACAAGCCGAGAAAATTGCCATCGCATTGCTTCTTGTTCATCTTCAATTGTTGCAAATTGTTGATGATCGTGCCTACGAAGTCTGGTTTTATTGGCACGGTTGCCTTTGTAATCGCCGTAAATCTTTTTGCGACGTGCAGATCCTCCTCTGCCATCAAATACAATCACACAACGACTAGGTTTGAAATCCCTTACTGCTTTTCCTATAGAATATAGGAATCCAGTTATCCCACCAATGTGCTCCCCATCTTCGTTGGTTGATGGGGTGGCACCAAAGGCACGGATAAAGGTATTTAATCCGTCAAACACCATAATATGATCATTGACATCTGACGGACTATTTTCCTTTTCTTGTTGTAACTGTTTGAAGAGATGTTGATACTTGTTCATTACGCTTCTTCGTCTATAACTGATTCATCGATAATTACATCGTCAATACCACCGTCAATTCCTGCTTGGTATTTGAATATGTAAGCATCGCAAAGTCTTCGATACAATCGTTCTTTAATTTCCGGATCGCTGATTACCTTTTCCACGAAATTTTTGCTTTGGAATTTAACTTCACCAAACACTTCTCCGGTTTCATAATCTATGTCTTGCAACGTGTAATGTGCACCCGATTGCGAAACTAAATCAAATTTCTTCATGATTTCCAACCAACCACCGTAATTGTCAATACCACTATCATAGTAGATATCATAATTCACTTTGCGGTGGGGCGGGCCCATACGATTTTTCACAACCTGAACTTCGGTTTTACTTCCTACCACTTGTTCAACGCCTTCAATTTTAGCTTTGATCATTCCGGTATTTTTCAAACGAAGACGTACTGATGCGTGAAATGGAATTGCTTTACCACCTGAGGTAGTCCATGCATCTCCAAATGATACACCCATTTTAGTACGAAGCTGGTTTGTGAAAATCAAGCAAATTCTTTCACGTGCGATCCAATTGGTAACTTTACGCATTGCTTTTGATAAGATGATTGATTTGCTTGTCGCATAACCATCTTTGTCATATTCTGCAGCCATTTCAATTTTAGTAGATGCACCCATTATCGAATCCACAATAATTGTAACTAAACGATCTTTGTCTGATTTGCGTACTTGTTCAACTATGGTTTCGATAGTTTCGAAAATTTCTTCTACCGTCTCTAATGGGACATACAACATGGATTTCAAATCAATACCAATTGCCGACATAAATTCAGCACTCGATGCTGCTTCTGTATCAATATATACTGCCAACCCACCTTTCTTTTGTGTTTCAGCCGCTACATGTGATACTAACAATGATTTACCAGATGCTTCAAGACCCGTTACTTCAGTAATCCGACCCACAGGAAAGCCTCCATGGGGTCGGTTTGAAACTGCTAAGTCGAGCATATCGCAACCAGTTGATATCCATTCAGATACGTTGCTTGGAGAATCAGCATCGCCTTCTAAAAAGAAAGCGGTTTTCAACGCTTGCCCTTTGAATTGCTTGTTAATGCTATCCGCAAGGGTGTTCGCTAAACTGTCTGCCAGTTCTAGTTTACTTTTGCTCTTTGCCATGATTTACTCCTTAATTGAATAAATCATTAAATGCTGATGCAACGTCGTCTACTTTAGGAGCAGGTGCTGATTTTTTTGCTGGAGCTGGACTTTGTGCTTCATCTTCATCTTCATCATCCGATGTTGATGCGGCGTTTGCTGGAGCTGCTACGTCTGCATCTGCAGTTTCTGGATTCATCCATTCTTGCAATGCTTGTTCCAACTCATCATATGAAGGCTCAGGAAACAAATCAGTAATTTCTGGTTGATTCATGATTTTTTCAGCAATTGCTTTATCGTCAGTTGCTGGTTGTGTGTTAGGTTTAACACGAATTGATGTTTTTGGATAATTCGCTCCTTCTGCTGGAGTAAATTCTACATCAATATCACGTCCATTCATTAGGTCCGTAATGTCACCATAATCTGGATCTGAAATGATTGAAAGCAATTCAGTGTAAATTTGCTTTCCGAATCCCCAAAACTTAACTCCTTCAGCTTCTTTACCACGAATGATAACAGGAACATAAGTTCTCATTTTAGGTTCGATTTTACGACCCATCAACCATTCATCTTTGTCGCCGGTTTTCTTAAGTTTGTCTGCGAATTCTACGATTGGATCTGCGTTGCCAAAAGTAATTGGAGATAACATTGATCTTTTACCAATGTCGTAATGAAAATACAATTCCAAGAACGGATTGTCTTTTCTGTGTACGTAAGGTACAATTCTAATACGTGTCTTACCTGCTTCAGGTTTCCACAAATTTTGTTTTTTGTCATCAGCCTTGTTCAACTGATTCAGTTTCGCTTTAATAGCGTCCAAGTTAAGTGCCATAAGTACTTCCTTTGTTAATTAGTTAATAAAAATATAAAATATTAATTACATTATAAGTAATTAATTCGTTAAGTCCAAATTATTTGTTAATTATGTTGATTTTTTATTTCAAATTAATGTTGTAGTATCGTGCCATGATAGATTTAATGTAGCTTGGATTAACTTTAGAATCCGTATCCATTTGTATCATGTATGCAATTCCTGCAGCAGTAACTGATTGTTTTGTATCTTCAAGATAGTTTTTATAAATGTAATCTGCAAATCTTTTATCCGATCCAACATCTTCGGTACTATCTGTATATCCATCGTTATTTATATCACTATCTGGATTGATTAAATTACCATTTCTAGGGTCGCGATTAGCTCCTGAATCAAATCCTAATTTGTTTTCCAAATCTTCTAAGTTTTGTTCTGACAGATTCTTTGTTCCAAAACGAAGCATATTTTCTGCTAAAATGTTTTTCTTCATAGTCTCATTTCTATTATATAATATATATATGTTAATTCCAAGAAATCTTCTTGAAGAATAACAAGTCAATAACCCGGAATCCAGCATCATCTGTTAAGATGAATGAATTCTGATACTGCGTCCAATCTAGTTGGTATGTTTTATCCAATACACCATTGTTAACGGCACGTATCACTTCGTTAAGTGCATTAACTGTATACAAGGTATTTGTTTCTTTCTTGCGGTGTATGCTTATTGTGTTTTGTCCTCTACGTGTGGTTTCGTTGGCATTGTATGTGCAATACAAATTATCAGCAACATCTGCGTTGCTAAATACAAATATTCTACGTTCTGGTATCATGTAGTTTGTTTGTATGTATTCCGTTACTATGTTTATGTCCGATCTATGTGCAAATGTGCAAAGTAGTTGTGTTCTCAATTCATTAGTCCTGTGATTTTTTTGTTACATTAGTACTTAATTGACTTCCTAATACAAATAGTTTATTTTGATGAAAATTTGCAATTGCTGGAGATAATCTTCCGTTCTTGCAACGCGTTGCATTATATACGTCTTGAGCTGATTCTAAAAACAATGTTTGATTGCCTTTAACAATCATACCCCACCAATTGACTGACATAACCTTTTCAAACAACATTTCATCAATAATATGACAAAACGCCGCAATCATATTGTCTAAATTATCATTCAACGAATAAAACTTACGTAATCGTTCTCCAACATTACGTATTAATGTGATATCCGTTTCTTCTGACATTTTAATCAATTGTCGTATTTGTGATTCTGTGCTTTCGTTATCTAAAAAATTCAATACGTTATTAACTTGGTCACGTCCTTTTGATTTAAAAATTTCTTGTCCTGTTAATAGTTTAGCTATTTCCAAGAACTCATTCAATAACTGCGTTCCTTTTACGGGCAATGATCCAAAATCAAACGTAATTGCTGCATAATTTTTCAATGAAACTGTATCGCCACCTATTTGAATATCTGCTTCAATTCCCGTTTCGCCAGCTACTGCACCTTTTACTAATCCTTTAAATGAAATTGCAAACCAAAGTTCCGATTCATCGCCATTTGGTATTTTTATAGTACCTTTTATGATGTTATATAAATCTTCGTAAACTCCTGTAATTGGAAATCTACCAGTTTTCAATTCTAATTTAGTATCGGATGTTATTAATTGTATCAATTCGGCAGAATTTGAATGTCGCATTATGGAATCATACATAGAAGGCAATCCAATAATTTGTTGTCCTTCTACGGCAAACGTTGACATAATGTATGATTGAAATTCTTGTGCATTACCGAAGAATTCGTTAGGTTCTGGTTGCGATACATTTCCACGTGCTTGTTGTGCAATGCGGTCTGCTGCATCGGGATCCATTCCTTTTTCAACGAGTATTTCAGTTAAAACTTTGTAGTCACTTGGTTCTGTAGGATATCCTTTTGGGAGTCGGTATTGCCATTCAGTAAGTATTGCGTTGATATTCATAACGAAATAGAGTCCATTTTACTATAAATATCGCCAACTGACGTTTTTACCGGAAAATTACCAGCTTCTAACACTGATTTAATTTGCGGTAATAGAGTTTTAGCTTCTGTCAATGGGACATCAAATAAAATAGAATCGTACGTATAGAGTATCATGCACGTTTCATGGGTGGATAACAACTCTGCTACCCGTTGAAGTTTTTGAACCGACACTTCTGTTTCCGTAGCTTGCAAATAGTAATTGAACAATTTATTTGCTGTCATGTTCTTAATGGAATCGGCGGCAATGCGTCGTTGCAATATGGGAGTTTTCACTGCACCTTTTGCTTTCCAGGTTCTCCATAAATCGTATATGAAATCATTTACTTGCTGGAAAAATGGAATCGACAAAAATTCTCGATCAATACCTCCGTACAATAATCGGAAAGTGATTTGCTTGCTTTGTTCATATTGTTTTGTGCTAAGTTCTTCTACCCCAAAATAGAATCGACCAAAATATGTATGCACAGAGCCTGCAGGCAATTCATACCCTACCAATCGGGCAATCAATCTCACGTGGTATGCATCAAAGTCCATTTCAACTAATGCACCACGTTCAAATCGTGTAACAAATGCATCACGTGTACCATCTTCCTTGTTCATTGCAGCAAAGTTGAATCCTCGATATGCATTACTAGGACGTCCTGTGGTTGTATGATAATGATATTGTGAATAAACTCGGCCATCTCGTATCAGTTCCGGTATTCGAAACGTTTCATTGACTGCTAATCCGTTGCTTTCGATGTCTGCAAATACTTTGGGATACGTTTCATTGAATTGCAAATACGATGCGTTTAGTTTTGCGTTCACGCACATGGGCCAAGCATACTTCCGGATCTTCTGGCACATAGCCAAATGTTGCATTAACGGAATAACTGCATTTACATTGGGCAGTGCCGTATGTCTTCGCCAATAAAATTGATGTGCAGCCGTAAAATAATGTGATTCGTCATATGATTCTCCGTACGTATACCACCATAAAGTCTTAACATCCCATACGGCGGCATTTCCTCCCAATTGAAGCCACTGCTTCTTATCATATACAAAGATGTCAGCAAGTTCGAGAAAGCGTTGTACATGTTGTGAAAAGCTGCGTATTTGTTCGGTATGGTTGATAGGGACGATGCGTTCTACTTCATCTTCAGTATACACGTATATACATGTTATGCGATTAACCGCAACATGAAGTTGCGCATCTGCTAATACGGGTACTAACAGAGTTTTACGACCTTCAATGTATTGGAACAACGCATCTAAATCAGATTCGGTATCCACTATCATATAACATATAATAATGAAAATTCTTTACGAATCCAAATTATGCGTTGATGTCTCGAGGAACTGTTATGTCAGTGTCAGAATAATACTGTAATAGATTGGTTAATTTTGAAGAAATTCCTGGAACGATTTGATTTGCACGGGAAATATTTTCTAAATTAACTTCTACAACTCCAGGAAGTTGCACGCCACGTACCAATTCAGTATTTCGATTACCAGCAATTTTCCAAAAAACTTCTACGGCTACATACAAGTTATTGTCAATTTTTTTAGAAACCCACGCATCATACTGAGTTTTATCAATTTCTGATATGCTACTTTCATTTATTTTTTTAATGAAATACCGCGTTACATATCCATCTTCAAGATTTTGTTGAGTGATCGTTACTGCACTGGGTTTTATAGAATCAAATTTAACTTCAATGTTTGTTAATTTCTTATATGCAAGTGCATCTGGCTGAACAAATTCATATGGTATTAATTTAACTGAAGTCCCAGGAGTCCACGTTCCTGCAGTATACGTTTCACCCGTTGCGTATGTATGATACAATCCTTTATATTCCATACTGTCTTCAATCATCCATTCTTCGCCAGTAGTATACAGATTTGTAATTATTTCATCTTTAGTATAGAATGCTTTTTGTCTCATTGTACGTCAATATTTGGTCTCATTATACATCTAATAGTACTAGTCCATTGTCCGTCAGTACCAACGGTATGCGAAATACTAACTATGCTAAATACTGCATTGCGTTTATATCTCGTTGGTAATGCATCAAATGTCAAAACATCTCCATATCGAAATCCATTTATACCATCAATTGTAAATTCCACATCAAACGGAATAACTGGTGCTGTTAATTGATTAGTCTCAATGATAGTAGGAGTTGGATATTGAATGTGTTTTTGTAATGCTTGTGACAATGCCGCTCTACGTTCCATGTTTGTAGGAGATTCTCCAAATGCTTTTTTAGTTTCATCTAGTTGTTTGAGGAACGTTTCATATGTAGTTTTATACTTAGTTTTTATATCGGCTAATTCTTTTGGAGTAATAAGATTTCCAACCGTTTCATGTGGTCCGGAACGTTCCACAGTACTTGCAGCGTACATGTATGCAACATATGGTGCAATATCAGATTCTGCAATTTGCGATGCGTCTTGTCCGACAACGTATGCTAAATTCGCAGCATCACTAGGAAGTTTTCCGGAAAATTTAAAGTCTCGAATAACAGTACCGTTAGGATGATTAGAAAACATCGGTATTGAATATGGTTTTACTTTTTTGTCATCGCTTTGCGGACGATTCATAGTACTAGATGCATCATAAAATAACAAATATTCCGGATGTTCCGGATGTGCTATTAATTGCATATCAATTGCTCCACCGGTTGCAACTGCTATCTCTCGAGATATTTGATTCAATAAATTAGATACTGTGAACGTTTCGTCTTTTTCTAAACTAGATACAATTTCTTGAATCACTTCCATGTTTATAAAAATACGAGTAGGATATGAAACAATTTGATTTACCGTTTGTATTACATCTCCTCGATCTTTACTTTTTTGAGAAGCATTTTCTGGTTTTATTGCTTCTGAGAATGGAATGTTTTTTCGAACTGAGTCATTATTATACCAAATTAAATTGCCATATGTATCATGTTTTCCACCAGCCATGAAAATTCTAAATGGATCTGCGGATACTAAATTTTCATAATAATTACTAGTACACACATCTTTAATATCAGTACAAACAATTTGTGCAGATGGTATATTACCTTTAATTTTTTTCAATATAACACTATTAATATATCCAATCAAATATCCTAATGTGATGTATCGTTCATATGAAGTTTTTCCTTTTTCTACAGGATCTCCCCATATCAACCAAGTCAATCCTTGACGTACAAAATCAGTAGTATTTACATCGACATAACCAAATGCTTGCCCTTCTTTTTTATCCGACCCTCGTGTTGAATTTATTCTATCAATTTCAAATTGAACTTCTTTATTTAGATTGGAATAAAATGAACCCAATGCTTTTGCAATAGTAATATTAGCATTTGCTGGTATTGGCGTTGATGGAATTGATGGTGGTGGTACTGATGTATTCCATACTAACTGCGATCCTCCTCCAATATTTATTCCAGCTGGGAGAATTAATTCAGGTGAAGCTGGTTTATTAATAACTGCAGCTGCTGCGGAATTTTCATATAAATCTTCATTTTTAGTAGTACGTTGTTCCGTACTATCAATAATTAATGAAATATCAGTGTATACTTGACTATTACCAGTTAATTGAACTGTTGCATTTACGCTCATATCAGGTTGATAATCCATAGTAAACGATGTTACCAATCCTTCAAATACTACGGAGTTCATTTTTTGAAATTCTCGTTTATCTGTGCTTGTAAGATTAGGATACAATTCTAATAACTTTTCAGCCGTTGGCATCGTTTCATCGGTTAGCAAATTGGTAGAAGAACGTATTGCCGAATCTGGATGTGCAATTTGTACACGTACGTCTCGTCCAGGACGAAAATATACTGATTCAATGTATTCTAAATCTCGTTCTGGATTTGGAATCGTTATGTTGATAGTTGCGGTATTTAATAAACCGTTACTGTTATCTCCTACGGATACGTCACATGATGTTATGAATGGTGCAATTCTACGAGATGTATTAACTCTATCTTCTGCAGTTTTTTTCTTTACTTCGCCGCCTTGAATACCTTGTTCAGTTACGGTGTATTTTCTATCAGTTAAATATCCATTTGGTCCAGCTGGTAGATATTCTCCACTACGTACCGTAGTACCTCCTAAAATAGCTTCTGTAATTTCAATACGATTATCGCCATCTTTTTTATATGGAGTTACTTGTACATTGGCAATTTTTTCCAACATGAATTGCATGTCTCGTGTATCTCGACCGTATCGTCCAGACTGTCCTCGTGCATTTAATTCTAATTGCAAATTCGAATCTACTTGTGAATAAAAAATATCGCCTGGCATAATTATCTTGTTCTATTTGCATCTATAAGAATATCTTGTGCATTGTCCTTGCTTGGAATACGTAATCTTGTATTTTCCGGAACGATTAATGTTCCTTTTCCTACACCGTTAGCAGCTGCAATGATCCACCACATCGATACATCGTCATAAAATTCTTGTGCTAATTTATCTAAACGTTCAATGCTAGTAGTTACGATATAAGTATCGCCTGTTGTTTTTGGGAGTACTGGTAATATAGTACTACTACGACGTCGTTTACCGTTAGCATCATTTGTTATTGCGGTTGAATTATATCTGCTCATGTTCTATGGTTTCTTTAATTTATTCAATGCATCAAAAACTTTTGTTCGTGTATCTATTTCATTACTAGTTAATGGATTTGTTAATGAATCGCTTAACCAATTTCGATTTCCTTGTTTTGGATCGGTAGTTGTTAATACTTTTTCGTCTGCCAATGTATAGAAACGTCCGTTTTTCTGTGGTAAATAATCCATGATTGGCGTTAATCCTAATGATACGGAAACTTTATGTGGCACTTGCATCATCTCTGGATCTTGTTCTATGTTAATTTCCCAAGTCGTATCCGAATCTAGCAATGTATATGATAAACTAGTTATGATAGCTGGTTGATGCACAAACAAATCTCCAATTGTTATACGCATCCATGGTGCTTTCATTGCAATGGTTTGTGTATCATATTCTGGTGCAGTATATCCGGCAAGTGCATTTAATTTACGAAATATTGGTTTTAATTCATCTCGATCTGATGCGTATACTACAAAATCTAATTGAACGTCTCGTCCATAACCCGTATAATGATAATTTGGATCAGCACGACCAATCATTGTTACTGGCGACCAATTTGGCGAAAATGTATCGGAAAGTGAATTAATAATTGCGCGAAATACTATTACATCATCTTTTGTAGTTTCTGGAGCTGCATTTGCTAATTTAGGTCCGGTAAAATAAAATTTAATGAAATCTTGCGTAATGCCAAACTTGTCAAATAAATTCATACCCAACGCTTCCGGTTTCCAACGATAAATATTCTTACGAGTTCTTTGTCCGAAATCGATTACATTGACTTTATCTCCGCGGAATGGCGTAGCAAGTGCTAATGGATTTCTAGTTTGTTTCCATTTACCATCGCGCCATTGTGTGGACACATGACTCATTGCCGTAAAGTCTCGACGCAACGCATACGGATTATCATGATCTCCTAATCCGAATCCGGTTTTACCAACACCATCTAAATTAAATACACTATATGGTCCGGTTGGTGCGGCTGATGCAGCTGCATATATTCCTGCAATCACACTCCCTCGAGTTACTGCACTTGCACCATCCAAACGTATTAGTTCTAAACCTTTACGTGCACGAAAATCTGGATATTTTATGCCATTGATATCGTTGTACGAACCCAATGCAGATACTGCGTATTGTGTCTTTGGAGAATCGTTACCTAGTTCTTTTGAACTATTTGCAACTTGTGCTATCTGCGGAATTCCGGCAAATGATGAAATTGAATTAGCAAGTACTTGTTGTGCGACACCACCTCCACCAATTTGTATGTTAGTAGTGTCTGCAACTTTTGATTGCCAACCCCACCATTCTGCAGGCGAGAAACTATACGGTTTATCTTTATCATAAAGTGTTGGCATCAGAATCTCCTTCTATCATTCATTTTAGTTGCCGCAAACAACATATCTTGCGTTACTTTTGCTTCTACTTTTACGTTTTGCAATGCCATAGCAATTGCTTGAGCCATTTTTCCGTAATCGATGCTACCACCTCCGTTAATTGCACGTGCCAATTGACGATTTCCATTTACATTGGTGCCGGCAATCATAGTAGAATCATTTACTCGCATAAATTTATCATCCTGATGAAAACGTATAACACCGTCATTCATGATAATTGCATCATCTTTTTTGGTATCTGCTTTGGTTGCTTGTACCGTTGGTGTTTCTGGTAACAATGCTTTTATATCATTGATCCAACCAGTTATTTTGTCACCTAATAATGGTATCATGCTTGTTATCGTCGTTAAGCCATCAGCAACCGTTCTGGTTGTTTCAGAAAATGTAGATAAACTACCTACACTTTTCATAAATCCTTTGTTTCCATCAAATTGTTTTAAGAAACTCTCAAATTGTTCTCCAGCTTTTAATGTAGCTGTTCTAGTATCGGCTAAATTTATTTCAGCCATTTTAGCCGTATTTGATGCGATTTGTCTGGTTAAATCAGTTCGAATTTCTTCTGTTGTTCTCGTATCCGATGCTTGAATCAATTCGTTTATTTTTTCATCAGATACTCCTTTTTCTCTTAATGATTTGGCAACTTCATTAAGATTACCTTCTTTCAATTCCATTAAACGCTCAGCACCCAATTCTGAAATTATTTTTTGTTTTTGTATGCTTCGTGCTAATGTCGCTTCGTCAGTACCCATTAATTCTGCAGCTTTTTTACGTGCGTATAAATTTTTCTCTAATACAGGTCCTTGAGTTTTAATCAAATGATTCATCAATTCAGCTTGTTTGTTAGCATCACCTTGTATAGTAGCCATACGATACGCATTGGTTAAACTTTTTCCATCTTGCGTCAATAATCGTTTACCACTTAACAACTGATATTCCATTTCTTGACCAATAGATGATTCTATGTTTAATAAATTTTCACCTGCATTATTCAAGGTTTCCATGTTCATTCCAAGCATTTTAGATTTAAGAACTGCCAATTCTAATGAACCTGGAATACGACTATATTGTAATTGAAGATTTGCCGTTAAACCTCCAATGTCTTCTGTTAATTGTTTTTGTACTTGTAAACCATCTAATCCCGTTGCCTTTCCAATTGCGTCAGCCATTTCATTTTGTATAGCTAATGCTTCTATACCAGACTTTGCAACGGACGTTGCGTAATATTCATAACCTTGTGCAGCTTCTTCCGTTATCTTAAGATTATTCTGCATATATTGTTGGCCTCGTAGTAATTTCTTACCAAATTTATCAAAAGATTTATCATTTGCTAAAAATCCGCTAGATAAATCTTTTAATTGCAAAGCATACGCATTCATCGTTTCTTCGCCAACTTTGGAATCTATTGCTACTTGTCGTAATTTTTTTGAAAATGCATCTGCTTTTTGAATCGATAATCCATAACCTTGCGTAACGTCTTTGAATCGATTTTCAAGAAGCGTAAGATTTTGTGTTAATTTTATAACCCCTTGAGCAAATTTATCTTGAATTGCTAATACGTTGTTAAGCCCCATTGCTAACGCAGTATGTTCATTTACAACGCCTTCGATGGTCGAAGAATATGCAGTCCATAAAGATTTCAATTTAGGAACGGCATCTGCAGCTGTTTTTAATTCATTTTGCAAATTAATTTTTTTACCTTCCATATCATTGGCCGGGTTTTGTTGCCGACCATGGCGAGGCTGTTGTTTCAAACGTTGAATCAATGTGTCTGTTTGTTTTTGCACGTAGTGAACCTTTTATTTATTATAAATATTCAACGTGTAGGTTTTGGTCTAGGTACTGTTTTTGTGGATTTGCGTGCTGCAAGTTTCTGCATTTGTTCTTCTGCTTGTGCATTTTGTGCATCTCGCATTTTATTGATTTTAGTAACCCAATAACGTCGTATATGCAATGGTAAATTGTATATGGTATCCCAGTCCCAACGACCGTCACCTGCCCATATTAATTCATAAATCGTATCGTGTAATTGTACTTGGTCTTCTGGTTTAAAACCAAAAAAGGTCTGATCCAAGTTGAAACACAGAAGTGAAGGTGCTCCCATCTTCACCTTCGAATTCTACATTGTAATTGAAGCCCGGTAAATTGTTAACGAGATATTCACGAAACTCTCTGCTTGGTCCTGCAACAAATTCATACTTGATAAAATCGGATATGAAATTTTTGTCACGATTTCCATCAACTTCCATGATGCAAAGTTCCATTAATTGCGAAACTGCGCGATTTGGATCTATTTGTTTGCTTTCACGTGCGGATATGTATTTGAATTTTATTTTGTTTTTAGTTTCCATTATCTCATAATCAAATTCACCGTTATCATCCGGTGTTAATGTGAATGGACGAAATGTTAAGGTACTTAAATCAACTGTACGAGTCAATTCCGTTTTAGTTTTAGGATCAGTAACTGATACTGGATATTTTTTTCCATAACCAAATATACGAGCCGATACGATAAGGCCATCTCTATCTGCTGGAATGATATCAGACACATCGACTCCCGGGGTTACTACCAATGACTCCAATAATTTATCAAATACTAAGTTGTTAGCAATATAAGTTGAATTAGTTAGTATGTCTTCTTCATATGCTGTCATGTGACGCATTTCGACCGTTCCAGCACTCAATGGAGATGATTTTGGATATACAGCCCCGCCGCTTGGTAATTTTACAACTACAGGTGGTATACGAGTACGTTGTTTTTGTTCGTATTGTTGTCTTGCTAAATTGATAAGATGTTGATCTTGTAAACGATCCGTCATTTGTGTCATGTTGTTCCTTTATAACTTCTTTAATATAAATATCAAGAACACAAAAAATGGGAGATGTTTCCACCTCCCATTCTAGAAACTAGCGTCTTTTGATTAGAAGTTCAATAACGCCCAATCATATCTTAATGTCATTTCAATCATTACAACATCTTCCGATGACCAATCCAATGAACCGAAATTTGTTTCTGTAATGAACGCATTTTTCAATGTCCATTTTTCAACTACTTCACCTAATGGAGAAAGTTGATTCAATGTAACTTCTTTTTGATACATTGATTTATATCCATCACGTCCCGTTGCCGACTCATGATGCAAACGAACCCATTCCATTACTGCTTGTGCTGAACTTGGAACAATTGCATCATAAAGTGTAAGTCCTATCGTGTTCCAAACTGACTTACCTTTTACATAACGTTGTACGTTAACATGATCTAATGCAATTTCACCATTTGTCATAGATGGTTTAGCAGTAGCTTTAACTAAGTATGCTGGAATATTGTTAATTTCCATGATGAATTGATGTTGACGTTTTGGTTCCCAAGAATATGCCTTATCCCAGAAATTCAATTCCGTTCCATAATCAGCATAATTAGTTCCCGGGTTTGCGGTATTTAATAAATCTTGTAATGCCATGTTACATTGTCCTTTATTTTAATTATAAATATCAGCAAAGTAAAAAAGGCAGAACCGAAATTCTGCCTTGTTTGTGTTTTTATTTGTTTTGAATCTTATTGTGGGAATTCGGCACCTGTCGGTTGAATGTTGAAATCCAAAATAATGAATTCAGCCGTACGAGTCGGTTGCAAGAATAATTGTCCGTACAAGATATTTTGATCTATCAAATCCGGAGTATTATTTGATTCATCCATTACTACTCGGAACGCATAAAGACCTTGATTAGATTTTACTTGATCCAAATATGGATTAACTATGCTAACGAATCTTTGACGAGTTGCTGATACATTTTGTTCAAATACCAAATAACGTGTCGCACTTGCAATGTATTTTTTAACCGTAATTAACAATCGACGTACATTTACTCGATCCAATGCAGATTTATTGCCTTGAAGCGTTTTTTGACCCCAAACAACTACACCCTCATTAGGGAATGATGCAATTGGATTAATACGTGCTTCATACAATGTATCACGCATTGCTTGTGATAAGTTTATGTATGTTTGAGTTACGTTTGTTAAACCTCCACGAGTCAAACCTGCAGGTGCATACCATGGAGCAGCAACACTATCATTGTATGCCAATACTCCTGGTACTACTACGCTTGGTGGAACCCATACTGGTAAATTGTTTGATGGATTCACAATTCTTACCCAAGGATAATAAGTTGCTGTGTAATTGCTATCCAACGTTGATACTTGATTAACTGCAGTTGCAATTGAATCTGTTTGTGCGTTGCTATCCATTACATAGAATGTATCTTGACGTCCTTCTGATAAATTACGTGCTGCTTCTGTTACTGACGGATGTAAGCTATCAATAATACCTGGCGTCAACAACATGTTCATATCATAATAATCTGTATTAGCTAACAAGTTGAATGCAGTTTGATATGCCGTTGTACCTGCAGCATCGATATCTGTACAGTCAAATCCGAATGTATTAGCAGCAGTTATGTATTGTCCTGAAAATTTAGGAGTGTTTGGAGCTGAACCATCAAATCCTCCTTGGAATGGAACAATGAATTTACGAGTATCTAATGCAACATTTGCAGTGAATGAACCGGAATCTAACGCTCCACCAAGAGAACCTGTATATGGTGCTGTTGTTGAAGGATAACCAGCTTGTTTATTTTGACTACGATCACCTAAATAAAATGCGCTACCGCGGGTTGTTGAACCTGAATCTGGAATTGGAGATAAATATGCTAAGTTATATCTTGCACTCGTATTATCAAATGCAAATCCAAAATAGTTATTAGGACTATATGTATTGCTACGTACTTGACTCGTATAATATGAAGGTGCAGTCCATCCAGCAGATATAGATCCAGATGCAGTTACATTTGGAATTGGTGCATATAATGCAGCGTGCCCAAACGGAATCAATGTTTTATCATTAGTGCGATTTGTAACTGCTTTAGTTACTTCAACACGAATAAAATTAGATAGATTTTCATAATCGCCGTTAACTACAACATCACCCGCAGATGTAATTGTTCTATAACGATCACCAATTTTTTTCACTATGTAGTTTGATGATAATGGATTCAAATTACAATTTGTAAACGTTTCAACTACTTCAGGTTGTTTATCAGTATCAGCCGATTTATATGGAGAATTTGGAATATTTGTAGTATTAACTCTACGTACAACTACCGTAAAATCTCCATATCCTTGTGGATCTCCCGTTTCTGTGCTAGTACGAATATCACGTATTCCTACTTTTACTTCATGACTAACTGATGTACCATGTGATAATGTATGAAAACGGAACAAATCTTTAGTTACGGTACCAATCTGTTGTGACGTAATCCAAGGAGTTGTTGCATATTGATATGTAGTAGAAAAATCATATGTTGGTATGATTGCTAATGACATTGTCATTTGGCTGTAATTTGCAAATGAAAGATTTGCATCATACTGTGCATATACTGGGAAATCAATTGATTTCGGTGATGATCCAAATAACTTGGATACATATTGATTACTCGATGGATTAATTGAACATGTAAAGCCTTTACCTTCACCAATCGTCCAAGAACCGTCCCACCCTAATGCATCTGTTGCACCTAATGCAGTAAATGAACCAGATAATGTTAATGTAAATGATCCACTACCTAAATTTTGTAAACTAGAAGATTCAAATCCAGTTCCAGATACAACTTGCGTTGGATGTAATACGTGTGTTACATATGAAGTAGAACCAGTTTTAGCAACTACGGCTAATACTCCATTTGTTAAAGAATATCCTGTTGAATTCAAAATACGCGTAACTGTCATTGCAGTTCCACCATTTTTAAAATAATCAGCTACAACAAATGGAACGTACGATTCATCCGTATAAGATCCATATATTCTTGTAAATTCTTCATAAGACCTAACTGTTGTAGGTATAAATGCAGGACCTTTTACGGTCGGTCCTACGATTGCTGCACCAATTGATTGAATTGCTGCGGGTAATTGCGATTGGTCAATCTCACGTGTAAATACGCCAGGTGACACTATTCTTTCTGCCATTAATATACTCCTTGTTTCTTTTTATTAATAAATATGGATCATGTACACCAAACTTATTCTGCAGGAGTGAATGTGCCGGCAGTTACGTCTATTTGACCTTCGCCGTAATGTTCTTTGAGTTGTGCAATCAATGCAGTTTCTTGATCTCGCAATGCGTCAAATTGTTGCAAAACGTTGACTTGCATTTGTTGTATCGATTTCAATTGCGTTTCTGCATAGTGTAAATCTATTGCAATGCGTCCTAATTGTGTGGAATTTTCTGCGTATTGTGCTTGCAATTTTTGTATTGCATCTACATGGTCCGCATCTAATTTGCGTGTCATAACTGTTGTCCTTTCTAGTTATTATAATGAATTTTTTTATTAAGTCCAATCGTTAGATGGTCTAAATTTGAAGATCCATATTGCGCCGGATTCAGTAGATTGATAATAACAATGTCCTAAACGACGGATATAGTTGCCACCAGGTATGTTAGTATCCATTTCACCCGAAGTGGTTCCATTTTTAATGTATACAACTAAACCGTGATCGACATTTGAAATTATAGGTCCATTTGTTCCGTTATCATCTTGTAATATATTACCTTCTAGTAATACTAAATTACTGTCTAAATAAATTCCTAACATGCGAGTTGCTAATTGTGTCGTTTGGTCTACAGCATACCACGTACCGTCATTTTCTAATGCTACTAAATTAAACTGAGCAACACTGCCATTTACACTAGCAACTTCAATTACTTCACCATCCCAGTTTGGTTTATTTATTGTGAACGATTCTTGTGTAGTTAATGCAATAGTTTTTCTAAAAAAGTAAGGTGTTTTTATACTATAATTTAAAGATGGTGCTTCCCATTCAAATGATGCAACAGCTGTGCTATCTATTAATTGTCTATTTGTAGTGTCTAACGCGCCAGTTACGATTAAAGATCCCGTTATAATTACGCTTCCAGAGGTAGTCAATGATCCTGTTATAATTACGCTTCCAGACCCATTTGTATTAAAGTTTGAATCGCCTCTAAAAACGCCAGCATCATTGTATTGTATATTATTAGTACTACCACCAGGAGTACCTCCACCACCTCCACCATTTAATGCATATGATGCAGTTAGTGCATATGATGCGGAAGTTACGGTTCCTACTACTCGAGATGCCGTAATAAATGAAGCTGTACTAGCAAATGAAGCTGATGTTGCAAATGATGATGTTACGGCACGAGATGATGATATGGCAAAGGATGCCGTCAATACACTACTTGTACCGGATGGTCCGAATACATTGGATGCTGTTATGAATGATGCAGTTAATGCAAATGATGATGTTACGGCACGAGATGCAGATACCGCATTTAAAACATACGATGCTGAAGTTGCTGTTCCAGTTAGATTACCTACAACGGTTGCTACTGTTAGAGTGTTGAATTTTGGATTATATGAAAGTGCATCACTTCCGCTATCCATATACTCTAGAGTTGTTACTGAATCAAGTGTGGAGGCAGTTGCAAATAATACGTAATACGTTGCATCAGCATCTGTATTTTTACCAATAGTCACTGCACTTGCCGTTGCTGCTACTAATGCATTATTTGCCCAACTTGCAGTTCCGTATAAACTACCTGTTATATTAGGTGCATTTAAAGAACCAGTTACGTTTTGGCTACCTGAAACGATTACCGTTCCAATTAAAGTTTGCGTATCGTTAACAGCATCGCCGAATTGATTCGAACCGGAAGAGTATATTACAGATGCAGTTTCATATGTCGTATTAAGATATGTAAATGAAGCCGTACCATTAAGGGTTAGATTACCATTAAATGTTAAATTCTGATTCAACGTATTCAAGTATGATGCTGTTAACGTAGTTATCGCAGTTTGTGCAATGTCAGCAAATGAAGCGGTACCAAACAACGATCCCGTAATACCACTTCCACTAACTAGCAATGATCCTGTAATTACCGCATCGCCAACGTATGGAAATCCTGCTCCGCTGCCACCGCCATTCATGGCATATGATGCCGTTAAAGCGTATGAAGATGATATTGCATTTGATACATAAGATGCCGTTGTTGCGAAAGATGCCGTACCTGATAAACTACCCGTAATTGATGATGCTAATAAAGAGCCTGTTACAGTTAAACCGTTTGTATAATTACCTGAACCTGATACATCTAACCCATATGTTGGATCGGGTTGATTGATTCCAACAAGTGCATTTACAGAACCGCTAATAGTTTCTAATAACGTGTTTCCTGAAATTCCTAAATATAAATTTCTTGCAAAGATCACACTACCTATATTCATGCTACGCGTGGATCCACTTGGTAATGTTATGTTATTACCGATTATAATGTTACCTTGTCCTAATAAAAATCCTGAAGATAATATATCGGCATTTCTTCCTGCATTTGGTCCTATAAACGTAGATAAACTAGCAGATGGTTGTCCGTAGCCGGCACTTGAACCGATAAAGGTTGAATTGTTTGCTAGTTTAGCATTCTGTCCGGCAGCATTCCCTATAAATGTTGAGCCTCGTAAGTTTATTGCATTGTATCCGGCATTGTAACCTATAAACGTACCATTAGTTGTGTCAGAGTTCGGATCTAAATTACCGTTATAACCAGCTTCATAACCTATACTTACTGATAAACTTGAAGTTTTTACAAATCCACCTGCAGCATACCCTATGTTAACAGACTGATCCGAATTCACAGACGTATATCCCGAACTATTTCCAATATATATTGAGTCACTACCTGATGTTGCGCCGCCACCAGCATCTTGACCAATAAAAATAGATTTGGCTGCAAATTTTGCTGATACGCCGGCATTTTGTCCAATAGCTACAATAGATTCAGTTGATACATTACTAGACACTGACAGTTCATAATATCCCGGGATAAAGCTGAACAATGAACTACCAGTAGATGCTAGTCTAGCATTTTCTACAAACGATGCGGTAGCTGCATATTGTACGTAACTGGCAGTTTCAACAAATGATGCTGAAATTATTCGTGATGCGGTATCGACAAAACTTGCTGATACTACTCGAGATGCAGTTACTACAAAATCTGCATACGTTACAAAACTTGAAGTAATTACGCGCGATGCAGTTTCAACAAAACTTGCTGATATTACTCGCGATGCGGTTGCAACAAAACTTGCTGATATTACTCGCGATGCGGTTGCAACTGTGTTATTTTCTGATAAGAAGTTTACATATGATGCGGTTGCAACAAAACTTGCCGATTCTACAAAACTTGCTGTTACTACACGCGATGCCGTTGCAACGAAACTTGCTGATACTACTCGAGATGCAGTTACTACAAAATCTGCATACGTTACAAAACTTGAAGTAATTACGCGCGATGCAGTTTCAACAAAACTTGCTGAAATAGATCTGGATACGAAACTTGCAGTTAAAACTAAACTAGCAGTTCTTGCCAAATTTGCCGTTTCTACATAACTTGCTGTAGTTATATTGCTTAAAGTTCCTATGTATGATGCCGTACCAAAAAACGAACCGGAAAACGAACCGGAAAACGAACCTGTTCCTGCTAAGTTAGTACCATCGAAAATTAATTTATCAACCCCACCGAATGTGTTGTTGTTATTATATTGTATTTGTGTGTTACTTCCACCTGGCGTACCTGCTCCACCACCTCCTCCACCGTTTAAAGCATATGAGGCTGTAATAGCATATGATGAGCTTATAACGCTGTTAGAACCAAATGGTCCAAATACATTTGATGCTGTTACAAAAGATGATGTTAAAGCGTTAGTTGTCCAACTTGATGTACCAATTAATGTTCCTGTAAATGAGCCACTAAATGAACCTGTATTACTTAAAAATTGATCTACTCTGTTAGCTGTTAATATTACAGATGGGATACCTGGGTGTGTACCTGAGATTGATTCTGCAAGTAATCTTAGATCAGTATCAGCAGATAGCCATATAATTTGGTAATAATCTCCAGCGGCTGATGTTACAAACCAGTTCCAAGCTGCTACTTGTTTATCATTATTACCACTTAGTGTTAAGGTAGTTGCTGTATCAGTTAAATCAATTCCATTTTTACGTAACCATATTACTATTTCATCTGCTCCACTATCTGTTTTATCTATTTGTGCTGAGAATTGTATGTTATATACCCCGGCATTAGTTGTTTTAATATATGTGTTGAAAGGACTTGTTGATCCTGATATTGATACTCCGTTTGTAATGTCTGTTGAATTAAAAGACATTGAACGAGGTATATTAGCTACTGGGTTTGTTTGGATTGTAGTGTCATAAAAACTACCATATGAACCAGTTGCCGTATTAAATCCACCTCCTCCGGTCGAACTAATTGTTACTTGACCTAAACCATTTATTGGTGATAGTGTTATATTTGATCCTGCTAATAGTTGAGTTACTCCCCCTCCAGATCCTGTATTCACAGTTATTGGGAATGTATTTCCATCACCTTTTGTAAATGTAATTGTATTTGAAGATATAGAAGCAGTTACTAATGCATTTGGTGCATATGACGTGGTTAAGGCATTTTCTGCCCAAGATGCAGTACCATATAAACTTCCGGTTATATTAGGTGCATTTAATGAACCTGTAACTTCTAAACTTCCGCTTACGATTGTTCGACCAATCAACGTTTGCGTATCGTTAACGGCATCGCCGAATTGATTCGAACCGGAAGAGTATATTACAGATGCAGTTTCGTACGTTACGGTTAAATATGAAATTGATGCAGTTCCATTTAGAGTTAAATTACCATTAATAATTTGATTTCCATTAAATGTATTTGAACCAGTCGTTGCTAAACTTGACGACTGCGCCGTAAATATTGGATCTGTTTCTTGATAATATGATGCCGTTGCTGCATGCGATGCGGATATGGAAAAACTAGAACTTATAGCATTTAAGACATATGATGCTGTTTGTGCATAAGATGAAGTTGTAGAACGCGAAGCTGATGTTGCAAATGAAGCCGATGTTGCATTTAAAACATATGATGATGTAACGGAATTCGTTGCCCAACTCGATGTACCAAATACGCTACCCGTAAATGAACCTGTAAATGAACCTGTTGCTCGTAATGTAGTTCCGTCATATGTTAATTTATCAACTCCACTAAACGTATTGTTGTTATTGTATTGTATCTGCGTATTGCTTCCACCCGGTGTAGTAGTTCCACCACCACCGCCTCCGCCATTCATAGCATACGATGCTGTTACGGCATAACTTGCCGAAATATTATATAAAGATCCTGTTTGTAATTGTCCTGGTTTGAACTGTCTTGCCATTATTATGCCCACCTTCCATTAATAATTATCGTATCGGTGGAATCTATGGTGTAACCTAATGTTGAAGTATCAAACACGATGCTTTGTGTCGTTGTGGTTGGAGTCCATGTGTAAACTGCTTTATCTATGTATTGTCCGTTAATGTATACGTTGAATTCGTTTTTAGTTGCAGCTGCTCCAGTAACTGGATTTGTTGCTGCAGCTGTGGAAACAGTAACAGTTGTTGATGTTGACCACGTTGCAATTTGATCCGACAATTCGGTTAAATATGATAAAGTTGCCGCATCTAATGTTCCTGTCGTTGCGCCAGTAACCCGTATCGTCTGTGCAGTACTTGCAATTCGCAATATTGGTGCAGGTACCGTGGTCGTGCTAAATAAGTCTACATCTACATCTACAACTGAATCAAATGTTAATTTTTTAACTGAATACATTTTTTTAAGAGTTGATATGCGACTTTCTTGTGCGGATAATAAAGTACCTTGCACCGTTAATGGTACTGTAGCACGAACCAAACGATCTTCTCCAACCGTGTTTACGGTTTCAAATGAAAATTGTCCTATCGCCGTTGGAAATTTATTTCCTTCATTACCCCAAGAAAAACGTCCATATGGTAATATTTGATCTACTAATGCGTTCATTTGTGTGGAAAAATCACACCATAACATCATTTCATATTCAACAGTTACATATTTAGGAATATCAATTACGTATATTTTTTCCGATGATTGTGGTTGATTTGTTGGTATTGGAAACAATTCATCTTCATATTGATTGCGTTTGTTGTAACGTGCTTTATGTGTAAGATAGTTTCCCGTTTGTGGACGATTAACATCCAACGTACGTTGCGTATCTCGTTCCATTACACTGCCTCGTTTCAACATGATAACGGGAGATTGCAACATTCCTTTTTCATCTCGCAAATAACCTAAACGTCGTACGTTATCCCATTTTTCTCCGTTTGCAAAAATAACAGGTACTGGTATGATTTCTTTGTTTGATTCGATTTGCGGACGTATTTCATTGTCTACGTACCATTTAATAGCATAATCAATATCATAAACCGTACGTTGTTTGGTACGAATCACATCGTCATCTCGTCGAGTTTGCATCGATCGATTCAACAATTGATCTGGAGTCAATCCTTCCGTTGTAGTAGGATTGGGTTTGTTAGTTTTACGATCGATATTTTCTCTATTAAACTTTGGCATTAATGTCCTTTATATGCAGGCGAATTATTATTACCACCGCGTCGAATATTTGTTATACCTTGTGGAGTTTGTCGTGTTGCATGTGCGTCACATACTACAGAAACACTGTAACCATGTTGCGAACCATTTGGCCACGTTTCTGGATTTTTTCCAGCAAAGTATTGATTCGCATCAACATTGTCTAATTCGTAGTATTCATTATCCCAAAATACAATGTCCCCAACTTCTGGAAAGAAATCTGCAGTTTCTAATGTATCGCGTGACAACGCAAATTGTGCTGTACGCGTATATGAATGACCGTAATCATCCATTGTTGCAGTTTTAGTTTCTTTGGTAATCAAACAAGGTATTATGATTGAATCATAATATGATTTAGTTTCGGATTCTCCGTAAATGTTTGAGTTACTAGATTCTACAATTAATTTAAAAAATTCAATTTCAGTATCTACAACCGCATTCATCAATTCCGAATTGATTGCGGCTAAAAAGCGTGCATCTCTAATCCCTCCAAAAAGTGCCATATCTGTTCTCCTTTATCCAACATAAATTTTTAATGGAACCTTTGCAAGAATTTCATTCATCTGAGTTGCTTCTGCATTTTGTCTCGTTAACATTTGTTCTTTTGTGAGTTTATCTAAAAATTCACGAAGTTGTGCAATTAAAGTTTCTTTTTCACTTTGTCCTTGCGATACTAATTCTGAACCGTTAAGTGTTACTTCTGCTCCTGGTATAGGAACTGATGAATATTTGTTGCGGACAAAGCCTAACATTTCTTTTGCAATTGCCGCGCCATATTTAATAATCCACGCACGCCCCATATCATTAATTGTACTGTATGTTTGATACGTGTATGGTATATTTGATGCGTCACTAACAACATTGTTTACAAGTGCCGTATTACCAAATAACAAGGCATCATTATTTTTTTCATCTTCTAATATGTATTCAACCCAAACTTGTCCGTAGAATATACTAGATGCAGAAGAACCTGTACCTGCAGTTGGTATTGGCCAAAATTTAATATCATCACCGTGCAATTCAAATGTGTAATGTGACTTACGTATTTGATCGTTAAATTCAATTGCTTGTAGTCTAAACAAATCTGCATGTATTGGCATCATCATGAAACTAATTGATGGCGAAAATCCACCAAAGTTAAATGAATCTAACAATTGTTGCGAACCTAAACCAGTACCAACAAATGGATCAAAATAACGAACGATTGCTGGAGGTGGATTATGAAGTACTCGTTTAACTTCAATTGCACTCCCTGATACGTTTACTCCTGATGCAGATACTGCAGTTTTCAAACTATATGTTTGTTGACCCGGTACCATATCGATTTTGACTTTACGCCATGCAACAGTACCACCCGAATCAGCTTCAGTACCATATGCCTTTGAAAGGCGCGTAATATATCCGAATGAATTTCCAACTACATGATCCGTAAAACTAGAACCAGATAATGCACCCGTATTAGTTTTTATTCCTAACGTATTCATCAAGTTGTTAACAATATTAACTTGATTAATTTGATTGGAATATTCCATTACCGCAGCTTCAAATGCTGTATAGAAATTTATAGCCTGGAGTTCAACATCCATTATAGGATAACCTACATGTTGTGCAGCATATTTTGCAAATGAATCTGCATGACGTTGAAACAATGGATCACTATCAAAATGACCAAACGGCGTAGATCCTGTTGTAAATGAAGAAGAACCTGACCAAATCGGCTTGTTTTGTGAATAATCCATACGTGTTTCCTTTTATATATAAATATCGTTATTCATTAAGAAGTCGTAAAATTTCATCCAATGAAGCGTGACGATGATTATCTGTTAAAATAATTTCATTCACATACTTTGAATTTTTTATTTTTGGAACTTCGTGAGTTGCCGAATCATTTTTAAATTTTAAATCTATTTGATGTTTATCGCCACATAAAATCATGATGCTATCTTTACCTAAACGAGACAATACCATTTGTAATTGTTGTTTAGTTAAGTTTTGAAATTCGTCTACAATGCAAACTGCATTATCAAAAGTACGTCCTCGAAAGTGTGCCAATGAAACTAGTTCAATGTTTTCTTCCTTTTCCATTTTATCAAGCAGCTCCGGTTTATTGTAAACTTTACGCATATTGCTTCGAATTGGAACTAACCATGGATCCATTTTTTCTTGATATGAACCTGGTAAGAATCCATCATCTTGTGTAGATACTGTAGGCCGCGTTATGATAATTTTGTTTATTCTGCGTTTGAAAAACATGTCTAATGCAATTTGTACTGCTAACAATGTTTTTCCCGAACCGGCTTTACCTAATATAAAGTTAAATGGCGTTTCTATTATTTTTGCTTTTGCTTGTTTTTGTTCTTCTGATAACGTAATTGAATATTTAATTTCAGTTTTTGGTGGAGTTTTCTCCTTGTTTGACGTAGCCATAGTAACCTTTTTTAATTAAACTAATTTTGTAAGCGTTGTTTCTTGAAGTGTCATATCCTTAACTGTTTCAATTTTACCCATCGATAATCGACGAATTGCTTGAAATGTTTCTCGTGCCGGATATGGTGTCATTACTTTGATAGTAATTAATTCTTTGTCTGGTCCTAAATCTTGTTCGATATGAACCATAAGTACTAAACGTATAGCCCGTATACGATCTAATACATCAACCAATCGTCCGTCATAGCGAATGATGGCTTGCATTGAATACTTATTTCTTGGAACTGCCATATTATTTCTTTTATAATAAATATTCGGACAGTAAAAAAGGGATGACCGGAGCCACCCCTTTCTCATTCCTTAATTCCGTAATTGGTTAAGTGATGTTAATCAACTAACTATTAAAGAACGTTAAGACCGTGTACGTATACTTTTCCGTAGAATTCTGAACGAACAACTTTCTTCGCGTAACGTGTCATAACACCTTTACGTGGAGTGAAGTTAACTGGATCATATACTAATGGTGTCATAATCAATGGAATGTATGGACTAAATACAGCACCCGTTTCTAGGAACTGTGCTCCACGGAATCCCATTAAGATTACGTTTTCTAACATGTATGGGTTTTTGTATACTGTGTAACGGTTATTGATTGAACCAATTTTTTGTACACCTGCCGCAAATTCCATTTTAGTTCCATCTGTGTCAGCAGCAAATCCTGGGATAGACTCAAGAATAGTTGCAACTGCTGGAGAAGTTACTAGGAAGTTAGCACCACCACGCAATGTTTTTTGGTGGATTTTGTTTGATACTTTTTGTAATTTAGTGCCAAGTGTTTGGAACCAACCACCTTGAGTGTTGTAGTATCCATCACCTGAAGTACTAACACCACCACCTGCAGTAGCTTGAGTAAATCCTGAACCATTCCAGAAGTTATTGTTCAATGCTGACCAATATTCAACTGTTGGTGCTGCAGCAATCAACATATCTAAGATTTCCAAATCAATTTCCATGGAAACATACTCAGAAAGCATTGAAGTTAATTCAGCTTCAGCATCAATTGAATGGTAAGCATTTAAGTCTTGTGCGAACTCTGGAGTCCATACTGCTTTCAACTTACGTGTTTTAGCAACGATTGGTTCAGATTGCATTTCCAAGTTAATTTCTGGAATGTCAATATCAACACCGGTATTGATACCCGAATTCGCAGATGACCCTCGGAATGGGTTAGCATCTTCAAAATCACCACGAGTGATATCAGTTGGTTGTTTGCTATAATTCAATTTGAAGTTTGTTCCTGCACTAATTGCCGTTTGAATAGCCGTTGCTTGTGCCGTTGTTACAATGAATGATGCAGTGTAATTGCTTGTAATTGTTGAGAATGCCTGAACTGGAATGATTTCGTCACCTGCAGAACCTGAAGCAAATGTCCAAGAACGAACTGCATATAAATCAGCATCAGTTGGTACATTGATAGTTACTTTTTTATAGCTTGATAATGATGCTGAATATACGCTATCATAATTAACAAGGCCAGCATCTGTCAATGTACCAGCACCAGAACCTGTGTTAGCAGATGTGGATGTTAATGCTGCGGATGATGTGTTGTTGATTGAATAACCGAAACGACCTGCACCGTAAAGACCACCTGCTGCATCTGAACCAGTTGTAGTAACACCAAACATTGAGTCAGTTGCGTTAGGATTACCAAACGGATCACCAGTTCTGCTGTTGTTATCTGCATCAAATCCTGGTTGAGCCGTACCGTATTTAAAGTCTAAGTAAAAAATTAGACCCGATGGCAAATTCATTGGTTGAACTGATACGAATTCTTTTGCTGCAAATTCAGCAAAGATACGACGTACCAATGGAAGAGCTACACCATTCCATTCTTCAGATCCAGCTGTTGTACCTGTTGAAGTTGCTTCTTTTACTAATTGACGTGCTTGGTTTTCAAGCAATTGCGCCATACCTGCTTTTTCAGTCTCTGTACGAAGACCTTCTAACAAACCTGTTTTCTCCCATTTATTAACGATAGCTTTTGCTGCGTTTCTTTGGTTGAAATCGTTTGTACTTAATAAATTTGAAATATCCATTTCTTTTTTCCTTTTTTAATTGTTATAGCAATCCTGCTAATTTTTTCCAACGATTAGCTAATTCAAATCCTTCTGACAATACTTGAGTAGTTTCTTTCTTAGGAGCCGTTGATGCAGCTGGTTTAGATGCATATGATTCTTTAACTACGCGTTTTTTAGTTGGACGGTTGAATGATTCAGCCAATGTACTAAATACTAATTTTACTTCTCTTGTGTTACCAGCACGATCAAATCCTTCAATCACTTTCATTTTTTGACCTTCTGATAAATCAAAATTGCGGAACAATTTGTTTGTGTAAAGAAGTTTTGCGTTTAGAAGATTTACTTCGTTGATGATGCTTTTCAATTCTCGAACTGTTTTGTAAGCTTCTTCAAGTTGCTCGTTTGCCATCTTAAGTTCGTCACCATGAGTTCCTTCATGACCAGCATCTTGCATTTCTTCTAATTCTTCTTCCTCTTCTTCTTCACGTAGAATTGATTCAATGATTTCGTCGATGTTGAAGTCTTCAGCTAATTCGTCATCCTTAGGCATATCATAACCTTCAGTTGCCATGTCTTCTTCCATGTCTTCTTCTTCATTAAGATCGCCTTCTAATTCACGAATAATCGCTTCAAGATTCAAATCTTCATTGTACTCGTCAGCCATTTCTTCATCTGATACAGGTGCTTCTTCTTCACCTTCCATTCCAGCTTCAGCTCCTGGCTCTTCTTGAGAAAATATGTCGAATTCATCAAATTCTCCGTCATTGTTAACGTCAATTGATAAATCACCAACATCTTCTCCAGCACCCATGTCGCCTTCCATTCCTGCATCCATACCTGCTTCAGCACCCATGTCCATGTCATCCATAGCTGGTTCTTCTGCTGGCATTTCTTCGTCTTCTACTTCATTTGTTAACTGAGTTGCTAACATTCTTTCAAGACGAGGAGCGAAAGCTTCTTGTAGTGCAATTTTTGCGTTTGCTAATGCTGTTTCTTTAACGGCACGTGCATCGGCGATTGCTTCTTTTAGCAAATCTGATTTTGCCATAAGTTTTCTCCTTAAATTTGTTTTTTGGAAATAAGATTATTTGAAATCTTAATAGAATATTTTTATTTTATAGTGACGCTATAATAAGAGTGGAAATAGCGTATTCTACAATAAATATAAGCACGTTTAGAAAAACAGTAAAAAAGTCCTAACTTTTTTTAGCTAGGACTTAAAATCGGTGTAAGTTGTTTTATTTTGAGTGTTGATCTCGAACCATTTGCATGAATGCAGCTTTAATATTTTGCTGTCTGCGTTGCACACTAGGCTTAATGAATTCTCTGCGATCTTTTGTCGCTTCAAGCACTCCGGCAGATTTTACTTTGCGTTTCCATGCTTTAAGTGCATGTGCTAAATCTTCTCGTTCTGTTCCTACAACTTGTACTGCTAATGCATTACCCGGAACAATTTGTTGATGTTGTTTTTGTTTTTTATTCATATAACTTGTTTAATAGTATCAAATAGCTTCTGGTGCCGGTGCTTCTGGTTGTGGACGTTGTCCTCTTACATTGAAACGAAAATGTTTAATTTCTGGCACTTGTGCAACGTATCCTTGAATCTTTTGTGATTCGCGTCCTGGATCTTCTCCTAAACGAAAATAGAAATATCCTACTTTACCTGATTTAGATATGTTTTGTTTAACTATAGTAAATCCTTTTCGTTCTGACCAATCTCGTATATCATTTGCAACGTTTTGTGCCATTGACGGATCTCGCAATACATATTCAACTCCTCCGCGATAATCTGCAATATGATTAACAAGTTGTGCTTCGTCTATTTCAGATTCATTAGCTGTTATTCTAACATTACCACCGGCTTTCTTTGCAGCCACTTGTGCTGCAGTTAATGCATTTTTATCTTTTGCAACAGATGCCGCTATTTCAATATCGTTTGGATTTTGTTTAGTAGTTTGTTCTGTTATTCCGAAAAATTCTTTATATAATTTTTTTAGTGCATTCATTTTATTACCTTTAATATAAATAAAAAGATTCAAACATCCAAATTAATTAACATCGAAGTATTTGTTTAATCCTTGTGCGATATCTTCATATGCTGCACTTAAACGTTGTTGCAACATAGCCATTTCTTTTGCAGTTGCTTCAAATACTTTGTATGAATCGTTTAGATTTTTCATGTGACGTTTAACTGTTACACTATCAAACCAATCGCCTTTTTCCGTTGCAATTTGTTCTGCTTTGTTAATGATGTCACGTACATGATCGGTTAATTGATCTAAATCACCTTTTCCATATACCGAATCACTCATTTCAGAAAAACGTTTAACGCGTTCAACGAATGCAGCTTTTTCTTCTTTAGACAATGGTTTTGGTTGTTCGTCTAACAACGTTTCTAGTATGTATTTTAAATTTCTCATCTTTAAATTATTCTGCATTTACCGTCTTCGCATAAAATTGAAGTAATAAGTTCATTTACACGTGCGTATTTGTTTGTTTTAACTGTTTTATCTACTGACTCGTGCATGTGCGTAGGCCGCATAAAAGCCCCATGCGTTGAAGGATTTGATACAAAGTCCCAACATATCAATTCAAAGTCTTCTTGAACTTCAACCGTACCCTCACTGCGTAATTCTTTTACGGAACCTAATCCACGGGATGAAATGCCTAATGTGATACCAGCTTTAAAAAGTTCTTTAAGAATTTTTCCTGACGGAGTTTCTAGTATTTGTACTGCTCCTTTTAAATCATCACCATCCCACCATATTTTTAGTACATTATGAGATACGTTGTTCAAGTTTACTACGGAAGATTCTGGATGATCCAATTCTCCTAGTGCACGATGCTGTTGTATGAATTCTTGTTCATATCGTCTACATTCGCGTTCTAGTATGTTTCTTGGATAGATTCTACCATTTTGATTTTTTGCTCCCGCACGTTGTAAAACTCCTTGAACTACAAAACCACCAGGTATCCCATATGCAGCCCCACTCGATTCAGTAAGTGAACCAATCGGACGAAATGGCATATATTCTACTATTAGTTGTTTTGACATATTATTCTCCTAATGCTCTTACGCGTTCCGATATTTTGACTAATCGTTCTGATATTGTTGATAATGCTTTTTTAGTTCGTGCTCCATATGAAGATGCAGCTACACCAGATTCTGTTTTTAATCTTGCGTTATGTTTTACTAGTTCATCAATTTCTTGAAGTTTTTTAGCAATTTCTTGAATGGTGCGATTCACTTTTTTATCCGGCGATACGTCTTTATCTGCCGTTGCAAATGACCGATAACCTTCAATCAATTCCTCATATTTACGTTCCATAACATCTTCTACTTTCAAAGCAGATATTTGTTTGCGAACTCCATGTTGTGGTAAATTTCCTATGCGAGTTGTGTTGTCTTCAATATTGTTCGTACCTTCACCATCCGGATAATATTTTACCGGAAACTCTTGATCCGATTGCCACCAATATGATGCATCTGGCGAAAAGGGAAACTTATCATTGAAAATTTCTTCATCTGACTCAGGCGCTTGATGTCCCGTTGTTTTCCAATCAAATGTCGGTTTAACATTTATAGATTCGTAACGTGCTTCTTTACCTCGCCATTTTCCTGGTTTAGCAAATGCAGCCGGCGTATTGAATCCAGCAATGGCACCCGTTACATTTTGTTCGTCAATTTCTTCTTCATCGCAAACACACTTATCCATAGGACGATCACATGCATCGCAATATGAATCTTCTATTTCATGGAATCGTTCTTTCATTTCACGTAATATTGACTTCATTACTTCAACTCTTTCAATTCGCGAACTAAATCAAAGTAACGTAGTAAATTTAATACGTGCGATTCTTTGATAGTTTTCATAGATTCTACATTGCATAACATTTCCGACAATTTAGTTACTTTGATTTGTGTAGCAGGATCAGTTATAGTTTTTGCTTGTGTGGCTAAATCTTTTTTGATTTGTGGTATTATAGTTTCAATGTATTCACGCAATGCAGTTGTATCATTAACGTGAGTAATGTATTTATTTAATAGACGTTTTTGTGATTCATCTAATACTGAATATTTTTCATTGAATTTATCAACAATAATTTTATATGTTAATAAACGTATTTCTTTGGGTTGTGATTCAAATGATTCTAATACCGGGTCTTTTTTCGGTGTAGCACGCTCCGTTACAATGCCATGGTCTATAATTACATTTTTACATTCCATTAATTGTTTTGGATTTGCTGATTCAGCATATTCAAACAACATGTTGATTGATGCTAATACTTTGTAATTAGTAATATGCATCTTTGCCATATCTGTAAAAACGAATTTTTCAGAAATCTCTTTTACTAGATTGTATCTTTGACGTTTCAGTACGCTTTGATTTAATTTATCATACGCAGATTTAACCGTACGTATGTAATCTAATGCTTGTGCTTCGCTTCGGAATTGTTCTTTAACTAATGCGTTATAGAGTTGCAATTCTTTTGATAACTCTGTATTTCGTCCAAAATATTTTTTGATTATATCTATTGTAACAGATTTGTTTGACGACAACGTTTCTGAAGTTAATTTGCGTACCAACATTTCAAATAGAATGCCGGTATTTTTATACTTCGAGTGTTTCAATTTCTTCATGTTCTGTACAGTGCCTTGTCTTTAATAATAAATATGTTTTAATTACAAAATATTGTTTTCATCTAAAATAGTACCAGCGTCTTTATCAGATTCCGTTGGTATTGCTGTTTTTAAAGATTCTGTTATTATGGATGCACCTTTATTTTTTATTTTTAAATGTTTCAATATGTTGTTATGTTCTACGGCAACTGTTGCGTTGTTTTTAAACTTCGGATCTGGCTGAAATGCTGTTTTTTGATTTTCTGGATTAAATGTTTGCTTAATAGTTTTAATACCCGTTGGATCCCATCCAAATTCATTTTGATGTTGTCCTGATTTAATTCCTTCTGGTGGACGGCCTCCTAAATCTTTTTCTTCAACGTCATCGCTGGACATGTGCATTGATGCTAAATCATGAGGTGTTCCAAATGAAACTCCCGTTATAGCAGGATCATTTCCTTCTTGTTCAATCTGATTTTGACGGAAACGAAGTTTAAGATCTTCAATAACATCAACACGTTCTTGAAGCCATTGTTCTTCGGACATATTGAATATAAACTCATAAATGTAACGATCTGAAACAAGTTTTAAATCTTTCATTGTATTTGCTAATTGAACTTTTTCATTCATTAAAGCAACTTTTTGTTGATCGTATATAATTGATGGTGCTGTTAATTCTAGTTCAAATCCAATTAAATCTTCGCCTTCAAATCCTTGTGAATATAAATGCACTATTCCAATTTTAATAAGTTCCGATGTTACGATTTTTTGAATACGTTCGATAGTTCTGGCAAAACGAATATCCATGGATGCTAACGTAGTTTTACCTTCAACTGACTCGCTATATCCTAAAAATGGTTTAGGAATTTTAAGTGCAGCCATCATTTTATCTTTTACATATTCAATATCATCCATTCCGGTAAATGTCATACCTGGTAATGTATCAATTGTAGTAGAAGACTGACCCCCGCGTACTGGCAAATAATAATCTTCTAACATGTTGTTAAGATTGAATCTCATGTTGTAATTTCCAGTTTGCGGATCGATGTGTGGAATTTTTTTCATTTTATTGATAATCTGTTCCATGAAATTATCAACTTCATTTGGTGGAATATTACCAATATCAATTTTAAAGATTCGTTTTTCTGGTGCACGCATTATACGATGAATAAGCATTGCATCTTCTAACATCATTAATTTTTGAAATTCTTTACGTGCTCCTTCTAACATAGATCTACCGTACGGTAAAAAGTTTGAATCCGACAACATACGGAAATGTGCTATTTCAAACACATCATATGTCATTTGTTCTGACGCAATATTTTTAAATTTAATATCATATTCACCCGTCGCTTCATTATATTCTTCCCAACGTTCCATTTCATAACTAGAAAATGGACGTGCATTAACTACTCCGTAAGTGTCTGCGATATCTAATTTCAAAAAGAAATCACCGTATTTGGTCATGTTGCGTATCCACGTCCACAAATTGAATTCAATGTTCAATACATCATAAAACAAGTTATAAAGTATTTTTTGAATTTGCGTGTTATTAGTTTTGATTGTAAGTATATCTCCGAATTGATCTGCTAATGTAGATTCATCTGAATAAATATCTAAGGCAGAAGATATGATTGGATCTTTATCCATCATTTCGTAGTCAGCATATAACTGCATACGATTTTGGTGCATATAATAATTAGAATCATATCCACCCATACCACCGACACGGTGTTTGTTTGCACCATGCAGTCGAGTATATCGATCTGCAATTTTACTTTGTGCTAAATTACCAGAACCTTGTAGACGATTTGTATCTACTACACGTACCTGATCTTTCCCATATGCCCGAACAATTACGTTGGTGCTAAATAGGTTCTGTAAACGTTTTCTTAATGACGCCATATTTCTTTTTTAATATAAATATAACTATGTTAAGATCAGTGGTTATTTTATCAACCAAGTTAATGATTCATCGCCTGACCCAGGATTCCAATTCCATCCATTGTCGCTGTTATTACGATTGCCAGTATAAATAACTGGACTCGTTTTTTGAAAAGAAGATAGTGCACGTTTATTCAAATCAATACCTTGTTGACGTAATTTTAGTGCAGTATCGCGTAACCATAATCCGATACAAAATGACATTACTAAGTCATCGTTATATCCTTGTTGTGCTTGTGCTTTACCATTAAGCCAAACAAACACTAGTAATTCTTGTATTAAACGTCGGCTACGAATAAACGGAGTACGATCTCGCATATACATTTCAAGTGCCGATATCATTAATGGACGTGTACGTGTTGTGGTTGATACTCCCGGAACCATTTGGCTCTTATCTTTCATATCATAACCTTTTTTCAATTGTACATCGGCATCTGTATATCCGTCATCTTTATATGTATAATGTAAGTTTTGATAGTTTCTATCAAGTGCCGGCTGAATTGCGGCCCAACCAATGTTTGCATTTTCAATAGCTAATAACGCATTGTTCCATTCCGTTGCAACCGTTACTAACATGTTTCCAAATTCATTGGGTGGAATCTTTCCTTTAAATTCTGCTACTTGTCGTACCGTTTCAACTTCTAAAACATGAAATGCAGACCAGTCACCACCATCACCCCGTGCGACGTCAGCTACTACCATGTAATCACGTGCATAGTCCGGATATTCCCAAATCCAATACGCTCCATCAAATCCACGCTTTTCAATTGGTTCTTCACATTTACCTTCATATTCTAAAAGCAAAGGACCATCTACTACAGTATGTCCCGATGATACGAAGTCACAGTCACATTCTTGTGCCGCACCGCGTTCGCCTAATAACGATGTTTGTTCATTACGCCACGTTTGGTCGCGTTCTGGGTGCACATCCCAACGCAAACGAATTGTATGGAAACCGTTAATGTCCGCTTCCGCGTCTGCCCAAGTTTGGTGAAACCAGTTACCAACACCGTTCGGCGTAGATAATACAATAGCACCACCACCCGTTGATAGGGTTGCTTGCGACGCTATCCATATTTCTTCAATGTTTCGAATAAATGCAGCCTCATCAATGATTAGCAGAGACAACGCTTCTGAACGTGCTCCTGTGGTTGCTGATGAAACGGCTTTGATTTGCGAACCATTTTTAAATTTAAGTGATAATTTGTTATCAGCTTCAACCGTACCTTTCAACCAACTTGGCAAGTTATCGTGCATCACCCGTACTTTCGTTACTAGGTTTTTTGCTACTTCTTGTGTGGTTGCAATAACTAACACGTTGAAATCTTCTTTGAACAACATGCACCAAAGTGCAAAGCCGGCAGATAGAGTTGATATACCTAACTGCCGAGACTTTAATATTACATTGTATCGATTATCGCGAAGCTGTGTTAATGAATCTTCTTGGAATGGAAACAAATTAAATTTGATCTTACCACGTTTAGGATGTTGTATGTAACAATAATTACGCATAAAAAATACAGGATCTTTAGCACATTGCATGTACTGTTGTTGTATTATCTGCTTAATATTTTGTTGTGCCATACTTACTTTACAATTGTTGCAACAAATTTACCTGTTACTACTGCAGTAATGATACCTCCAGTAAACCAAATCATTTTATTGTCATACCAACGTGGTTTAAGATATTTTTCACGTTCGATGTACAATTCAACGTTTTCTTTTAACAGTTCAATTTGTTTTGATTTATATGCTAACTGCACTGAATCAATTTGTATTAGTTGTTTTTGAGATTCAATAACTCGTTCATGTTGATATATAATTTCATTGTTCAAAGAATCTAACGCGTATAACGAATCTAAGGTAAATGAAATATCAACAATTTCTTCTTGAGTAAAACAAGTGTCAACTTGTCCGTAACTAAAAAATGGAAATAACAATATGATAAATAAACGTTTCATGATTATTTTTTAGTTTTAGTATTTTTGTTATTTGGTTTACGACCTTTTTTAGTTTTGTTCAAAATATTTGCTTTCGCATCTACAACATCACGAACTTCAACTACTAAATTGTCTTTTGCTTCTTTAAGATCTTGTACTGCAGTTACTGCATCCGTAATTTGATCGTTAATTGCTTCTCGTTTTTGTTCCATAACTTCAACAGCTTCTTCAATTTTATCAATTGTGTCGTTGTTGTTTTTGATTTTATCGTTTAATTCTGATTGTTTTTTACTTTTGTTAGAATTAACTAGGTATAAAACTCCAGCAATTGCCGCAAATATACCTACTACTGCTGCTACGATTTTCTTAATTATTTTCATCTGTTTCCTTGTCTAAATTGTTTAAAAAATCTTGTTTAAATTTATCAAATTGTTTTTGTATTGTTTCATCAAATTCTTCAGCAGTCATTCGAGCCGTCCATGCTTCTTGTTGACCTTCTGAATTAGTTACGAAATTTGATGCTTCGGTATATACTTGTTTTAACATTGCTACATCGCGTTCTGCAGCTGCTAACCAAGCAAGTTTATTTTCACGAATCTTAGATTGTTCGTATTCTTCAAATTTACCTTCTTTTTTCAATTCATGTTCCATTTCAATTGTGCAATCAAAACACATTCCATGAATCTTACGCATTTTTTGGTCCAACTGATGCGTTCCAATGCAAGTGCATGTTTCTTTGCGACAATTTGGAAATGCGCGAATTTCTTCTCGTATAGATTGAAGTGCGTCGCTGGCTTTGGTTTTCTTAACTCGAAATCCATCACGTTGTTCATAAATGTAAGTGATGCCGGTACTAGAATCCGTCTCTTCCCATGTGTCACCTACTTCATGCCGTTCGTTGCGTTTTGCAACTTGTTCTGCATCAGAGAACCCAACTGTTTTTTTAGTTTGGAACTTGTGTGTGCCATCCAACATTTGTTGAATCGCTTTGGTGTTTTGTAACTTTTTTGACATATAACTTATTTATTAATTATTCAACTTCATTGCTTACATTTGCTAATGCAGCCAAGTTTTGAATTATTTTTTTACGTAATAATACATAAAACGTTTTCGCATCTTTTGGATCTACTTCTTTAGTTAATTTATCAGCTACATTCATTAATGCAGTAACTTGTTTAACCGTTCCGTCAGATTTTAAACTATCAATGAATTTTTGAGTATTGATTGCTTCTTGTTCTGCAGGTTCTATTTCAGGTGCTGGAGCTGGAGCAGCTGGTGCTTCTGGTGCAGGTGCGGCAGTTGCATCTGGAGCAGGAGCTGCCATTGGATCCGCAGGAACTTCTTCTGCCGACGGTTCTTCAATTGGCTCTTCTGCAGGTACGGCTTGTTCTGCTAACACACGTGCAATTTTTCTACGTACATATTCACGTATCACTCGTTCTTTTTGTTCACGAGTTAGATTTTCAATTTTATCTTTCAATACGTCTTCAACGCTTTTTTCTTCATCGTCTTGACGTTTCTTAAGACGTTTTGCTGCAGTTTTAGGATCGTAATCTGCATCTTCTAAATCTTTGTATAAACGATCGTCTGCTTCATATTTCGGAATCATTTTTCCGTCATCTTGCATCTCTTTGTCAGTTTTACGAAGAACGTTAAGTTGTTTGTCTTTTGTAGAATTCGGATTCATTCCTCCATCTTTATCATCTGTAGTATAATCTTTAATGTCTTTGCGAGGTTTTGGTTTTTGTGATTTTTCCAAATCCTTTGGTGCTTTGTATTTGCTTTTGTGTTTGTCAGCCATTGATAAAATCCTATATTTTATATAAATATCAGTTAAACAGATTTAACCGATTTTTTATTTAATAACGCTTTTGAAATATTTTCAGAATGTTTTGCAGTTCGCGGTGGTTTCTTTTTATTTTTAAGTGACTTACTAATATTAAGTTTATGTTCATCACTCATTGGCCCACGACTTAAACCAGATTTACCTTTATTCCATGGAATGCGCCCCTTTCCAGCTTTAGAAATTTTTTCTCGAGTTTCTATAGAATATTTAACGGTTTTTCCTTTATTTTGTTTACCTAATTGTTGTACAATCATTTGTTGCAGTTGTTTACAACGACTATATTCTTTCGAACTAATGATATAATTTCGTTCATGTTTTGAACTTTGATGATTCATCATTCTCCATAGTGCATAATGCAATTTTGTTTCGTTAAGATAAATTTCACAAAGAAGTTTATGTGCTATGAAATGTTCTCGAGCTGTAAGTAATACTAAATTAGTTTTATTATTTCGTCCATTTAAACATTTAGGAACGATATGATGTCGTTCGAAATATATGCCGCGACCTTTTTTACGATTCTCAGATTGACATCGCGCTATTAATTGTTCGTATATTTTTTTATAATTCATTACTAAATCATCGTGCGTACTTTAATACTCCTAGTAACTGATTTACTGGCGCAAAAGCACCTGTCATTTTATATGTATGCCCCTTGTACACAAATACTATGCCTTCTGCTGGTATTATGGCATCAAATCCTCCAAGCCGTTGTATACGGCGTAATTCCAATTCCAATTTAGATATTGTAGCAGGATTACCTGTTGCTTGTAAATCTTTGATAAGTTCTGCCAATTCCGTTTTAATTTGCTGAACTGTTTTATCTGGATTTGCGGCAAGGAAGTTTTCTGCATTTTTCATTACAACTACACCTAATCTTAAAAATATAGATTCAAACGGTTCTAAGTTTTGTTTGCGATACGCTTTGAAATCTTTTTTATCGAATTCAGTTACCCATGCGGCAAATTCCGGACTTGCAATTTGTTTTTTAAGCATGGCAATATTAGTTGATTTATCATCAAATGACCAACGCAATACGAGTGCATTTAAAACATCTTCTGGAATTTGATATCCCAATTCTTGTGCTTTACTTGCAATAACATCGCGCCACCATGCTTTATGATATTCGCGAATCATGTCCTGATCTTTTAATCCGTAACGTTTTTCTAGTTGTTCTATTTCTGCAAAAAATGCTGCTTGTTGATCTTCGAAATCCACAGCACGTCCCATTTTGATGCGTTGCGGTGGAATAAATGAAAATGTATTTTGCATATGTGCATTTGCATCTTGTATGATTCGTTGCATCATTGCGCCCCCACCTAAATCCGTTTCTACAGTATTACCGGCTTCATCATATTCTACTAAATTGTGAAATTGAAGATGTGCTTTGTCATATGATATTACGTTTCGAGTTGCTGGATATATTATTTCCATGTTAGCAAATACTCTACCATTTTTGAATATTTGTGCTAATCGTTCTGCAGGTATTTGACGCATTGCTTCCGTTAAATCTTCTGCACACGCACGATATGCATCTACGACACGTTGATAATTTGCTCCAGCATCTGCACCATTCTTTTGTGTAGTCTCTTGTTGTTTGCGTTCAAAATCTGCAATCAATTGATCTGGAGTCATTGGATTAATGATAGTGCCTTTGTTTCTGGCAAATCCTGGCTGTCCATCTTTCCAAGTAACTTGAATGTTTTGTCCATCAGTTTTTTCAGAAACGGCTTCTTCCATGTCTAATCGACCCGACAATGCACGTGCTACGATTTCTTTCATATCACCAAATGTCAGTCCGTGATCATCCCATGGATGTGCCATATGCCCTGCTGCGCCTCCGCAAACTAATAATTGTTTAGTTTCGTGTTCAAAAATCATTTCTTGCAATTCGATAAAAGAAATAGATGATTTTATATTTTTTGTTTCATTGATTATACTAGGCAATATTTCTAAATTACAGAAATGTGCAATAATATTTGGATCAACATTATTAACAAATCCATCGAATATTGAATATTTATGATCTAAATGAAATTTTTTACTTCGTTTCTCTATATCTTTTATTTGATCTTTATATTGTTTTATAGTACGTTCTGATAGTTTTCTTACTTCATCGCGATATCTAATATATTCTGGTTTTTTATTTGGATCTAAATATCTACCAGATGCATATGCTCGAGTTCGAATTTCTTCTAATTGTTTTTTCGCGCGTACGATGTTGTGTGGTAATGCTGCAGCATTTGTTACGTTATATTTTTCAAGTAATGTTTTACGTTGTTTTTCAATATTATTGAAATTCGAATCTCCATACTTATTAAGTTTTGTTTGTTTTATTTTATCTACTAATTGTATATCATTCATTGGATTATTTTCAGATAAGCTTATTCGTAATGAATCTGAAATAGTTTTTGAATCCGGGAATTGTTTTTTATATTCATTAATTGTAGTTTGATGTTTGAACTTTAAATGATTAGGGGTAATTTGTTTCATAGAAATGCCACATAATTCACATTTTACGCCTCCTTCTGTTAAAAGTTGTCCTTTGCCCATTGCCGATTCGATACGACTGATACGATAAATAACATCATCTGGATCGTTAGATTGCCAGTCTCGACTTTGTGATTTGATAGTACGTGGAATTAATTTAATTTTTCCTTGTTGTCTGTCAAATTCTAATTGGAATGGCATATGTATCGGAACATCAAATTTATAATCAGATTCTACACCAGTTAGTTGTTTATTTATAAATTGATCTCTAATTTCTTCACCATATCTATCTGCTAAGTCTTGAAATAATAGTTCTAAATCATCCAAACTAATCGGGTCTTCATTTCTAGGATTATTTAATTGATCAATAAAATGCGTAGTTTCGCCTTGAAAATCAACATCGATGCCATAATCATGAAAGAAACGATCTATGATGGGTTCAATTTCTCGAAGATCCTTGCGCGTAATGTAATCTTCTTTTTCATTGATAATACTTTCAACTAATTTAGCACCAACCACTGTCTTTGCAAATTTATCAAAATCATATACAAATGATTCGCCGCGATGTTTATCTAAAAATGCACGAAGATGTTTTATTTTTGCGGCGTGACGTGCCTTCTCTTTTGGAAACATCATGGATTCAACAACATCTTCAACATCTTCTTGCAATTGCGTTTTCCACCACGCTGTTGAAAAAAGTGCAGCTTCTTGAACTCCGGTTAATATCTGCCAAGCATTTTTTACCGTAGCTTCATCTTGTTCCGGATATGCGTAACGAAATTCGTCATAATTTCTAGTTTGCAATGCTTGACGAACGTTGGTTGCTGATATCGGTTCTCCCGTTTCATATGTTAATGGCTCAACATCAATCGGCAGTAATGTTGCATCAATACCCGACGGAATTTGTCGTCCTTTTTTATCTCCAATTGTAGCATATTTGTCTACATTAGGAACGAAATCCATTGCACGAACATAATCATCTCCTTTTTTAGATGCAGCCATTGCATATCGTCCTGTTGCATCTTGCGGCAATGCAAATAAGTATTCATATGCGGCCATGATAGGCGAATTGAATTCGGTAGGTTGCATTTCAATTTTTGGATCTGAATTCATCAGGTTGAACATTTGCATACTCATTTCGCGAGTAATTCCGTCTCGTTCTTTTGGCCCAATCAACATGATAACACGTCCAACTTGTGGATCTTGTGCGTAGCGTTGTGCTAATGCTAAATGTGCTCCTGTTAATGGTTTGAATCCTCCCGGGAAAAGTACTGTTATTTTATCCATTACATTTTCTTTTTATATAAATATATTATTTTCATATTATGCAATTTCGTAACTACCATTCCAAATAAAACGATCGGTGTTTGCCCAAGTAAATGGTTGAGTTGCATTTACATCTAATGCTGTGCTACCAGTTGATTGGTATTGTATTGCTGTTTTATAATTAAATCCAGCACGTGCACCATTTAATAGGGCATTATACCAAGCAGAACCATTATCTAATAAATTTGCTGACATTAATATAGCATCTGCATGTGATGCAGTAAACGGCATCGATACATACCATTCTCCAGATCCAAACGTTGTAGTTGAACCCATTACTATGTTGCCTCTAACAAAACATGTTTTACCGACTAATTTATACCACCCTTGTAATGATCCATTTCCAATTGCAGGATTTGAAGATGCGGCTGTCCATGACGGAGTATATGATGTCCACGCAGTTGTTATGTCTGATCCATTTATCGTTACAGATCCGGTAGATACTATAGATCCTGTTACTCGCAATGATCCAGTAACTAAAACGCTACCCGTTACATCTAAATTTGCAGATGGTGAAGTTTTACCAATACCAACATTACCTGCAGTATCTATGATAAACGGCGTCGTATCTGGATTTGTTGAATCTTCTACAAGGAATGATGCTGATGTAGATGTATTGTTGATATGTAATTTTGCCGTTGGTGGATATGCATCGTCACCCATTCCAACGTTACCGTTAGCCATAATTTGCACCATGGAACTAGTGTAGTTTTGGAACACAAATAAAGGTCTTGTTGATGAACTGGAGATTGCTGTATTATTTGCATATCGAGCTCCCATTGATATAAGAGCCGATGTTCCAGTGTCATCTGTTGTTTGTATACGTGTTTGTATACCTAATGCAACTGTGTTTGACCCACTTTGAATTCCTCGTATAAATGGAGAAAACACACCGTTAGCAGTAGTACCATTAACTATGTCTAAATATCCATCTGCATCTTGAACTTGTGCTTTGAAAACGTTTTCTGCATTTGCCGATCCAGATGCAGCTTCTATAGTTAATGGATACGATGATGATGTCGTACGAATACCTATATTACCATTACCTAGCAAAGTCATTGTAGGACGACGTATGCCGTTACTACCTACATTTGCAAACATTATTCCACCATCAGGAGTGGTGCCATTGAAATCAGTTTTTTCTATGATTAACCCATCGCCTGAACCTACAGCACCGTTATCTTCATATTTAAAACGTGCACCATCTGCCGCAGGAATTCCTGATGATGATTCTGCACCGAAATACAATGCTACATCCCCTACAATACCAGCACGTATTGAACCACTGACATCTAATAAAGTACTAGCCGGTGGAGTTGTAGTACCAATACCGATATTACCAGCAGCTGTCATCGTCATATAAGTTGTGCCGTTATTTCTCCATTGAAACAATGGACGGGTTGCGGCTGCGACGGATGAAGCATCAGTTCCAATTCGACTATCAAATACCGTTATTGGAGTTGTTCCAGAATCTACAGCACCTCTACCTATTAAAAACGATGCAATTTGTGTTGTTGAATTTTGTCCTAGTATAGTTGGAGTGAAAATACCGTTAGTAGTCGTTCCATTTTGAATTCTTAAGTAACTGTCAGTATCGTCATCTACTTGGAATCTAGCAATATTTTCTTGTGTACTAGCAACGGCGCTAGTTTGTACATTAAATTGTACTCCGTCGGCTAATGCACCAATACCAACTTCTCCAGAACCGGATATCGATAATCTTGGAAAATTATTTGTAATAAGTAATAAATTTCTATCTACAACATTTCCAAAAATAGTATTTGTAAGTGAACTATAATCCAATGTTCCAATATGTGAAGATGAGCTCGATTCGATTTGAATTACTGGTCCGTCAGTTTCTAAATTCCGTATATACAATATCCCATTTGGATTAGAAACTGATGACGTAAGATAAAAAAATTGAGGATATAATATCGGAATATTAGCATATCCGCCGGCTGGAGATACTTCTAATATTTCAGATACTTCTACTATGTGTGCAAATTGACGAAATGTTTGTAATGCATTTTCATAATGATTACTTAAATAACTAACAGTCCAAAATTCTGCACTTTGTAACAACGTTGCTCGACAATTATAATCTAATGGCATAACCACGCCATCGTAATTTGTTCCCGCAACAGTTGCACGTCCTCTTTGAAATGCAATAGAATAGTTATCGTAGCCATCATTGCCTTGAATGTACGAATCGGGCATATTTGGATGTGGTGCATTTTTAGCAAGGTATATCTTATTTGTTTGCGGATATTCCGATTCTATAACAATAATTGACCCATATGAACGATATTGTCCAGACGACCCCCAAGAATCTGGATGTATTTTTATAGCACCTATAGGATACATTGTTTGTGATCCGGTAGAAAAGTTAGCTGGAAATTTTACGAACATTGCCGGCGAGGTACTTCCTGTGTAATTAGAATCGTGACTGCCAGTTAAATTTAAACACATATATGTACGACCGCCATACGTATATGTTGACAAATGCGGATCCGAACTACTACTGATTTGTACTACTCGATATACATATAAATCTGCAGTATTAGTTCCTCGAAAATCGCCATTACTAGCAGTAATATTTCCTGCACTATCTAAATGAAATCCACTTGATGAAATTTCAATATTACCATTTGCGCCTGATATAAACTGATTAGAACTACCTACAAAGAATTTATCCGTACGGATATCTAATTCCGAATCTCGAGTTGAATAACGAAGATAACTTGCGGTATTCGCATACAATTCAATACCTACACCACTATACGCAGCGCCTTTACTTGTAGAACCCGATAATGCAGACCCAGACCATATTAAGAATCCCGGATTGCCTGCATCGAACCCTGTATACCCTAAGGATCTAACATATCCCGTGTTACGTTGTCCGGTAATTGCAATACCTGAACCTAATGCGTCAGCTACATACAATGAACCAGTTATCATAGAATAATCGCCATCTATGTAACGATTTCCACCTTGCCATGATTTATCGTTAACATATGTTATTTGTTTGCTTCGATCTCCAGCTACATTGTAATATTCTATTTTAAATGAAAGTTGATTTCCTGATTTATGTGCTGTTGGAACTAAACTTCGTATACGAGTGTAATTTGGAGTATATCCTGAATCATTATCCGTTGTAGTTCGTACATCGGAAAATTGCCAAGTACCATTTTCCAAAACCAATAACAATGTAGCAGTTCCATCTTTATCTGCTTCGAAATTGAATACATAATCATCTAAACGTTGATTATCACTATCTAATTCAATTTCTCCAATTCTGCGTCCTAATATAACAGGTAGTTGTTGATTGAATAAATCAGTGGAATCGAAATTGAATGCACTACCAGATAAATATACAGATAGTTTAGGTAGCAATTCATTATTGCTAGTTCCTATTGCATCAATTGTTATTTTGTATTCAGCTCCGCCAACAAATGTTGCAGCGTACGCAGATTTTATTTGTGCTACATGAACTGCATCAGATGCAGATACATCCGTACTACTAGAAACTAACATTGCATTGTTAAGTGATGAAGTAGTCCAAGTTAACGTAGGTGCCGTTGCTGTAGTTTTTCCTATATACGTACGTGCTTCCCAATACGTATCAATTATGCTTTGTGAAGTAAATGAACCGATACTTAAATATGGACTTAATGATGCGGTGCTACTTACAAACATTTCAGTTTCTACTAGTTCAACATCATTAATCAATTCCCACGTGCCAACAGTACCGTTATTGTTCATAAACGTTTTGATACGTGCAACATCGCCAGTTGCGGGTTGTAAACCTCGTATTTCTATTGCTGCATACGACTCGGAATTTTGAGTTGCAACATATGTAGGAGTTGCTTCATATGAAATTGAATATGAAGATGCATCAAAATTTTTGTAAGTATGAACGGTCATACTTGCACTATGTAATACTTGATATTCTGTATCTAATAGTGCTAACGAATCTGATAGTATTTTTTTTATTGTTGTAGTATACGCAGTTGTAGATAGCGTATAATCGGGAGTTGGAGTAGGATTTTGTGGCGTCGAAACTGTAATAGTTCCACCTACCATATCTCTGGTAAATTTTCCGTTGTATAATTGTATAGCTGGTTGTTCTTGATATGATGTATATTGTACGGTGCCTGTTGAATACGTAGGAAATTGACCGTTCGTATACACGCGGTCTAAATGTACACCTACTTGTTCCGTAATATTTACTGTTGGTAATTCATCAAAAACAATTTCCGTTATATTCGGAGACATCGCATTTACCGTAGATTCTCGAGTCCATTTAACGTTAGGAAGTCCTTGCCATTCATCGGGTACGTTAGCTGATTGGCCAATCATCGTAACCGTGCATGCACCAGACGGAGTTTCTTCATAAACGTATATGGAAATGATTATGGAACCATCATCTGTTAAATAATCGACTACTTCATAATAAATCGGTTCGCCATTGAAATCAATTATTTCAATATCTATAGGACTTCCATAAACAAATGCATCAGGATTACCTTTAAATCTAAATGAATTTTTACCAGCAGTAAATTGCGTAGGAAATTCAGTAATTTGAAAATAATCCGGAGAATCTAGTGACGTATCTTCAACGTAAACTGGAGTATTTTGTAAATCTTTATAAATTATTTCTTTGCGTTTCATCCACAGATATTCTTTTTATATAAATATCTATGCGTGTTGAATATGGCTGAATCCGTTTATCTTATTTACTTCAATTAAATTATCAACCATGTCTCGCATAGTATCAACGTGTGAAATAATGATTGAGAAATCAAATTTAGTTCGGAAATAATCAAATAAATTTACTACCGAAGAAATGTGTTCTGCATCTAATGAACCCCACCCTTCATCTATTGCAATGAAATTTGGACGAGGCAATGCTGATACATTGATAAGCGCAATTCGTATTGCAAGTGATGAAATGAATCGTTCCATACCACTTGTTAATTCTAATGGCCAAAAATTATCTTCATCATATATAATGTATCCATTGATGTTTTTTCCATCACTTTGAAGCACCATGTTGAAATCTACAACTTGATTGAGAACATTGTTTATTTCAGTTTCAATTTTAGGCATCGCTTTTGTGATTAATTCATATGGCACGCCATCACGTTTAACTGAATCTAAATAATATTCGTATGCTTTGTATTCCGTTTCAAGTTGTTTGTACGTTTCAAGTTGTTGCAATGCCGTTTTCTTTTCAGTCTTTGCAACTTCAATTGCCCCATGTTTGCTTCGAATCGTACCAGTTATAGTTTTTATTTGTGTTGCAATTTCATCGATACGTCCTCGTTTAGTTTCAATTTTCGTATCAACCGTTTTATTGTGTTTGATTGAAGTTTCATTAGCACGGAATGATTCTTGTCGTTCTAAACATGTTTCTAGTTCAGATTCGCGAGTTTGCAAATCATTTTCTAAAATTTGCAATTGCAATTCTTTGCGTTCCATGTTATTTTTATCTGTTACAATTCCTCGTTGCAATGCAACAACTTCACGTTGTGTTTCATATACTGATTGTAATTTTGAAATTGCATCAAACACCGAATCGCGTTCCGTTTGCAATGTATTCAGTAACTGCAAATCTGCAACAATCGTATTTTGGGCTTCGATTGCATTTTGTACGAAAACGTTAGATGTACAGTATTGGCAGTTCGGATCGTATTCATGTTCGGCAAGGTGTTCAATTTTTTCTTGTTTTGCATCGATAATTCCTTGTTGTGTCTTAATTTGTTTGTTCGAATCGTTTAGTTGTGTGTTTAGTTTATCACAAATTTCAATATCCGTTTCAATTTGTTTAACGTCGTATTGTTTGAGTGTGGCTTTATTAGTATTGATTACAGATTCTAAATTTTCAATTTCAGCTTCCGCAGTTTCAATTTCAGATTGTAGTTTTGTTATTTTTTGTGTCAGTGCCGTTTCAACGCGTTCCAATTCCGTTACATCTGGACCTGTGTAAGTTGTTGGTAATTTAGTTTCAATCAATGCAAGAATGTCATTCTGTAACATGTTGCGTTCTTCTTGCAATGCATCTTCTTCCGTTTCTAAATTGTTGATATCATCCTGATTTGCTGAGATAATTTCATCAGCTTCTGTAATGATAATATCGAATTTTGTTTGTTTAAACGTTTTTAATTTACCTGCAGTTTCTTTGATTTCATCTGCGGCAAGTTGATACAATTGTTCAAACACCGTAATGTCTAAGAATTGTGAAAGCAAATCTTTGCGTTCTTTTTGTGACTTTTCAATGAAATTGTTGTTGTCAGCTTGAAGTGAAAATGCAGTTAAAATGAAATCATCGTACGTACCTAAATAGCGACGTATTGCTTTATTTGTATCGCTACGTTCTTCGCCGTTCAAGTTTTCCGATTCAGTATAAAAATCAACATCTACTTTAACGTGCGATTCTTTTTTCTTGTTTTGTAATCCGCGACGTTCAATTGTGTAAGTAACGCCGTTCATTTCAAACTTAAACGCTCCACGAAACCAATTCTTCTTGTTGTTTAAAACTTCATTCGCTTTACCCGTTTTGCTACATTTATCAAATATAGTATACGTAATCGCATCTAACAAAGAAGATTTACCAGATGTATTTGCTGCGAATAAACCGCATACGTCTTTTAAATTATCAAAATGTATAACGTTACCTTCGCCATACGAAAACATGTTATCAAATTCAAAACTTATCGGATGCCACGTTGTGTGACGAATTGATTCAACTGCTGGCAATTTTGAATTGATTGTTCGATTGATGTGACGTATTGCATCTAGTTCAGCTGGAGTGGCTTGCGGATAATTAACTTCAATGTAATCTGTTATTAGCGTATTCTGATATTCAGCATCGCGAACATTACCAATGCTAAATGATGATGTTGCGTTTGAATTTGAAATTGCAGAACTGCGTTGCACCGTAATGTCTTGTACATTGTATTTTTTACGGATAGTTGCAATTAATTTTTGCATATCTGCTGCACTCGTATCATGAAACTTGATTCTGATGCGAGGCTTATTTGGCATTCGATGTGGAGATGCTACTATAGAAGTTCCATTGGTTTCGATAGTTACATAACCGTAATCATTTTGAATTTCAACAAACTCAGCACGCCGAGCTTCAACGTCCCATACCAATATTCCATGGTCCAATGCTTCGCCGTGATTTTGTTGAATTAATGAACCCGGATATGCAACTGTATGTTCATCATCTAAGAATTGTGCCGGTTTATGAATATCACCTAACAACGTAATGTCATGTCCTTTAAACATATCAACCGTTACATGTTCATTTGATATTTGATAACCAATATCAGTTTTTGCAGTATTCACAGCGCCATGATGCAACGCAATTTTATAAGGAGCGTCGAAATCTGCAGCTTTGATGTATTCTGCCGGAGCTACGTCAACTGCCATGTGATTCCAAGTCACGCCACCAAATTCAAACAAACCATTTTCTTTTATGAAAATGATATTGTCGTTGTTGATAACATCTAACACGGGGCTAACAGCATCGACACGATGCATATTATTCAAATTCATGTCGTGATTACCTAGTATAACAATTGTAGATATTTTGAAGCCGTTAAAGAACTCCACAAGCATTTGCACTAACTCTGGCGACATATCTAACTTACTATGAACAATGTCCCCAGTGACTACTACGATGCTGTTACATGTAGAGTTAGCATCTATATACGCAAACATATTCTTAAACACTTCACGGTATTCCGTGTGTCGTTTTAAGGTACGTATGTGAATATCTGATACGTGAAATATTTTGTCAATTCTTTCAATTGTGCTTGGTATCTTTTTTATGCCCATAGCATTCCCATTTTTAATTCCATCAAACGTTCAAAAGTTAAAACGTCTGTATTTGCTAGTATTTCTGTTATGCGTTGAAATCCTAATTCGGACGCATCGTCGTCTTGTAACTCCACGAAATAAACATTTAAGCCTTCTCCCATGAATCGTTCTGCAATTTGAATTGCTTTTGATAACGCATCGGCATCCAAGCAAATATAAATATTTTTTACGCGTTCTTCGATTATTTTTCTTTGCAATGCCGGTTGAATGATTTTACCAAACAACGGAATTGCATTGCGTTTAATTGCAATCGCATCAAATGAACCTTCACATAGTATAATCGGTTCAGCCCAATTAACAAACATTTCGAAACCAATGATGTCTTTAGATATTTTTGGATTTTTATGTTTTTGGGTATCTGCTTTGTAAAATGCACGAGTTACAAAATAATTCAATTGTCCCGTTGCATCATAACTAGGTATTACAACTTTACCGGCATATTCTCCTGATTCGCAATAACCGATTCGATACTTGATAATATCAAATACAGTTATGCCACGAGTTGTAACATAATGCAAAGCATTTCGATAATCCGGAGTAGATTTTTTTATCCAAAGTGGTCGATAATCTGCAGGTAATTGTATTGCAGCTGGTTTTTCAACCGTTGCATCTTGTTGTCGATAACGAGTTGATTCAACTATGCGTTGAAGTTGTTCAAACTTTTCTTTGGGTAAATTTAATTGTTTGAATAGAGACGCAATGCTTCGTCCTTTACGATCTGATATCCAACAATGCCAAGCATTTTCGCCAGCGTGATTTGTTTTGATATCAATTTCTAATTTTGGTTTGTAATGAGAAACAAACGGAGAAAAGAAAGCAATGTTATCACCTGAAGTAGGTTTACCTTTTCCTAATACCGATTCCAGTAATTGTAATAACTTAAGATTCTTCATTACTATAATATAATGAAATACTGTAATGATTCCAATTAATTATAATAATATTAATTAATATATTTATCGTTCATTGCATACATTTCATTTCTGAATGAACGAATGATTCAATTAATCATCATTCCTTTAATTAAATAAATTTCATTAAATCTTCATGAATATATTAAATTTTTCCCACATTTCAAACCGTTATGCGAAAAAAGTTTTAATCGATCGAGGTTCTTCACCAGATTTCACACATTCTGCGAGCCATTCATCAGGAATATCCTTTTTTGCAACATGTTTTATGCCCAGCTTCAATGCGTAAGATTCATATGTAGTGTTGCTACCTTTTGATATTTTTTGTGTAGGCGATTGAAACACCATGCGAATATCTATTCCAGGATTACTTGCAAGTACATGTTTCATTTTTAAACGATCTGCACTAGTCCAACGTCCTTTTGTTTCTACATACATGATTTCTCCGTTGCGTTTTGTAAATACGAAGTCGGGAGTATATTTTGCTTTACGCTCTGGTACTATATAATTTAATGTTTCCGTCTCGTAATTCAAATCATATTCAGTACTTTTTATGCGTTCCGCGACTGTATGTTCTAATCCAGATTTATAACCGTATTTCAATGCGTTTGCTCGTTTCGAATTAGCCGCACTGTGCCAATGATTTTTTGCCATAACTTATTTTATTTTGTATATAATGTATTGTCTGTCTGTTCCTTTGTATGTTGCAATAGCACCAGTTGAATCTAATTCAAATTCATCTGCTTTTACATACACTTCTGGATGTAATGCTAAATGTCTAGGATTTTCAATTTTCAAATAACTACCATCTTCCGAACGACCTAATACTGCAACTTCCGGATGTCTTCGTGCATTAACGAGATCAAGCATTTTTTTTATTTTTGCATTATCGTAATCAATTTTAAATATGTCTGGTTGTTTTTTTGTATTTATATCTGAATCTACTTTAACAACAGTTCCTTCAGCTTTATTTCTAGCATCAACATATGTTTGTATTACATTGATAGCTTTATCATAATTCTCCGGAGACAATGCTATTTTCATGTTTTTCCAAGATCCTGATCCTTTTTTTCGTGTAAACCAAGCTCCATTTTTTTGTACGTATTGCCATGGATCATTTCCAGGATTAATTTGAGTTCCATTTGATGCCGGATCTGTAGTTGAAAATGGTTTAGTTGTATCAAATGCTTCAAATAGCAAATTTTTTAATTTAATCATGATATCCTTTTATTACGCTACGTCGATATACGATGTAGGAATCCATCCTTTAACTTTACCACCAACGTAAACTACAGAACATTCAAACTTAGCAGTTACATTAGAATCTCTATCTATTGTGTAACTCATTAAAACATAAACATCGCCAACACGTTGTCCTGATATTGTTGCAGGTTTAAATGTACTTTGATCTGCGTCAGTTGGCCAACCTCTTTCATTAAATTCTGATAAATCATACTGACGCCAATCTTCATTAAAAACTGGAACGTATTTATCTGGATAACGAACTTTAATTGTTTTACCAACTAACTGTTGTTTTAATTCATTTTTAGCTGCGATAACCGCATCGTCAAATAATTTACGCCAATTTGTAGTATATGATTTTGCAGATAATTTTTGTATTTCGATTTTCGGAGACATCCAACCATTTTTATTTCTACGTACTGCTAACGGTTGTATGTTGTTATCCGTATTATTGTTATCTGTATTATCGGTATTTGCTTGTTGTTTCCGCGCCTGTGCTGCTTTTGGAAACTTTTTATCTAGTTTATCTATAGAAGATTTCCAAGCTGGATTAGTAGATATATTAAATTCTTTTCCTGTTTGTCTATTTTTTGACCACCATTCTCCATTTTTAATAGCATAAATATATGGATCTTTATCGTCATAGTTATAAACGTAACCTTTGTATAGCGTGGCTTGTTCCGTTAATATGCGTTTCAATTTTATCACAGCATTTCCTTTTTAATAAATATCACCAATCAACTAAAACTAATTTTCCATTCCAGGTCATGATGTTATCGGATTTGAAATCTAAATCCAAATCCAAATCTTCAATTCCTAAACGACGTACATCAGTTTGCAATGCACGTAAAAATGTAACTAGTTGCGGATCTGTGTTACGTGCACCGTCGGCATCTAAATAATCGAAGATGCTAGCATCTCCACCTGACGAACGTGCATATTGTTTGTATCGTTCGTGAAATGAATCTATTTTTTGTTTAACAACATCTGGCAATGTTTCTGCATTTGCCATTATGTACATGTTTTTATCATTAGTATAATATACAGGAATGAATGTAGATATCAATGATGTTTTGCCTATGAGTTCTTGTGCAACTTCGAATTCAGCTGGTTCTGTAGTAATCTTAAAAACTTTGTCTTCGCCGTTGATTTCATATACTTTACCATTATCACCTGCGGCAACGAAACTATATTCTTTGTTACGAATTTTATCTAAACAACGCTTAATGTCTGTATCTTCCATTTCGCGAAGTAATTGTTTTAATCGTATCATAGTTATCCTTTAATTACATTGCGATCCAAATCAATTCGAATTAAGAAATTCGTATCAACATCTTCTCGTTTACGTATTGGCTGTGCTAATTTACCAACAGCTATTAAATCTAAATTTGAATTATATAAACCAATTGTAGTGACATATGGATCAAACGAACTACCTGTTGCAAATGATTGATATGTTTCTAAATCATCTAACAATAATGAACGATTTTGTGATATATTAAAATCACCCCCATCTACTTTAACTAATATATTTAATTCGTAAATCGTTTTAGTGCTATTCCACGATGCGGTTGCGTATGTATTAATTGCATCATTGTATGTGGAATTTGGAGATGAAATAACTGCTATTCCATGTTTAGTAAAAATATTACCTACTACATTAGTTTGCAAACATGTAGAATATGTTCCTAACGATGTTATGTTTGATGTCGACAACGAACTATTATATATTCGTATTTCATCTAAAACTACATCGGATAAATTTTTACTACTAGTGTCGTAACCTCCGATAAATATGTCATGATTGTTACTAATATTAGTAGATTGAGTTGTAGCAGTATTTGGTTTTGTTAATATAGTTCCAGATCCTGACGATTCTAATACGCCATCGACATACAATAATAATTTACCCGTGCTAGTTACTTTTTGACAAACAACATGATGCCACGAACCAGTAACTTGAGTACTTGATGAAATACTAACAGAATTAGTACCACCTTGTGCCGAGAACACGATTTGATTAGAACCGCTTAATTCTATGCGAAATGGATATTGTGGTGTTATGCTACTAGATGCTTTAGTGAGTATTAACGTATTATCAGTTGCTACATTTGAACTGGATATCCAAAACGAAATAGCATAACTATTATCTCGATCATACCGTCCATCAATATCAGTTTTAATATATCCAGCTCCAGAAAATTTAGCACCTAATCCAAAAGAAACGGATGCAGATACGATGCCGGGTACATATGTTACGCCTGCAGATTCATATGTAATACGAGATGTGTCAAAATATTCATTAAATCCTTCATACAACTTACAATACAATGGCATTGAACCAGTATTAATTGATTCATCGTATACATTACCATAACGATCTGATTTCAATGTTCCGAACGTTCCTACTAATTGAAATGATGCCGGTTTAACGCCTTCTCCGATTTTAATGCTAGGAATAGAAAATACGGAAGCAGATTGATATAGATATTTTGTAGTTCGACTCAAATCCGTAGGTCCATATGATGCCATTGGATTTGATTTATGCTTATAATATAAATGATTGATAGATTGATAAATAGTACTTTGTAATTTTCCATTAAGGTTAGTAGCATCATTGTACGTTAAATTGGTGCCTATAGCCGGTAATTCTTCAACATAAACTCCTGCTAATGGTAATAAACTACTAGTAGAACTGCCAGATGTAACAGTCCAAGTTTTATATGCTTTAAATGATTCAATTGTTATGTCAGATGCATCTATTTTTTTAAAAACCGTTGGATATGCATCATCATTGAATAGATCGTCATTTGAATTTTTTATTTCAGCCATAATCAGTAAAAACCCTGCTACATTTATAATAAATATAACAGGGCTTAAATCAGTTCGTTATTTTAGAAATCTAATTTAACTCGTATCAATGATTCTCTAGTAAATGATTTCAACAATGGTTTACTTAGTTTAGCGACTGCTAATAGTTCTTGATTATCATTGTATAATCCAACCGTAGTAATATAAGTTTTAGGATCTGCTTGGAATGGTGTAATTACGCTACCATTACTTCCGGTTACGAATGATGGATTATTTGAAAAATTATACAATCCATTTTTTACTCGTACGAAATAATGCGTACTTGAAATTTTTTCTGAATTTCTTGCTTGGAATCCAAATTTATCGCCAGCAGTATTTGTAAAGATTGCAGATCCGGATAATGAATGAAATAGTACAAAATGATTATTTGCTTCTGAACTAGAAGATACGTTAGTTTTAAATCCTAATTGTTGATCTAACATTTTTCCATCTAATATCATAGTACCATAATCTGGATATACTAATCCATAGTAAATAGGTGAAGTTGAATTATATACTCCATTACTAATAGAACCTGATACGATATTATAAACACGGCCAGCTTCTGTAACGGTTGTTGTCGACGCAGAAACTGAATCATCGATTAAAGTAATTATTCCGGAGCCAGTAACAACACTTCCTGTTGCGTTAGTAGTTCTTGATGTAATTGCAACCAATGGAATTTCAAAATTACCCGGATCCATACGTTCTTTGATACGATCTCGTTTAAATGTAATTACATAAATTGAGTTAGTACTTCCAGAACCTGCTGTTGTAAATTGAGTATCTCCTGGTGGAAGTAATACTTGTCGATATTGCGAATATACCGCACGTGACGGAGAATCATTCAATTGACCTACAGAATTAGAACCACTACCTAATCTATGTCCGTATGCAATAGAAAATTGTACTGCAGAACCCGTTGCAGTTGGAGTTAAATTTAAAACATCAACATAATATTGTCTCTGAGAATTGGTTTGAGTAGATGATGTAAAATACGTAGTTAACGATGCCGCATTATTAGACCACATTCCTCCGGTTACCGTTTCTTTTTGTTGAGTAACAATATCATCATTTGCAAAAACCGTATAAGTTGGGGTACTAATCGGAGTAGGGGTAGCTACAGTTGCACTAACGTTTGTAGTAGCGGTAGTTGTCGTTGTAGTTGCAGTAGGAACGCTTATTGGATTTCCTGCAGCATCTCTCGTAATACCATCCCTTCCGGTAGTTTGACCTAGACGCGGTTGTTGTTTTAATTTATTATACAATGTTGTTGTCATATTTCTTATATCTTTATAATTACAAAGTTACTTTTTTAACTGTTATTTTTACAGTAACTGAACCACCGGTTTCATTACCAATAATAGTAACGGTAGCGGTACGATCGGCATCTGTAAATTGTTTTGCAGTTATAGAAAATTCTAGACCTGTTTTATAATCAGTGGTAGCATCTGCATTAGCACTATCTCCAGTAAAACTAACCGTAGTTCCTGTCGAAACTAATGGTGCGTCTTTAGCAACAGTTAACGTTGCGACTGATGTATCTGATAATATAGCAGTATAACCATAATTTGAATTACCAATTGTAGTTGTACCATTTGTTGTACTAGGTACTATTTTACTAGATGCGCCAGATTTAATTGTCAATGCAGTTGATGCTACAGAAATTATTGGTATTTGTTTAGTATTTTTTGGCAATGTAATCAATTTATATTTCAATGCCTGCGTTTCATCAGGAACTGCTTCAAGAATTGGCATATTATCAATAATAGTTCCATAATATGCAGAACCTAATGGATGATCTGTATTCCATAACGAATAATCAATTTCATCATCACCTAACGCAAATTGCGTAATTTTAAATTGATCTGTACCTTTTGCTAATAATTCGCGTCCTTTCAATGTCAAAATTGCATCAATTGTTATGCTACTATTATCTAAATATCCCATGTTTTAACCTTATTTTTAAATAAATATAAACAACGTTACTTTTTACCTATGTTTCCTTTACCTCCTTGCGGTTGATAAAACAGCTGCGTTCCTTTTATGTTTCGCCATTCTACAACCGGACCTCCATCTATAGTTTGTTTAGAAACTACGTTGAATGCTGGCGAAGAAATACGAGTACCAGCGAATTTACTTCTGTATAATCCTGTTGGTTGTAATCCTCGTGCAACGGATCCTGTAATTACAGGTGCCAATACTTCATTTATCCAATACGGCGTATCCGCTTCAATCCATGTGCTACCTGAACGAATTAAACTAGTTCGCGTATATGTAAATCCAGAATAACGAGAACCGGTTAAATATCCTTGCAATTGGTCATCGTCATATCCGGTTAATGATGTTATTTTCGTTATTTCAGCATCGTATGTTGAATATTCACTCGATGCAGTTGGAACCATGTCAATTACAACCGTATTCATATTGTATGAATCAACTTCATATGATACATCAAGTAATATAGTATCTTTGCTACGTTCTAGAACGTTTGGTTGTATTAATAATCCAGTTAATTTATTAGCACGTGCTGGTAATAATTGTTCCAATTGTTTAAAAAATGATAAATCGAACAATATAAACATGTTTATGTACGCATTGATATCATTACGAGATGAATATTTTTTCCAATACGTTTGTGCAAATTGTTGCAATTCAGGATATGATTTTTCATTAACCGTTCCAGGATCGCCAACATATTCATCCAATGAAATATATCCAAATTGTGCGAATATATCTTCATTTATCATAGTTTGTGGAGAAAAATAAACTCCCAATCTATTACTGTCTAACGGTGCTTTATCAAATTGACTGCGTTCCGCACGAGTTATAACATCTAGCGGCCCAATTAATTCATTATCTTCAATACGTATTTTGTTATCATCGTGAGTTCCTGATCCTAGTGATACTGCGTCATAATAATATGTTTCTTCTATAGAATCATATGGATATGTATTTGTCCAACCAACAAATGATGCTGATATATTAGATGATACGGGTTGTATACCTGTTAAACTACTAGTTGCATTATGATTGATATTTTCAGTTAATGGTAAACGAAAAATCAATTCATCATATGAATTCGCATTACCATCATAAGCAGCAGGTGCTTTAACGTGATTGTTAAATGCTGCATCTTGCAAACTGCTAGTCCACAAACGAAGTTCTTGAAGTTGTCCTTGTATTCTTGAATAACCAACTGAACTGCTTGCCAATGTAAGTGTACTTGTACTAGCAAATGATGCCGTTGCTGACGCGGACACTGCGGCTACAATTTTACCATACTTAGAACGTTTTGCCACAAAATCTAAATTAGTTCCGTTAGTTCTTAATACGGTAGATATCCAACCTCCGTCAAACATTTCCATGTTAGCAGATGCAGTACCATTGATTTGAAATTTACCTAATGTACCACTTGCAAAATCAATATCTATCGTATTCGAACCAATAGTATATAAATTCATTTTGCTTGACATTGTTGGATTTGTAACAACATTATCTAATCGAAAACGAAGTTCTACGGATTGTATCGGTTTAGTATAATTTACCGTAACAGATCCTGATGGATTTTTTATAGCATCTAACGCATAATCAAAATTCAATTTTTGATATACAGGCGCTCTTTCAATACGAGGACCGCCATATTCGTTGATACTTATAAATGATTGTGGAATACCATAACAAGAAAGTAATGCTTGTACGCTTCGTTTAGTTCCTTTACTTTTAAGAAGCATTGGCAAATTATTTACGATGCGTCGCCATACTGCATAAGTTTGTTCATTGCCTGGTAACGAAGAACCTTTAACTGAGTTTGATCCGGTTAATGGAGTTCCATTTTCGTCAGTACCTAATATATATTTCCATAAATCAGCTGACTGTTTGCCGTTTGTTAAATTCCAACCAAATTGTTTTGCGACTGAATATAACAATTCATTCGGCATACCTAATTTAGGATTTTCTTCACGTTTATTGATTTGGGTCATGTGATTAATATACGTATATATTATATCGTAATGATGACCTAACATGTTAACGAATGTAGTTAAATCTAAATTCAATTCATCTAAACGCATATATTCTGGTATTGCGTTGATTAATTGATTGTTATTCAAAGAATCATAAAGTGATGCCGTTTCGTACAATGCATTGTACCAAGCATCAAATGTAGATGTAGTCGTTGCAACTAACGTATATGGGTATGTAGTGTTTGTTTTTGGAACTGGTAATATGTAACTACCTGTTACCGTCGCAACGTTTGGCGAAGGATGTGGGGCATCATATGTAGTTAAATTAGAAGATCCAGATTGATAATACAAGTATTGTTCGAATGCATCAAATCCGCTAATTAAGTTAGTTCTTTGATTAGCATAATCTGCGGCATTTGTAGTTGCAACACTTCCAGAAATTGCTAATATTGCTGAACGTTGACTTGCATAATATTCTAGCAATTCTAATTTGTATCTAAAATTAGCTAAACGTTCCGTTGCTGAACTATAAAATATGAAATTATTAAAATCGGAATAATCAATATTCAATTTTATTCCAGATAAACTTCCAGAAAAATACGTATCTACAATCTGTTGTGATGTTTGTGTCGAAGAACCAAGTAATTGATTCCACGTCTTGAATCCAGTTGCGGCAGATGTATCATATGAATAATTTGCTTGCCAATTTGGATTTGCTAATTTATTGTATTTAGTTTCTTCACTACGCGTAGAAATTGTTACGGTATCTACGTACGGTGCTTTTTGTTCTAAAACTACCCAACATTTAAAATCAACTGCAATTGTATCATCTAACGGCTGTTTTAATTTAACGTATAGATAATCACCAACCACTACACTATTAACATATGTAGCCGTACGGTTTCTGCTGAAGTTTAATAAATATGTTTCGAAATACGGACTTGATGTTTGTTTGACCGTATTGATGTAAGTTGAAATTTGTTTTAAGAATGTAGGATTATTATCATCGATAGCACGTAAACGTACTTCCGTGCGATCTGGAGAAATTTCATCAATTCTTAAATATTGTTCTTCATAACTACCAATTAAATTTTTAAAGAAATTAATTACAATTCCAAAATTTCCTGAAGTTAAATTTAAACTTTCGAATTGTGTGTATAAGTCTATTGCGACTGGCACAGATACATATGTAATTTCAGCACCTGTTTTTTTATCGCGATATGTTGGAATATTTTGTACTAATGGCGTTTTATGTATACCAGTAATCCACGTATCTTCTGCATATACGTGCATTTCAATTCGAGAATTGGTAGTTTGTTGTACAATGCTAGGATCTACAATTCCAATGTTAGTTGTCAGAAACTGCGATTTTGCCGGCTCTATACGAGCTGGAAATGTTTTAACGATATTTCTTAGTTGTTTTGCCATTATGTTATTCTATAGGAAAAAATTTATTTTCCGATATCGTTCCTGCATTATTATTAAATTTAAACTTTTGTCCCGTAGCAAGTGTTTTTTGTCCAACTTTTGGGCCTCTGCCTTGCAAAGCAGCCCCACGACCGTTTGATTTGAATAGTACCGTATCATCGCCTATCATCCATATACCTGCATTCTTTTCTGTATTAGCAGGATACCACCCAAATAAACATGGACTGGTCGGTGCATCTACTACTTCAATGATCCAATATGCTGCATCGTTTAATGAATATGCAGTTCTTCCAGCAACTACTTCAATTAAGTAAGTATCATCCGTAACAACATCATTCATATCTACAAAATATTGAAATTGTATAGTAGGATATTGTCGATTAGGCGAAAATCCATAAGTATTAGAATCTCCTGGATATTCTGCTGTGTATAATACTACTTCTGAATGAAATGTTCTAGGCGATTTTTTATTTCTGCGTTGAAATAATAAATTATAACCAGTAGCTTTGCCATCTACCGAAGCATCGACTCTAAATTGAGTTTGTATAGTAAAACGAAGCGTTTTTCCTTGTTCGCGTAATGTGTCAATTGTTTCTCTAGTTAATGTATATGCGTTAGTTGTAATTTGATTAGCATAAAACCAAGGCAATTCTTTATATCCGCTTGATGAAGTTATGCCATCAAAATACCACCATAATGATGGAGATATAGTATCTATTCGTTCGTATGGTTGCGGTTGATTTCTACTATCTACGGGTACGGGTAAAGATAATTCCGTTTTAGGTATTGTTTGTTCGAATTCAGCAATTGCCAATTCGTCTGTTGCCGTTACAAGTGTTGTAACTGGAAATTTAAAATATCGAAATTGTGTATCTAAAACTCGCAATGCAGACTTAGTAGTAATTTGATTAGTTACCGGATCAATTAACAGTAATGGATTATCTGTTGCTCCTTCTTGCATTGCAATATTACCTGCTGCATCTCTAGGAACGATATTTGGATCTTTTGAACTATTTTTAGTTTGTGCCATTATCTAACTACTTTAAAATAAACTTTATCGTCTACGTATTGCTCCATGAATCCATCTTTGATTTTGAATTCTAAACGATAATATCGTTCCGGCATAAACCCGTTCATATCAATATGAATGTAATTACTGGTGCTATCGCAACTTAATTTATTATAAATATTATCGTACGGAATAATGGCTTCATCCGTAGCAGCATCAAATACTGCGTAATACGATGATGTAGGAAGATATTTAACTGTTTGTGTAGGGAATAGATTGGTAGGAGATTTTCTCGGATATTTGTCTCGTGCATACACCCTAATTTTAGCAATCTCAGTATCTTTATATTCAGGTTTTACTTTGCTGTAAATTAAGTATGATTCAAGATCAGCCTGTGTTAATGATCCTGTTGTAAATGTACTGTTATCCCAATATGCTGTTATTTTAGGAACATATATAGTATGCGTATCTCTACTAAAAAATCTTACATAACCAGACACATTAGGATCTAATTCATCTGTGTCAGAAAATTGTAGTAAGAAACCATAATTAGGTATAGATGCGCCACCACTACCACTCAACCAAACTTTTACAGCAGCCGTAACATCCATATTAATATCAGTTGTGCGATATGAAAATGATTCAGATGTAATTAGTCCCGCAGTGCTACCATTCGATGCTGATTGAAACATCCACGAACTACCAGTACCGCTACCTGATATGTATAGTGTACTAGTACCAATTCTTTGTTGTTGACTCGATGATATCCAAGAAGATCCGGATTGCGGACCATTCCAAGTTACACCATCTGTTGTAGTCGCAGCTTCATATCCGGTACCATTTTTCCATGTTTCGCCTACTAATTTAGCATATATTGCATATTCAGATGGCAAATTTTTTGCGTGTGTAGTATATAATTGTAACATGAACTTACAATCATTTACCGTTTTTCCATATGTAGACAATGATGCAGAAATTTCAGACATATCAAATTTGATAAGACTTCGAGATTTTAACAAAGTCTCCCCTTGCGTGTCTAAACGTTTTCCGATTTCTAATACTTCATCTAAACCAACGTTGCCATCCGGTGTTGTTTCGTATAAAGTGGCATCTTTTTCTGCATAAAATATTCTAAACATTTATTTTCCTTTAATAATTAACTACGCGTCCTCTAATATCACTGTTTGGAAATTTTATTTCAAATATGCTTGGATCTAGAGATGGATAAATAATTCCGGTTTTTGTAGCACCTTTTAAATCGTAAGTATTTCCAGAATATCCATCTGTAGTTTTATATAAATTTTTGAAATTAACTGCAATTACACTTTGTACGCCTTTAATATTTGCTACGGTAGTAATTACATCCGTTTTGATTATAGGTTGGTTGATTTGCCAACGATCCGTATCGAAATATGTTTTCAATGCATCAATACATTTTAATAAAACTTCATTGCTATTGTAATTTGAAAGAACTGAAATTTCAAAATCAATTCCAAAATTTATGATAAATGCATCTTTTATATTTACGGCATCTGTTAAAATACGATAATAATCTAAATACGTTTTGAGATTTTCTTTAACTGCTTGATTCAATTCCGTTAATTGTTTAGAAGCATTGTAGCCTAATACATATAAATTTAACGCATACGGATTAGGCACGCGTGCTTGTTGAAAACTTTGTTGAGAAATTTGGTCATCGGGTACTATATATGCTTTTGCAACACTACCAAATTTTGCTGGCATTGAATATGCACGAATTATGTAATCTTCTCGAGTTACTAAACGATTTTGAGTTGCAAAATTAGCTAATGCATTATTTTTAATATCTTGCAACGTGTCTGCAGTTTTTCCTCCTGTTGCTGGAACACTATTAGAAGCAGCTATTGTACTTTTAACAAAATTTACCATAGCACCCGCAGCAGTAGTATTAATATCATCATCGTATAAGACTAATTTTATATCAGTTAATACGCCGCTTGGAATATTATCAGTTATACCATTTCCGATAGTATACGTTACAGTTAATGTAGTATTTGATGGAGCTTGTCCGTAAGTTCTAGTATATAAAAAATTTGACGGATCTAAATCTACATTAACTTCTTTTCTAACTCCCGATAAACCATTACCTACATTGGTAGGATTTGGAACTAGCTCTTCATCATTGTTATCAGATATACCAGCACCAAATTGTAGTTCTAAACGATTATCGCTTCGTAATCTAGTAATGAATCGTTTAGCAGTTTTCTTCATTTTAAGTAAACTAGGAGCAGATGCTCGATATTGTGATAAAGTTGGATCATTTTCTGCCAAATTCGGAACTGATTCAAAAATAGTATCTTGTGCTAAATATGGAACTTCATACCAATTATCGCCATCTGATTCAGTTATCGAAACAATTTCAATTACATTAGTTTCTGGTAAAACAATTTTATCGTATGCAACTGGAGTTGTAAATGTATATGTTGCAGTTTTTACTTCACCTGAAACGGCTTTAACTTGTTTTTTCAATAAATAATACGTAGGTTGTTTAGTAGCATCATCAGTTTGATATACGGTAACTTCCGTTGTATTTATAGAAGATGAATATTTGAAATCAACTGCATCTAATGTTCTAAATATCGCAGCACCATTATTTTGTTTTACTTGCATTCCCGGTTTTATCGACAATGCATACGTATAATCGGGACGATTAGATGTACCAGTACCAATTGATGGAACTAATTGAAATATATCCAATGTTACATATGCAGGAACTGCATTTCTTGCTGAATAACCTAAAGAACGAGCCAAATCATAAATATTTGAACGTTCCGTAGCTTGTTCTAACATAGATTCTTTTAAATTGGTATCAGCATAATATGATAGTACATCACCAACATACGCAGCCAATTCAATAAACAACGTACCTGGAGATGAATCGCTAAAATCAGTATAAGTGTTCGGAAAATACTGTTTAGTAAAATCAATTAAGTTTTTTCTAAACTGACCGAAATCCTTATTTACATATGTTACATCTTTTTTTACGTTCATGATTAACCTCTATATTCTAATACTTGTTGTACATTCAATGTGCCAGATTCATTGGCGTTTATTTGCATCATATATATTCGTTCGCTATTCAATGAAAATGTGATAGTAACTTGTACATCATTTGCAATTGTAGGATCTTCATACGACGTTTTACTATCAATTGAAACTAAATTAATTTCCGGTATCCAACGATTTACCGCATCTGAAATAATTTCATTGATATCTTGTTTTAAAAAATCATTGCTTGGCTCGAATATTACATCTAATAGTTTTGTACCAAATGTAGGATTATTATATCGTTCTCCAACTCTAGTTAGTAGTAAATTTTTTAAATTACTTATTACTGCGTCTGCAGAAGTACGCGTTGATACAAATACAGCCGATCCATTGAAGTTTGAACTAACTCCAATTGAATTATCATTAGAAACATTATCATCTACAAGCTGTATTTTATATGCCATTATTTGCCTTTCTTAGCATCAATTGCTTTCATTAACGCAGAATAATCACGTGTCATTGCCGCAGCAACTTCAGGTTTAACTTCATAAACTTTACCAGTTTCAGGATCTTCCATTACTTTAGGAGTTGCAGTAGGTTGCATCATGTTTTGACGCATTACGCCGAATCCTATAGCATCTCGAGATGTCATTCGAATTTCATCCATACCTTCTGTCATCATGTCTCGAAAATTACTCATTGGTTGGTTTTCACGAAGTGGCTCAGTTTCATTAAGAATGTCTGCAAATGGAGTATCTGTAAATACTGCAGTTGATTTTTTTCTTGAAGGTGTAACTGTTTTAGAAACTGGCTTTGATGATTGTTTCATTTCAGTAATTGTAGACTGTAATCCTTCTTGCAAGATTTCAGTAAGTTCTTGCTTAATTGCCATTCGTATTTCTTCACGAATAACTTTTCGAAGAATTGTTGCAAATGTTTTTGAATCCATATGTACTTTTTTTATATAAATATTGTAATTATAAATTTACGGGGTCACCCCAAGCATCAATCGCAGGTTTAGGTCCATAAATCTTATTATTAGTTATATTAATGTAATAATCGCCGACTTTACCTAAATCAGCCGAAGGAATTCCAGCTTGTTGATATACTTTGCTAGGTGCTTCAAGCAACGACGTTAATAAATTTTGTTGTTGTTCTAACAATTGTTCTATAGTATCGGATCTTTGTTGTAAATCACTTTCAGACACATTAATATCTTTATAAAATTCAGTAGGAACTAAATCATTGTAATCAGTATTACCATCGGCACCTAAACTAGTATCATCGAATGACCCAGATGGCAATGATATTGCATCTACATTTCCATTACATACAGCTGAAATTTTTTCTAAACTAGCAACTAATGGTGGAGATATTGTTTGCAATTTTGATGTAATAGAACCAGGAACTGTTGAAAATTGTTCTAAACTAGATAACGCATTAACTATAGTAGCATCCTGTATTGCCGTTAATTGCGTTGCTATGAATAGCGGCGCAGTTACTGGATTAGATAATTGTGCAATTGCAATTGAATTTTTAATAGCAACCGCAACTTTTACAGCAGATTGTATTTTATTAATAGTTTGTTGTATTTTAGGAATTGCTGTTTGTACGTCTGTAATTTGTTTTTGTATGTCAGTTAACTGTTTTTTAATTTGTTGAACTCTAGGATCATCACATTTCGCATCAGCTGGTAATTTTATAGAATCTTGCACAGTTTTTGATACATCTTGCAACAATTTATCTGTTTGTTGATCAATTTGTTTCATTGCGGCACTCACAGCTTTTGCTGGAAGTTTTGGTATAAAATCTAATGGTGGTACTATTGCACTCATAACTTATCCTTAATATGTTTGTTTCTTTATAAAATATTTGGAACTTAATAATTTTTGTAGTTGAGTTTGTGCACTAGTAACATTTGATTTGTCAATAAATGTCCCTGTCATCGTTCCGCATTGTATTGGAGAATTTAGTTGATTAATTATTTTTTGAAGTATAGATAATAATTCATCTCCATGCACCATGGATTGGTTAGCATCATCAGCTCCTACTTTAATTTCACCCGTTGTGTTTAAAACGATAGCTTTTGGAGAATCGATAACTGCAATATCTGTTTTTGCTTTTAATATGATTCTATCTGCAACTGCAATACATTGTGATGATTGATATTGAGATTCCGATGGTAAAAAACAAGTTAATGGATTTGGTTTATTTGATTCGCCTAAAAGCAATGTTGGTATGTTTTGTTTGCTAGTTAAATAAATAGAAGATGCATCTCGTTTAACATCTTCAACGATAAATTGTTTTCCTATAGCAGATTCCGGCGAATTTGATATTATTATAATAGGATCTCCTGCATCATTACCTGACCAACTAGGTTTCTGATCATACGAATTGGTAGTAGTTATAGTGCTACCTAATCTAATAGAATTGCCCCAACGACCTTCATATAATATATCTCCTTTAAAAGGCTGTAATGAAGAAACAACTCGTTCAGGTACTGTAGAATCCGCTTCAAATGTGTTTGAAGTAGTAGGCAATACATTGGAATTAACGGATGATTGGATTCCTATAGGAGTTAAATAATACCATTGACGTCGTTTTTTAGCAAATGATGTGGTATGATCATATCCTTGGAATATCAAGACATTTTCACCCTTAATTGGTATTTGTTTTGAATTGTTAGATGCCGGTTTACAATTTATAATTTTTTCATTGTTATGTTGTACAATTTTAACGTCAATTGCAAATAATTCATTCACATCGGAATTATCATCTTTACGTTTATACGTGCTAGCACCATTGTCAATTACTTCACCAAAATAAAAATTAATTAAACCAACATCAAGCATCAGCGTCCTTTTCTAACTTGCTTTTAGCTGTTGCAATTTTTTGTTCCAATTCTGTATCTTCTGCATCAAATGAATCCAGTTCATCTGTCAATTCGTCTGTCATCGTTTTTTCTGCCAATTTAAGAAGTTGATCTTTTTCTTCATCACTTAGTAAACCGTCAGCACCAGATATAGTTTGTTTGGTGGAAATATATCGTTGTACAATCGAAGTTAATTTAACAAGATGATCGTCATTTTTAACTGCAACATCTAAATATTCTTTAATCAACGGAACAATGACAGTAGCATCAGATGCATTGCGTATAAGCGGTTGCAACTGAGAAATTAATTGATTGATCTGTCTATCTTTCTTTTTAGAATTATGATAAACATCGGACATTAAGTCGGCAAAACTAGTTCCTTTGAATAGTTCATCATTTTTGTCCATAACGCAAATCCTTTAATATAAATATCAAAAAGGCAGATTTACGAAGTTTGATTGTTCATATTCAAGAAATTTGGTTTCGTAGATTTGTTTGAGAGTTTTAATAACTCGAGTAATGTTAGTAGTTTCAAGTCCCGTACGTTCTCGAATAAAGATATACAACGCTTTTTTGTTGAAATCTTCAATATTTTCACGCGTTTCAAAAATATGTAAAACTGAATCAGCTACGTGGATATCCGTTGGATTTGTAAAAATGTAATTCAAATTATCATAACAATAATCAACATATGCATCCATAAAATATTGAAGCGTTTCTTGCATTTCATCGTTATGTATCTCAATCAACACGTTACGCTGTTCATCTACATCTAATTCTTCTCTGTCATTTTTTAATTTGCTATATGCTTTTTGATTTTCAGCAATTAGATAATTGAATGACGTTCTAGTATAATAAGAATATGCCTTTCCTGCTTCAGGATTGAATTTTCTTAAACGTTCAGTTAAGAACGTAACTAAATCGGTTTGTAAATCTTGAAATGAAGAATCAATATAAGTAGGTTTTACTTTGTTAATTAAGTTTTCCGTTAATTTCATGAAAGCCGGATATATGAATCGTCGATATATTTTTTCACGTTTAATAGAATCTTCTTCAATTCGATTATATGCCGATATTGCAAGATCCGTTATTTTGGTAAAGTAATTGTTACTTTTTTTCTTCGCTCGCTTCGCCATCGAATGTTTCTTTAAGTTCGGTTATTGTTTGCAAAAGCAATTTGAATGTGGTTCCTGCTTCATCTTCGGCTTCGAAAGATCCTAAACGATCTATCTCTTGCATTGTATTGTATGAATCTACAATTCGGGTATACATGTAAGTGTTAGTAACTTCTAATTCTTCTATGTATTCTTGTGCATCAGCTACAGAACCAGCTAAATAATAGGCTCTATATCCCAAATACCCTGCAACTGCAATGCTTACTATCAATAAAAATATAAGTGCTATAATCATAATCAATCTTCGTTAAATGCTCCGAAAATGCTAGATATGTCATTCAATGTTTGTGCAACATCTGGATTTGAATCCGCTAAATTCTTTAATCCGTTACTTTTTGTCATTTTTGACTTTTCAACTACCGGAGCTGGAGTTGCTTGTTTGAAATTTCTCCAACGTTCATATTCAATCTGAGATGCCATATGATCTGCATGATGCAAAAGCAATGGTAAATTGGTTTTCAATTTAGCTTGTGCGGATCTTGCTATGAAATACGGCTTATTAGCATCATCATACATTCCGTCGTGGATTCGAATTGCTTGATATTCATTCCAAGACGTTTTAACATCGTATTGTTGTAACAGCCAAAGAGAAAGATCTGGCACCATTGTGAACGGAATACTTTCATTGTGTTTATACATTTTGTTTTGATTCTTGCGATGCCAATCTGAAGTTTCAACTTGATATACTTCATTACCATCACCCGGAAAGCCCATTTTACCTAAGTCATGATGCATTGCCGCAAATAACAGTTCTTCTTCAGTATAACCAGACATATCAGATCCTTGTGAACGCCAAGTAAAATGTAATGCTGTAGCACATTCTATTACTCGAAGTATATGGTCTACATATCCTCCGGCAAATGCATTATGAAAATGTGCAACTGATGAAGCCGGCATAAATATCAAGCGTTCTTCAAAATCATCATACATTCGATTCAATGCATCTTTACGGGTAGGAAAACTAGTATTAACAATTTCGCGATACTTTTCCCAATTCGATTTTATTTTTTCTGCTTCTAACATAAATTCGTTTTTATGTAAAATATAATGAATTACTTGCGTAACTCCAAAACTTTACCATCTACTAGTTTTTGAGTGCATTCCCAACATGTAATGGCTGTTGCTTTTTCATCGACGCGTTCAGATACGTTCTCACAATATTTACATTGCAGACGTTTAAATCCTTTTGCCGGTTGGTGTTTTGATTTTGACATTATCTTTGTGTAATTACTCGTTTCAATTCTTCTAGTTTTCTCATTGCAATGAACAAGTTGTTTAACGCAGCTTCTTTGTCTATCGTTCCCGTTTCAATTGAACGTCCTAAAATTCTGATAACTTCGATTACATCATCGATTCTGTCCGTAACTGGTGTGTTTGTGTTTGTTGCCATAACTTTATTTTTCCTTTATTATAAATATGTTTATCCTAAAATCAATGGTGTTGCGTGACAATCGATGCCTACATTCAATAACGCTTGTTCTTTTGCTTTAGCTTCGATAACAACGTCAAGTGCATCGACACCGTAAGTGTCAGGTAATGATAAAATGAAGTCGGCATGAGCCTGCTCCTTGATCTTGCTAAATTCTTTGTACATCTTAGCAAATGTCGGCCATTTCGGTAAATCGTCCCATGCAATATTATGCTTGTCGCAAATGCCTTCGATAAGACGTTGTGCTTCGCGTCGACGAGACTCGCTGTAATGAGTACACTGCGTAACACCATGCCGTTGCCAAGTCTCACGTGCCATGAAAAATGCTTCTTGTTCTGACAAATCGCCGGTATTGAATGTATGATGCCAATAGTCAAATGTAATAGGAATAGCAATATCAGCGTGTAACATTTCATACAAGTCACGCACCGAATACATAGATGCTTTGTCGTCATTTTCTATAACGAGACGACTCTTACATGAATCTGATAATCTATCCCAATTGCGTAACCATCGTGCAATAGTCGATGTCTTATCGCCGTAAGTCGCACCTACATGTATGTTGATCTTGTTCTCGAAACTAGGAGCAAAACCCATAAGGTCAAACATCTCGCTATGGCGTTCTAAACCAATGATAGAATTGTCAACTACTTTGGCATCGGCACTACCTAAGATATGAAACGGACCAGGATGCGTAGTAACGCGATGACCATGCGCACGTGCATAATCACCTGCCGCACGAAGATGTTTAGCAATTTCATCGATACCTGGCAAATCTTCTAACCGATAATGATTCCAACGCGGAAACAATTCGCTACCAATACGGAACAGTCGAATATCGTGCTGTTCGTTCCACTGCAAGATAGGCAGCAAGTCACGTGCATTTGCTAAAGAAATGTCAGAAGCAAGTTGCAAACCACCAAGCTGAAATTTGCGGTCAATCATTGTGCGACCCGTACGGATCTTTTGTTCACTCAACTGCATATTGATGCAGGCATAACCATAACGTATCATAGACTTTTTTTATAATATAAGAAATAAAATGCAATAATCCTAATTTCGGCGATTTTTAATGCGTATATATTTATATGAAAGAAACCTTTAAGGATATGCAATGAAAATTAATTTAGCAGAAAATTTGCTTCGTTTTGGAGTAAAAAATTTATCGGAATCTGATTACGAAAAAATACAAGAACAAACTGCTGCAAAAATATCCATAGCACCAATTAATGTATCGCGTAAGTTTGGAACAAGTGCAACCCCAGTCGTTATTAATGATTTGGAAGGATATTTAGGCGTACGAACAGATAAAGGTGCTGAATATTGGTTTCCATCTGGAAAAGTAGTTACATGTATTGGCAGTAATGATATATTTAATTTATTAATAGGTCCTGCAGGTGTTATTAATGATACTGTATATACACCAAAGTATGAATTATTAGTAATGGTTATTGCCTTAGGGAATGCTGTAAATTCTATGAAACAAGCAATAGCAAATAATACTGCAACGGGAACAAAACAAGCAGAGGTATCAACTATGAAAGCTAGATCGATAGCAACTTTCGATTTAACGAAAAAAATGAATAATACGCCTTACGTAGCAGCATTTATTTTAAAACTATTACAAATTGATATGGAACTAAGACAATCGGTAGATAAAGTATTACTACCAAAAGTTGTTGATATCATCAATCTTTTAAATCAAATAGGCGTATATTCAAATACAATTAATATTGATACGGACAAACAAACAATTGACAATTTTTTTATAAAAATGGGTGGAAAATTAGTTTAATCACCCACCCATTAATGTGTAGAATTAAAATAATATTGTTCAAGTTTATTTTCCTTGAATGCATTATTAATATCAGTTAATCCGGTAATAAATCCCATTTCGGAATCTTCTGAATATATTTCAATAATTACATCAGAAACAAACGTTGTAGTATCATTCCAAACTATACTTTTAATAACATATCCATTTACAGAATATTTTGCTTTAATGATATCAAAAAATTGAGCAACGTGAATATAATCGCTATTTAACGGAACTACGATACCTAAATCATTTGAATTATATGATTCGCGATCTTGACTAAATACAATACCACTAACTAAAACTGCTACGATTACAATTAACTTTTTCATCTCTCTTTATTTAATTGGTTTCTATATTATAAAAATAAGGAAAAAATCAGTACGATCCAACCTTTTTACTAACTTTAATGAAAGTTTTTTTATTGATATTTATATGAAAGAAACCATAAAGGATACATGATGAAAATTAATTTAGCAGAAAATTTGCTTCGTTTTGCACCAAAAAACTTGGATGCTAAAACTATCGAAAAAATACAAGAATTGGCAGAACAAACTGCAACTACATCTAACATACCGGCTAACGTAGCACAAATTCCAAATTGGAAAACTGTAGCCACGTGGTTTAAAACAAATGCACACGATAAAGGAATTAAAACTGCCGCTTTAGCATATGGAGATTTTTTATATCAAGCTGAACCAGCTGGTCAAGATTTTCGTTTATCCGTTTATCAAGCACAACAATGCCAATATGGCACATTCCCATTTATAGCATTACAACGTTATGCAGATTTAAGTACCGATGGAATGGGAAATATTAAAGATGCAGAAACAACGCCAATGCAAGCACTAGTTAGTTTGCAAAATGTATCCAATCAAGTAAGTGCCGGTATACAAGAAGTTAATGATAATTGGAATAATAGTATACCACAAACAAATACAGCCGTTGCACGACAACATATAAAATTAAGAAAACCTGCATTACAAAACACGATTAATGTTATAAAACAACAATCGAATTTAGCTGAAATAGGTAGCAAATTAACAGGTACTGCTAAAGGTGCATACGAAGAAATAATTTCATAATATTATTGTATAAACAGTATGAATGGGGTAGCTAAAAACTACCCCATTTTTTTATTTATTAGTTAATAATTCTGTAACTCCTTCGAAATTTGTAAAAAATATAATCGATCCAAATCCACCTTTACCTCGTGCAATGTATACTTCTAAAATATCAATTGATTTTACATTTGATTTTTTATCATTAACTTCGATATGTGCAAAGTTTACGATTTTTTCATGTTTCGTACTAACAGCTCCAAAAGCAAATGCCGTCGCATCTTCTAAAACTTTATCGGAAAAATAAGTTTCGAAACTTAATACTTGATTGGTATCGGGTAACGTTTTAAATCTATATGGAGCCCAATTAACAAATTTTGCATATTCGCTTCTAAGTTCTTTAGAGATATCTGAGTTAGGACCTGCAGGTAAACTATCAACATAACCCGATTCAACTAAATATCTATCATGCGAACCTATATAAAATATGTCATATCGATTCAAAAAATCAATTTGTGAAAAAAAGATAGCTTCATATCTTTGATCAATGTTCTGTGCATTAACAATGCCACTAACTAAAACTGCTACGATTACAATTAACTTTTTCATCTCTCTTTATTTAATTGGTTTCTTATATTATAAAAATAAGGAAAAAACCAATACAATCCAACCGAATCATAAAAAAAGTTTCGAAAAAGTTTTATTTCTTTACGAACCCATTAAGGAAATCACGTTGCTTTTGAATAGCATCATTTAGGCTTGATTCCGTAGAATCTTTTCGCTTTTTTGAATTGCCGTTACGCACTCCTGCAGTGCTAGGTTTAACAACATTCGATTTGCTAGATCCTCGCTTTTTATTTGTTGGTATCGTTCCACTATCGGCGTCATCAGTTCCTGGGAGTATTGAATCGTCATCTCTGCTAGCATCTTCTTTCCCTCCGGCGTTGATAGAAACTGTTGCAATTCGCGTTGGTTTAACGAAGGTTTCAATGCGTTTAATGATTTCATCTTGGCCGATGGATTTTGTGTCTTCGAAGAAGATATATCCCGTATGATACGCTGTCTTTTGCCCCTCAATCTGGATACCGCACGGGTAATTGACTCCATCTGACGACGTAACCATGTATTGAACGCCCCACCCTGTATTTTTATGTTTTTTGACATAACCATATTTCTTTTGACCAAGCCAAGAAAAGAAAACCGCTGCTCCTACGCGGAACTGCGGTTTATTGAACTTTGCTTGTAATTTATCTGATACTTTTTGTTTTGCCATTTGCCTTTAATTAATGCAAATTGAATCCGTTTGGTTGATAATACGAAATATTCGCAAATATCTAGTAACTTTATCCCGTTTGAATGTTTTTTCCATGTTTTTATCACGTTGAATGATATATCCCGATTCCATGAACTTGTATATGATATGTCGGGTAGCACGAAGGCTATTAGATTCAATCATAATGTTTTCATCGTCAATCATCACTTCAACAGCATCTTCCGGCAATTCCGTTTTAGATGAGTGCACGGATTCTGATTCTTGTTGAATAAATTGGTCGCGCAATGATTCAAAAAACGAGGTTAAATTCAACCCGGAACTACGAATCAATTCAGCTTCATATAATTCAAAGAAGAATTTTACGCGTTCTGCTTTTTTTAATTGTTTGAAGTAACTATACTCTGCATAGTTAACTTGCATTACATCAAATACTGTTTTCATGAGACAATTCCTTTATTACAAACAATTCTACAATCATATCAACTGTTAATTGTTTTCGTAGTGCAACAAATTCACGTGCCTCGGACAAACTCGTTGCCATTACACGTCCTATGGGTTCACATTTCTTATCCGTTTTAGAATAGTATACAAATGTTTTCATAGGTACATCCTTTATTATAAATATAGGCCTAGTTCGTAAGCTCTCATGGTAGAATTCATTGCGTCTGTGATAGTTTCGGATAATTTACCGATTTCTGTCTTGTTTAGCATGAATGTTCTGCCACGCAATGAAACTTCAAATGTTTCTGTTTTACCAACTCTTTCAGCATACAGGTTATTTGATAACGTTTCAATTGATTTAGCGTAATTTAATAAATCTTTGTAACGCATAGGAATTACAGCGCCAGCAACGTGCATTTCGCCGATTAATGTCCCTAATGGTTCGGATCTAAAATTGTCTGCAGATATTTTGTCTTGAAAAACAAAATCTAATTCTGCCCAAGTGTTGCCATAGCGCGTTCTAAATTTGTCGCTAATTGCCCATGGCTGATTGATACTTTTTTTCATGTTTTTATGTTTTAACGTTTATGAATTCGATTTGCAATTCGTTCTTTATTTTGACGTTTTCTCTCTGCCGGCATCATTTTCTTCAAAGGATGGGTTCGATTCATGTTACGTTCGGTTTGCACGGTTAAAAGTGCGTTATTCCAAGCATCTTCCGGCGTATCACAATCTGGCAATAAGAAAATATCATTAAGATTTTGTTCGTTCCACAAAACAAAGTATTTACCAAAGGCAGATGCGATATCTGCCCCTGGATAAAATTGATTTACTTTGCGTTGTATGGATTCTAGCTTATGCATGGCATATTGGTAATGCTTCTTCTGCTACTAGATCCTTGTAAGGTATGGTGCATTCGATAGCACCACTATCAACTAGCTTCTCAGTAAGCGTTTTGTTGATATAAGTTTGGTTTGATTGGGAAGTTCCTACATAAACCACCGCACTTCGGTTCTCAAGCAATACATCATAAACCGTTTGTTTGCTAACAATGTGTTTATCTAATACTACTCCTACTCGATGCGTGTCTCCCTGGGTAACGATTACCGTATTTCCTGCTCTGTATCCCATTATTCTAAGATTTTGATGATTTTACTTGCAGTCACTGACTTAACTTCGAAGTCGAATGTGTAACCGGTAAAGTCTTTTACAACTTTTGCTTCCGCTTCGGTAACTGACATAGCTTCTACTAGGTAAGTTTCGGTAATTTTCTTGATTTTCGGGCCTTTCGGCGTGTCAACTTCATCTGTAAGTTGAATTTTTGCTACGTAATAACTCATTTGTTTAAAAATTTTATAACTTATTTAAAATATAAGGAAAAAAAAGCAAGTTTCAAATGTTTACTTGCTTTTTTCCAATGATTTTTGCAAACGTTTTTGATTTTTATGGAATTCGTAAGACTTACGTATATCTTTTGGATCCAATTTCAAAGTTAACTGCAATGTATCTAATATGTCAGCAATGATACGTTGCTTTTCGTTGGCAGTTTTGGTTTTTTTATCAATCATATCAATGATTTTGTTCAATTGATAAACATACCCTTTTGGTAATCTTTTTAAAATGCGAGAACGTTCTACTGCAATGTCTGTTAATGTAGTAGTTTTCTTGTCATTTTTAGTTTTTTCGCTGATAAGTTGCTTTGCAATGGTTACTGATTCTTTAAGAATATCGCCGTAACGAACAACCCACGCAACTTCTGGTGCGGGTGCTGGTGGCATTTCCGATCCACCACCCATTGCTGCCCCAGATGCAGATGAACCTTTTTCAATTTCGGCTTTATCATCAGCACCTAATCCTTTCACAGCATTAAGACTTAGATTTAATTGTATGGTATAATCATTATTACGACCAAAGCCACCATATGGTACAATGGAAATAATTTTTCTTTTGATTAATCCGTTTAATATTTCCGGAGTTAAATTCAAGTCTCGGCCCGAACGTGCAATGAATTCTTCAATGCCAGCATTCGATTTAGAATACAAAATTCCAATATGGTTTGTACCATATGCATCAAACTTTCCAAGAAACTTTTCTTCTGCAGGAGTAAATGGAGAATTTTTAGCATCTTTAGGTGCATTATCGGTTTCTCGCTTTACGGGTGCTTCTGGCTGTTCTTGTTCAGCTATGATGCGACGAATTATGTGTTCTAGTGGTTTCATTTTCCAGCTTTTGCTTCTGCTAATTGAGTTGAACGATACTTGCTAACTAATTTTTTCATCTCATTGATTGATTTTCTAGCTCTAACGCCAGCAGCTTTAACTTGTTTTTCTTGGAAACGGGCATGGTTTTCTTTAAACTCTGTCCAATGTGCTTCCATTGCTTCATAGATTTCTTGTGATGTCATATTAACCTTTTTTTATTTATTATAAATATCATTGTCGTACAAAACGGTCCATAAACGCATAAATGTTATCTGATTTAACTTTAAGCGTAGTATAATCTGTTAATTCGATTATGATATTTTCTTTTTCTTCGTAAACTCGTTGTATATGTATTTGATTGACAAACTGTATGGATTCTGTGCCTTTATCTGAAATTACAGTAACTGCCACAAAATCCGTTCTCATCAATCTCCAGTATATCTACTTCCTAAATGACCTTTTGATACGTAACTAGGAGAATCGTATGGATTCGCCGATGTACGTATTCCGGTATCTGGATTTCTTTTTTGCAATTTGTTACCTACTGCTACTCGCAAATCCATCATGCTACTAGGATTTTCTGTTGCATATTGATATAGTTCGTCTGCTAACGTTTTTAGATCATCATCAGTACCATTGATTTCACCTTTCAACCAAACACATACTTCAGCAGTATTTGCAAAACGATTTTCTTTATCTCGCAACATATGCATGATTCCGCGATAATATAAATCTGCATCATTTGGTAAACCTTCTGCAAGTGTACGGCGACCATGTTCTTTGATAATGCGTTTAGCACGACTTAATTCTTCTCGTAGAATTTCAATGTGTCTCGGATCGTTAAAATCAAAAAGTTTCATTATTTCAAGTTTTCTAATTTATAAATGGTTGAATAAATCAATTCTTTAACATTATCCATTTGATTTAAAATGTATGTATCTTTGGCATCTAATTTATCGTATGCACGTTCAACGAATTGAGCTAGTGCTTTGAAATACTTAAGTTCATTTCCATTGTTAGTGTTATCATCAAATTTTTCAGCCGGAGAATATCCTTTAACGATTCCATGTTTTCCTTGATATGCTTCCACTAATACATCAGTTAATCCTGGTATTGCATCATAGTATGTGTTGAGTGCTAAGTGACGTGCTAAAGATCCATCACCTTCAGTTTGCCAATGGAAAATATGAGCTTGGTCTCTCGAAGCCATTAAAGTTGATATTAATTTTTCAAACATTGAGTTCCTTTATTATAATTATGATTTGTATGACTTAAAAAATGTTTCCGCAGCAGCCATTCTCTTTGGACTTATTTCACTAGGTCTTTCAAAATATTTTGCAAATGCATAAGCAGCATCGGATGGTGTTGAAGTAGATTTTATTTTAGATAACGATCTAGATTCGGTAGTATTCATTTCGTGCCATAGATATTCCAATTGACCTTCTACTGAATTTGGATCAAATCCATTTTCTTTACACCATTTTTCTAAATTAGTCCAACGTTCATTATGCCATTGTGCTAATCCACGAGATGTACCATTATCGCCAACAGCAGCTGTATTGAATGCAGATTCCTGATTAATGTTACCGGCAATACCAGCTGCTTGTTCTGGAGTTAAACCTTTTCCAACAAAGAATTTAATTACATCAGTACCTTTAGTTACAACGCCAGCTGACAATGTTGCAGCAGCAACCGATCCGCCACTATAACTAGATCTAGCCGATGCAACAGAAGATCCTGGAGTTCTGTTATTTACCGCATTGGCTGGTGCCGTTTCTGAACCAAGTACTTGTTTTTTCCATTGATTTGCTAAAGATATATGTGCATCTGGATTCAAATGTACGTGATCTTTACCGAATGCACGTTGTCCGTATGAATTAGTATCTATAGTTACATCAGATATATTTTGTGCATTAACCCAACGTGCAATTGCATCATTTGATGGATATCCCGAAGGGCTATAATATTTATCGCCTTGCACTACGAATTGTTTTGTTGGATTTGATATAGCAATTACCCGTGCTCCACTTTGTTTTGCTATGTTGTACGCATCGGAAAGATTTTTAATTGCCGCATCTGCAGTTTTTGCCGCACCATCATTTCCTCCGCCCATAATTGTTATGACATCATATTTCTTATCGGCATTGGCTTTAACTTTTTGTAATATCCACGCGGTAGATGCTCCATTTTTTGCAGCAATTGCACCGGATACTACTCCGCTACGCAATATGTTATACGCATAGCTGTATTTAGCTGCGGTTTGCGAATCACCAACAAACAACACTCGAAGTTTTTTCGGTTCGGTTTGTTCTGACAATAAATCTTTTAATCGTATCATTTTCCTTGACCTACGTACGCTTTTTTGTAGTTAGTTGCATTTTTGCTACCACTTCGTTTTGTCTTGGCATGAATTCCAGGACGTTTAACTTTTGGTTTTGCAATATGCAATTTTACATTTGTTTGTTTTTTTACAGCTGCCATTACTTGTTCTTTCGTTTATAACATGTAACCATTAAATGCAACGTAACTGATTAATTTAATATAAATATAGAACAGTAAAAAAGCCCCTCGAAACGAAGGGCTTAATTTGATTGAATAAAATTACTTAATCGAATGCGTTTTGCAATTCCCGAGTAACTGGATTCACTTCTTGCTGAACATATTTAATAACATTGGTAGATTCTGTTACCAACGTTCCATGTTCCCCGTGAGTAACAACGCCACGCGTACCGGTTTTAATTTTAAGGATACCTTGCCCTAAGTCTTGCACTTCAACAGTTTCAGATTCTAAACGGTGAGTGTTTGTGCTTGGTTCTAAAACAACAACTTGCATATGAATAAAAATTAAAGGTTACAAATAAAAATAAGAAAATAAAATTAAAATTCCAACCGAATTATTAACTTTGTGCGGTTAATAATCCAAAATACATTTCTTTGCTTAAAGAAACCAATTGGCCACGTGGTTCGACATCATCTGTCAATTCTACAAGCAATACATCGCCTTGCCGTTTTAATTCTTTGATAAATGGAATTAAATTTTCATGTATAAAAAAGGTACGTGCAATTGCTTCCAACGGATCATCTTTATATTTGGAATCAATCCAAAGCCAATGTTCATTTTCCGTTGTAGTGCACCAACATCGAACTGCATATATTGGTTGCGATAATCCTAATTTATCTCCAGATACTTCGTGGGTTTCGAAAATCACATCGTATTCTTTATATCCTAAAAATTCTCCAGACTTTGAAAATTGTTTATGCCGAACTGGTTGTCCTGCAACTGCAAGTCTCTTATGACCCATTTCTTTAATCATTTCAGGAACGCGAATACTTCCAAAAACAAGTGATCTGAAACCTTCATTCTGCAAACGGAATGCTTCTACATAACTATACGGCATAGCGTCTACATATAAATTGCTTAGAGTTTTAGTCATCTCGAAGACGCCATTAGCCATTTCATCGTATGCTGCTAATAATTCACTATGAGTTTGACCAACCAATTGCGTTATCGGTTTAATGAAATTAGAATGAAAACGTTCTTTGTTAGTATAACGAGTTCGAAGATACCGTATCATTTGATCCATTGTAATTTCATTTCGGCTCCGGCCCCACGTACGATCGAAAAACGTTTTCTCGTCTGTGCAATAATATAAATCTGGCAAATTTGAAAAAAGTCTAATTTTCATGTTTAATTGGATTAAATATTACAATAAAATTCATAACAACTATCTGCAGGATTTTTACGATCGTAAAAACACCATAGTCCCACCGGGTTTCCATTTTGTAAAGATCCTTTCCAGGCTACGGAACCGTTATCCCAATAACCTTTAAAGTTTCCTGTTTTTGGAGTACTTGCACGTTTACTAAAACGTCCTGGATGTCCAAATTGCATAGCTTTTTGTTTCGCTCTCGATATTTCTATATCAGTCATATATCTCATTTTAACTATATAATAAAGATAATGAAAAAAACCGCACGTGTCAAGCATTTTGCCGAAAAAGTTTGCATAAACAGTAAAAAAGTGCTAACAGCGACGTTAGCACTCTATACGCTTGCCTCTAAACGTATCGCCTAAGGTAGCAGGCTATCTTTAATATCTTCGAGCTGACTCGTTCAAGTTCTTTTTGAATTTAGCAATCAAATTCAAATCACGTTTAGTTAAACCTTCATTTTGTTTTCTGCTTTTTAATTCGGCTTGCATTTCTTCTAAATCTTGTTGAAGAAGTTTAATTTCTTTTGCACTTAACTTGCTATCTTTCATTGCAGATTTCAATTGTCCTATGTGCGATGCTAATTCGTTGTTTGTAGAATTTTTATAAGCATGTTCGCCTTCAGCCTGCATTTCTTTGTCATGTGCAGCTTTTTTCATAGTTTCTGTTTCATTGCCATCGCCATCTAAGTCGATATAATCTGGTTTAGCCGTTTCATCCATTTCAGTCTCATCATCAGACAATCCTGGCATATTTAATTCTGCTTGTTCTGCTACATTGGCTGCGTGTGTAGCTATCGCATCCTTAAGGGTAGGCAAAGACCCATCTGCGTTACGTTCCCACGCATATCCCTCTAAAAGTGATTTCAATTTAAGTTTTGACATTGTTATTGTTTCTATATTAAAAATATCCTGTTGTAGGTTTAAAATTATTTGTAGTTTTTTGTAAACCATTAATCAATTGCTGCGTATATTTTTCTGCATATTTAAGACGTTTGCCTATATATTCAGCTCCGGGTATTGGTTTATTTTCTTTAATCGATTTGACAAATGTTTGTAACATGTTAATATCTGAATTTTCTTCATTGCTAACTCCATTCATTTTATTAACTAGCATTTCAGCTTTACTAACATTAGCTTTAACCAACGTTATTACCAAATTGTATAGTTCGGAATTAGACATTTGTGATACCGGTTTAACTTGCTCTGCTAAATTCTTTGTACGGAATCTACGCATATTTTCCGCTAAAAAGTTTTTATCATTTTTATTTGTCACGTTTTCTCCGATTTTAATATAAATATAAGATGAATGAAAAGAAAAAATTTTTTAGTACGTTAGTACGGCTTAGTATATAGTGCGCCCTTCCAGGAGCGCACAGGTTATCCCTTCCAGGAGCGCACGGGTTATCTTCCAGCATCGCACCGATTCGTTTCCAGCATCGCACAGGCTCGTTTCCAGGCGTATTACTCGATACCCGTTGCGTCTGCATCTTGTTTGCGTACTATCCATAATTTGCCACCAATCTCACGTGTTACATATCCCAATGAAATTAGTTTTGTCGCATTAGCCGCCAACAAGGCTTTATATATGCGAGTCTTTTGCTGGTCTTTTTCTGCAGATGCAGTGTCAGCTCCAGTTACATCTACAGCTTCAGGTTGATGTTGTGCCAGAAAATCGCTTATAGCTTCTGCCGCAGTACTCATGAGACGTAGATAATTAACATGTCCCACTGCTGCTGAACGTGCGTGATTAACTGTCCAATTCAAATCTGCAGCGTGACGCGTATCTGGCGTTTGTGTTAAAATACCAAAACCCCATTCTCTGCGTTGTAAAAGTGTGAACACAAACAAGATGCGTTGACCATTCACTTCAATTTCAGTTTCATAGCCATTCATATCGTTATCTTGCCATGTGAATTGGGTCGCGTAGGGCGTTACGCTCCCCAAAGTGATTTCTGTTAAAAGTTGTTTTAATCGTATCATAGCATACCTGTTGGTGCTGGTGCGTAACGTGAAGCCGCAGGATTAAGATGTTTTATTGAATTCCATAAGCTATCCCAAGACAAACCTGCTTCTGCAGATATGTCTACAAGCAAATCTGTTTTATATGTATGTTTATACGTTGCAATAACATTGCTTAATTCTTGCAAAGTTTTAATGCTTTTTAAAACATTGAGTACTTGTGAGTTTCCGCCTATACCCGTAACCAATTGATTTAATTGTTGTGCTTTGCGTCGCGAAGTTGTATCTCCCGTAGTCTTGATGCGTTTAGCTTGTTGATAAGTTTGTGTGAAACGTTGTTGTGGAGTAGTTTGTTTTGGCATAGTCGCCCCAAAATCTGTTGGTGCATCCGCTTCTACCCCGGGAGTTTTACCCGCAGGTGTACCCGAAGCCTTGCTTAGATTGAATGCATTGTTACTACTCAATGCAAATCCTAGTTGTTCTATTAACGTCTTAAGGCGTATCATGGAATCCTTTTTTATAATAAATATGCCATGCCAGTATAGTGCCTAAGACTTCTAGGGTGACAGGGGTTACTAGGGTGGCTAGGGTGACAGGAGCGCTCCTAGGACTTCTAGGGTGGTACAGAGTGGGTATGGCTCAGCCATATACAATATAGAAGCAAGGTTGTCCCAAAAAAATCTCCCCGTGCAAGGAAAACATATATAACCACTCCATCCAGACCAGGGGGTCTACACCCCCTTAACGAAACCCTCCCCCACCCCCTGGTTTTGGGGGGGCTAACGGGGGTCAAAGCAAGGGGGGTCACCCATGAAACGAGGGGGGCATTTACACCCCCCATCACTACCCCTTAGGGCTTATGCTTGATAATGCTATGCGGTCTCCACTGTCTCTAACAGGTCCTTAACGGATTGCAATGCTACCTTCGCACCATACTGGATAGCCATTTGCATTAGGATGATGTCCATGCTGCCTTGGTTTGCTAGGGCAAATGCTTGCAATGCCTCTAGGCTCTCTGGTGTTGCTACGAAGCCTCTGTCTAGGCCTTTCAACTCTGCTGCTACAAATTCTTTTACGTCTACTGCTTTCATTGTCTCTCTTTTTAATTTATATAAATATAATGAATTAATCGGTGCGTGTCAAGCCCTTTGTGTATATTATGCTTCTTGATTGATTTGTTGAAGTACTTCGGCTGCTTCTACATTATCCGGAAGCGTGTTGTCCATACCAATTTTCAATTCATGCATCAACTCATATACTGCTGAATAAGATGCGCGACAACTCTTAGTGAATGCGTGGTCTGCGCCGAAGTCGCGAGTTGCCTCTTTTAATGTTAACCATAACCGCGCCTCTTGTTTTTGGATCCCTTGGATCATTGCTGCTTTTGTCATATCTCTCTTTTTATATTAGGTTATTACTTACTCTTAATAATTGCATCTAATTGTTGTTTCAATTGGTCGATGTCTTTCTTAGTTAATTTAGTGATTTTCAGGTTAGCTGCTGCTGCTTTGAAATCGAAAAAAGCTTTTGGATCAATTTGTTTCATGTTCTCTCTTTTTTTAAATTAATGCTTAGGGCCTTTCCCTAATTGCTATACATAAAGATAAGAATAATCGCAATACAAACCTAATCTTTTTGCAACTTTTTTTAACTTTTTTTACAGTAGAAAACCGACACCATCGCTGATGCCGGATCCTTATTTGAGAGATATGTTCGCTTATTCTGCGGCGATGATTTGTTCTGCTACCATCTCCTCTACATTGTCAAAGCCCATTGCACATATTCTTGCCGCTTTGATGAAGCTTCTAAGGTTGATGTCAACTCCTCCAAACTTAGCATCCAAGCTTTTCATTACATCCAATGCTTGACGCTTAGCCGCTACCGGTATGGTTGGCTCCATAGACTCAAGCAATTGCTCCATGCGTTGGAACATTTGCGTGGTGTTCATTGTTATGTCTGCTACAAAGCTACGGCTTCGGATTGCTGCATCCAATTTGCTTTGGCTGATGTTGCTGACAAAGATTATTTTGCCGGTAAACTCAAAGTGTGCTGGGATCGGTTCACCAAACTCATCTTTAAGGGGCTTGGTAGAGATATAAGATATCTTGCGAGTGTCATAGCTATCCAAAGCCGCTTTGAGGATGTTAACCGCATCGTCGTCTTTGAATACAGAGTCACAGTCATCCAACACTACTATCTTGTCGGAGTTTTGGTACAAGGTAATAAACAAGCCGGCTGCGGTAGCTTTGCCTTTGAAGTGCTCAAACTCGTAAGACTCTCGCAATCCCATCGCCTTAAGTGTCTCCTTAACCAAGTGCGTCTTACCTACACCTGCCATACCCGTGATAACCAAAGAGGGTTGGATCCCACGTCCTACCATCTTAGTAAGGCGCTCCAAGTTACCAAACATTACTTGTGGATCTCTGCTATCCAATACGGAAAGGAAAGACATTTTGCTTGGAGCTGCCGGTGCCATTGTTACACCTGCTTGGTCCGCTGCTACTCGCGTTACTCGGCCGTTGCCATTAACCATTAGCACTTCGCGGTTCTTCTCTGCGTTCAATAGCTGAACGTGACGGATTAGATCCTTTGTTGCAAACTCTCCGGTTTTGATGTTCTTCGCCATCAATTTTCCTTTTACTCTTACTGGTTCAAATACATTTAACATATCTCTTATTTTTTAATTATAATATAAATTTAATGAAATTATCCGTGCGTGTCAAGCCCTTTGGCAACTTTTTTTAAACTTTTTTCATGTCGTGGAAAACTAGGATTCCTGCTGGGATCAACCCTAATAGACCTAAGTCATTACCAAATGCTACTAGTACCAATCCGATCCCTAATGCTAATGCTGTCAATGTTGTTCTCATATATCTCTCTTTTTAATTTATATAAAGATAAGGATATTATCCGTGCGTGTCAAGCTTTTTTGAAACTTTGTTTAAACTTTTTTTATCCGAAGAATCCACCCGCAGTCAGGATCCAAATTAAGATTGCAGTGTCAATTAAACCCATAAACAAGTTATGTCGTCCCTCGCGAGGCTTACCGTGCAAGAAGGATACTAACAACAATTGGATCCCTAATAAGGTTAATAAGATAATTTGTGGTGTTCCCATATCTCTTTGTTTTAGATTGTTTCTCACGTCCGCATGGGCCAACATTTCTGCTGGCCCGGGACTATGTTGAGAGATATGTTTACTCTGTTAATGTTGCCTCATATTGTTCATCGCTGTCATCAACAATTTCAAAGCATCTGTCTAAGGCATTTTGGATGGCATCAAAGATGTTGTCACTCTCGACGTCGACATTTACCAACCTTACTGTGTTGTGATAATCCATTTCAAACTCAGCTGATGACAAAGCAACAACGTCATCATTGTCCATGTTATTGATTGCGGATTCAATCACATCACCGATTGCATCAAACATTGATTGCGTCATGCGCAACTCTGTCTTTGTCACTACCTCAGGATCCAAGCCTTGGATAAGTGCAATCACATTGTCAATTGATACTACTGAAGTCAACGCCTTTGCTGCTTCTAACTGTGCTACTAATTCTTCTTTTCTCATCTCTCTTATTTTTTAATTATAATATAAATTTAATGAATTAATCGGTGCGTGTCAACCGTTTTGACAACTTTTTTTAAACTTTTTTTACAGGCCGGAAAACTCCCCATCAACAAACAATAATGCTTCTCCGGAGCCTAATCCATCCACGCATACATTAAAGTATCCGTCATTGGCATCCATAATGTTGTCCTGGTCTAGGATCTCGGTAGCTACTCGTTTGCTGTCCATCAACTTCATGAAGTCTGATGCGTTGAGGCTACTTGCTGCTTTGATAATTTGATTTCGTGTCATATCTCTTATTTTTTAATTATAATATAAATTTAATGAATTAAATGATGCGTGTCAAGCTTTTTTGAAACTTTTTTGAAACTTTTTTTAATTAAACAATTCAACATAAATTATTGCGTCAATCGCCAAAGTTGCTTGGCATACAATCATCTGGATTTTTTTTATCTCTTTCATATCTCTTAATTTTATAATATAAAGATAAGCAAAATAACCATGCGTGTCAACCGTTTCGGCAACTTTGTTTGAAAAAAGTTACAGGTACTGAGCCAATAACTCAATACCCGGTAAACTTGCCAATGCCGTCTCTGCCTGTCGAACTAATTGTCTTGCACGTTCATTCGTCACATTCATCTCCTCAGCAATTTGATCCATGCATTGTGCATACTCTCGTCCGATCCCGTAGAATCTCTCCAATGCTTCGCGTTGCTTTGGTTTAAGCATACTCATAGCACGTTGCAAATCGAATTGCATATCTTGCACGTCACGGCGTGATACGGTGCTATCCGCAGCCAAGTAACGATCCGCATAGGTTTCTTTGTTCTCGTCGTCACCTACCGGAGTGGATATGCTTTTGGTGCTATACTCCTCAGTAGCCGTACGGTGGCTTGGGATCCTTACTGTGCGGGACATATCATTCAATGCCTTTTGCAACTCGGCACGGATATACCATACCGCAAAGGTAATGAACTTAACGCCTTTGGTTGGATCGTAACGTTCAGCGGCTTCAAACAAACCTACATTACCAAACCCAATGAGATCCTCCAATTCCAAACCCATTCCCTGATACTGTCGTGCTACTTGGATAACGAATCGCAAATTGCTTTCCACCAACTCATTGATTGCACGTCGGTCTCCTTGCTGTGCGCGTTCTCCTAATACGATCTCTTGTTCTCGAGTCAATGTGCCTGCCTTGCGCACTTCTTGCATGTATCTTACTGTAGACTCTGCTGTGGCTACTACTGCGCCGGTTGTGATGAATTTTCTTTTTGACATATAACTCTTTTTTAATTAATAAAACGTAACCAATGCAACCGACTACTTGCCGGTTGCTAAGAATTTAAAACTTACTCTTACTGGAGCGGTTTGCTTTGCGACATACTCTGCCTTTCTTTTACCCAACTCAATTGCTTGTGCTACGGTTGTGGTATTACCTCCGGTTCTTGCGTCTTTAGACATTTGTGCCATTACCGCTCCTTGTCTTTCAAATCCTGAATTTCTTTTTCCTTTTGCCATATCTCTTATCTTTTTAATTATAATATAAATTTAATGAATTAAACCATGCGTGTCAAGCATTTTTGAAACTTTTTTACAACGGATCCAATACTATTGGGTTCACATTTCTAATGAGTCAATCACTTGGTTCCATGCATCGGTTTGCTTTGCTTCTCCCTCTGCATTTAGAATGAATCGAAAATTAAAATCTGCATTAGGATTGATTACATAATGTTTGCCATTGTCAGCTTGAATTAAAAGCATTTCATGATTATACATTTCAGTAACGGTACCAAATAGAACTTCGTTAACATTTAATAAATTTGTGAATTTTACTCTCATATCTCTCTTTTTAAATTAATACTTAAATATAATAAAAAAAGGGATGCGTGTCAAGCATCCCGGTAACTTTTTTCAAACTTTTTTTAATAATGCGGATTAACAAAGTCGATCCCAATAGCTTTGTAATACACAGCCAATCCTTCAACCAACCTTTCTTCCAAGCCATGCTCAAGATGTTTTTCAATTTCAGCCACCATTACCTCATTGTCATCGCAAACCTCTTCTGCAACATGGATCCCTTCGAATTCCAATTCACCATTCTCACCACCCGAGTAGTTCACTTCCAATTCAACCATCATTCCATTCAATTGAACTGTCAATCCATAAATTACACCTTCCATATATTTGTTTTTAATTTGTTACTACATTTCGCCTTCAACAACGTCAGTTACTGTAAAATAAGCTACCCGTTCTATAAAATCAACAACGTCTTCCGGCTCAAAGCCTTCAACATTAATAAGATCCTCAGCAATTGCCTTAATTGCTTGTTCCAATTTTTCCTGTGCCATAGTGGGAGTTAAACCCAACATTCTGTCAAATGCTTCCATTGATACCATAATCTCTCTTTTTAAATTAATACTTAAAGATAATAAAAATAACCGTGCGTGTCAAGCATTTTGCTAAAAAAGTTTACGGAAAGTTTATTCCTCTTCGTCCCATTCATCACATTCGTCGCCATATTCAAAATCCAACTCGTCGATTATGTCTTCAAATGTGGCACACAATGCTTCGGCTTCTGCGTCTGTGATAGTGGATCCCGCCTGTTCCATGTTCTCGCCATCCAGCCAACGTTCAAATACTTCGGTTAAGTCGGATTCCGCTAAGCGTGCATCCATAATCTCTAACGCGTCGTCGTTAGCTACATCGGTGAAGTCGTAAATTCTTCCGTAAAGGTCTTGCAATTTTTCTCTCATATCTCTCTTTTTAAATTATACTTAAAAATAATAAAAATAACCGTGCGTGTCAAGCATTTTGACAACTTTTTTCGAACTTTTTTTAATTAAAATTCAACAAAGTCTATTGCCATTTCTCCGATACCCTTTCCGTCACGGGTAATCTCATAATTGGGATCCATACCGGAAATCATGATGTGGGCGATAAGGTCTCCTATCGTCGGAAACTCTGCTGTGTAATAATCACAATTTAAACTATACATATCTCTCTTTTTAAATTAATACTTAAAGATAAGGTTTATAAAGTTAGGATCCTAATTTTTTAGGAGAAAAGTTTCGAAAATGTTTCTGCTCGTTTTAAGCATTCAAATTTGCCGGAATCATTCTTTCCCCATATTTCAGCTTTGCCGGAATGACTACATTTGGGAATTACTGTGAATAAAACTTCGTTCTCGTTACATATGCGGAAATCGTCATACAACGGTCCTTGACCCGGACAATTATTCTTAAAGAACACATATGTCTCTAGGATGTCAATCTCCGGATTTGCTGCAATAAACTTTTTTACCTTAGGGAATAACACATTTGCTTTACGCTCCAATGATGAATCTTTGCAAAACCAATCATAAAAGTTAAAACAATCATTTTGATCTCCTTCGCTGTCAATTATTCTTCCTGACGCAAATGCATTCAACTGTTCTGCTAAACTTACTTTTTTCATAACTCTCTCAATTTATAACATGTTGTGGGAATATTCCCTTCTTATTAATACTTAAAGATAAGGATAATAAAGTTAGGATCCTAATTTATTTGCAACTTTTTTTGCAATCTTTTCAACTTTGTTTTAAGCTTATTACGCTCCAACTTGCGAAAGTAATTGCCGTGGTTATACGGAGTGCATCCGTCGGGTTGAGCAAATGCACTAACCCATTTTGTGGTATCCGTCTTTAGGAATTCCAATCTTGCTTCAATAGCTTTAATTTGTTCTTGTATCATATCTCCCTTTTAATTTTAATAAAGATAAGTATAATAATGATAGGATCCTAATTTTTTGGCAACTTTGTTTGAACTTTTTTCAACTTGAAAAAACAGCCCGTCATATAAAGATAAGTATAATAATGATAGGATCCTAATCTTTTCGAAACTTTTTTCAAACAAAGTTAAGGGAATTATAACCGACTATTTCTATTATGGCAGACTCGCCTCGGTTTATTTTTTTAACTTCCCTTTAACTTTGTTTTGAAGTCGGGACAGGATTTGAACCTGCATGGTGGAGACTATTATTCGATCTTATACACTCCACCTTATCTTCCTTCGACAGCGTTACCATTCCGCCTCCCGACTCGAGGTTGCTGGCTAATTAAAGCCAACAAACCCTTTTTCCAATTTTATATCTAAATCCTCCACCATTTCCTTTAAACGGTAATAAGGAGCGGCTTCCAATTCATCTTCGAATATGTCACATATTCTTTCAATTGTGTAACCAAATCCATATCCGCAAATAGTAACGGCTTTCTGAATGGCAATCATTTCGTCGGATGCACATTCCCAATCCAATTCAGACAATTCGCCATCTTCTTCATCCAACTCAGCTTCTGCGGCATCCAATGCATCCATCCACAGACTATAAATTGCATTCTTTACTATCTCAGCCACTGCATCATTGTGGTCATACATTTCGCGGCTCCAAGGTTTAACAATTTGGGTCCCGTACTCTACTTTTGGTTCTTTTTTCATATCTCTTATTTTTTTATATACTTAAAGATAAGTAAAAAAGAGATGCGTGTCAAGCATCTCCCTAACTTTTTTTAAACTTTTTTTGCATCCGTAACAAGCTTGTTACGGAGCTTGTCTACTAACTTTTTAAAATTAGTAACTGCATCCCAATTCCCGGTGTCTATGGGAGCTGTTAACCCGAAATACCCGTCGGGAGCGTAATGCATATTAAGCAACTGCATACGCGGACTTGCTTTGCGCAATGCTACTTGTTGTGCTGCTACACGTGCAGCTACTTGCTTAAGCTCTACATCTGTAAGCAATGTGACATTAAAACTTTCTTGCATATCTCTATTTTTAAATTATACTTAAATATAATAATAAAAAGCACGCGTGTCAAGCAAAATGCAAACTTTTTTTAACTTTTTTTTTACAGCAAAAAACAGCGCTGCTAGGTGAGAGATCCTAACAACGCTGTTGGGCACCTGGAAAGAGAGAAACCCTACCTAACTTGCCGATCCGCCGACCATCGTAGCTTGTTGCTGACCCTGAGGTGTGCGAAGCTTGTTGTGGTCGGACCCCGTCGGCATTTGAATCGATCCACGTATCATTAACCTGTCGCCAGATCCTTTGGTCGCCTAGCATACGGCATTTGGTTGGATCAACCTTCCTACATCTATATAATAAGAAATAATACGCACATATCCAACCTTTACGCGCACTTCGTACGTGTCGCTATAGCTAGGTCATCAAAGCGTACGTGCATATAGTGCAGATTTCATCTAAAACCTGAAAGCAATCTAAAGGTCAATTCGCCTAAAAATCAACTAAAAATAGCCGGGGAGCGGAGGATTCTTCTAAAAATCGTCTAAAAATAGCAGCATCGGACTAAAAATCAACTAAAAATAGGACTCGCTATAGCTAGCGATTTCACCAGGATCGCGTCATACGTGTGTATAGTGCAGGTCATGATGGTCTCGCATAAGCCGCAAGATCACATACGACACGACGTATCTGGCGTAGGGAGGAGAGGATGCATCTAAAAATCAACTAAAAATAACGTCACCCGTTTCTGTTTATAATAAGGAATTCCGTCCAAAAATCAAACCAAATTCATCTAAAAGTCCCCTAAAAATCGTCTAAAAATAACATGGGGCATACAGTGCGTATACGTGCTTCCAGGCCTTAACGGATATCAAGTATCCAGTGCATGTGCAATAAAGACGCTAAGGCGCTAGGAAATGGTGTATAGGGAGAGCGATATATATATCTGTACTACCACCCACGTTCTATTCACTCTTCCGCCTGGATCGCATCATCCCATGACTCAAACTTTTAACGCATTCTTTCGGGTTGACGCCTCTCCTGGATAAAGGACAAGACACTGGGATGCTGTCACCATGACCCCTAACTAATTCATACAATGACGTGCTTCGTACATATACTTGCATTACTTACATTACTTCGAGTATTACTTGTCGTCTTCGTGTTCTTTGCTAGGTTCTTGGGCATAGATCCGTAACGTACTGTGTTGGAACTTTAGTTAGGGCAATGCGGTGTCTGCTTGGATATCAATTCAATATTTTAAATCTCAACCAAATTCTAAACTTTGCCAATAACAAAAACAAAGGCATATCCGTATAAGAAGTACATAAGGTTACGTCGTTGCAAGTACCACTTAATCCTTCCTTAAAGGAATAGCCTTCGAAATCGAATGTGTTCCATTTAATTTTCATATCATTTTTTTAGTAGTCAGGACAAGATTCGAACTTGCACGTGGACCTTGTGTGTATCTCAACTATACTGCGGTTATTCCACTCCGTTTAACTATTCAGTGCGTTTACCATTCCGCCACCTGACTATTTTATTCAAATCTTTTGTCTAGTCCTATTAAACTAACAGCTGCGATAATAGGTATTGTAGTAATGTACCCAGTAAGAATCGTTACAGCAAAAAGGTATGGTGCAGTTTCCCATGCTTGTTTATTTTTTGTAACCCAT